AGTACCCCCGTTAGATAAGGCTAACCCTGCTTTTCCATTTACATAAGTTGGTGTAGTAGAAACTGTCATTTCAGCATCACCAACGCCTGTATTATTAAAATTACCATTTAAATTATAATGTGCAACTAAACTCATTTTTTGTCCTCCTCATCTTCATTTAGTGCAATACCAATTACTATAAGGAATAATAAAGCAAATATATATCCCATCTTAAAAACCCCTTTTATTTAAAGAATAAAAAAGATAAGGATTTGAAAAACAAAGTTCCTTATCTTTTTATATACTAAATATTTAAAATATTAAATAATTAAATTATCTATTACCTAATCTATTAATTTTTGATTTTCTACTTGCCAACTTATACTTTTCTTTTACGTCTTCAATAGAAAGTTTATTCTTTTCAAAATCATCAAAAATCTGATTCATTGTTTCAGCACTAATACCAGGATTTGCAAACAATTTAGTCTTTTCTTCACCTAAATGTCTTATACCTGAATAGATATAAAGCATTTGGTCATAATCAAAAGCAGGTTTAGCATACATTTTTACTTGTTCCATAGTATAACCATTAATAAAGCCATCTCTTATTACGCTCATTTGGAAATTATCAAATTTAGTAGTAGCAAAAACTTTAACCTGCTCTACTGATAAACCATTATCTGTTAAAGCACCCAAAATAGTACGCATTTGGTTATAATCAAACTGAGGATTAGAATATAAAGCAACAGCTTCTTTTGATAAATTCTTTTCAAAACCTATTTCTATAAATCTCATAAGCTGTGCATCAAAGTTAGGATTAGCAATAAATTTAATTTGTTCATCAGTAAAATTATCAAGCAAACAGTATACTATTGTGCTTATTTGTGCTCGGTTAAAAACATAATCATCATCTAACTTCTTTATAAGTTTCTGTTGGTCCTCTGTAAGTTCATCATAATAATTAATATTTTCAAGAGTAAAAGAAGCTGTCTTTGTTAATCTTTTAAGTCTATTCATAAATCAAAAACTCCCTTTTATTTTTTACAATAAAATAACGTAAAATAAATATAAGGGAGTAAAGACTCCCTTATATAAATCATTTAATACAAAAATCCAAAGCACCTGTTTCAGAATTAACTGAAATATTCCATTTTCCATCAACTTCAAATTTTTCTGAATGTATATCTGAGAAGTTGGTGATGGTTGGTTTTTCAGCATCATCATCAGAAAACTTTTTACCCTTAATATTACCTGTATAAACAAACTCAGTTTTGGATGGTCTATTATCAGCACCTTTTCCACCAGGAAGTAAATAAACATCACCACTTGGAATTAATCTTATTCCTGTATTAGAGAATATATTCGTGTTGTTTTGTGAATATAAATTTATATCTTGACAAGAAATTATATCAGTACAATCATCAGAAATACTTCTTATTTTATCGGTAGAAACCATACTAATATTCCCATTATGATTATAAGAAGTCCCATATATAGCTTTTTTTAAATTACTCCAATTGCCAATAACATATCCAGAAGAATAAGAACTTTCAAAGCTAATGTCTGCTAATGGGATATACGCACCTCTATTCGAAATATTTATATCATAATTGCTATATAATTTTAATTCTCCGTCACAAGATGAAATTCTTACACCATTACCAATATTAATTTCATCAGAATCACCTTTAATAATTACATTATCAGAACCAACAACATTAATAAAACTTTCCGCAATTAAACTTACACCATTGGGTTTAAAATTGATTCTACTAGACCAATCAGCTGTTACATCACCATCACGCATACCTATTTCAAACGTACCGTTGCTTTGGTCCATATCTATATCAAAACAACAATTATTTGTTGAATCAGAAAAAAAGTGGTCTCCTGTAAAATTAATATGCGATTTCAAATTAATTGCAGCATCTTCATCATCATTTGCAAAAGAATTATCAATACTATCTATTCTTAATTCTTTTCCGTAAATAGAGTCCCAACGTAAACCACTATTACCTAAATTATATTTACTATCAGCATATGGGTTAATATTTCTTATAGTGGTATTATCAATATTTATAGTAAGTTGACTACTTGTTAATGAAACATATTTTGTACTTTTTGCATAATTTTGGATATAAAGCTGGTCTGCGTTTATATTAATGTTCGCATTTCCATATAAATTTGAAGCATACATACTTGCACTTTTAAAACTACCATCTTTACCTTGACTCGCATAAGTAGCATTGGTTGCATTTGTAGCAGTAGTTGCTGTATCAGCTGTTGTTGCACTATTCGCCTTATTTACTTCACCTACATCAACACCTTTTGGTATATCTTCATCTTCTGTTAATGAATAGGCTTGTGAATGTAATTTTGTGGCTGCTGTTGCTAAACTTGCATAACAGTCTATACTTGTCAAAGCATCTGATGAAGTTGTATTATTTACTTCTGTACTATTTACCAAAGTCCAAGTTCTACCAATAGAATTTCTTGCTTCTGAACCAATATCTCTAATAACTGCACCTGCATAAGCACCTTGTGTTTTTAAGAATAAATCACAATAAGTATAACCACAAACATTATATATGCCTGCTTGTAAAGCATCTACTGCAAAGCCTTTTCTAACTAACCATTCTATATTAACCGTAGAAGCAGTAGTGCCTGAATTAGTTCTAAGTACAACTCTTGCAATACCATAATTTCCAGTATTATATCCTTGTGATATATATAATGTAATACATTTATCTGTATAGGTTGTTGTTATAGTATCAAGTTTTGCAATTCTATGATATGGATAATTATTTGTATTACCAACAGTAACAGTACTATAATAAGCATATCCATTTAAAGTAACATTTGAAGCACCATTAAAACTAACAGAACCTGTTAAATCGCCAGCTAAAGTAATTGTCCTTGCTGTTGCTAATTGAGTTGCAGTAGTAGCATTACCACTTAATGCACCATTAAATGTAACAGCATAAACATTTTTCCATCTTAAAGTAGAGCTTCCACCTAAATTGTATGAATTATCAGCTTTAGGATAAATATTGCAAGTAGTTAAAGTTCCACCAACACTTACATCACCTGTTGCTGTAATATCTTTTACATATAATTTGTTCCAATACAACTTACCATCATCATTATCTTGACCAAGTGAATAATTCTCAGTCGCAAATGGAACTATATTTCTAAATATAGATTTTTTTGAGTTTACATTAAATGTATCACTATTTATTGAACCATAAGTTGTCGTTGTACCATCTGTACCAACAAAAGAATTAAAATAAATAGTATTACCAAGTATATGGAAATCACTATTATCCGTTGCACCCATAGTGTCTAATCTAAATTCAAACTTACCTGATGAATTTTTTTGTATAACAGCATAGTTATTATTATCAGTACTGTTTCTAAACCAAACTTTACCGTCATTCATAGTTTGAATAGTAAGACCTTCGCTACCTTCAATATATTGAGTTTTAATATATTTACTATTAAGGAAATCCTGATTTACGTCTTTATATGTACCATCCGTTTGTTTTTCAGAAACGGTATGTTGATAAATATATACATTATTGTCTTTGTAACTTTGTTGTGAACCCTTTTCACTATTATTGGTTACGCCAACATAATATAATTTTTCACTCTTATCATCAACATCTGTAAACGTAATATTAGTATCACCAACAGTATTTTTAGTATCTGTACCATATAAAGTAAATTCAGTTGTACCTAATCCTAATTTACCAATTTGATAACCAGTTGTTAATCCTGAATAACTTACTTCACCTGTGGTAATAACATATCCACCTTTTCTAAATTTAAATTCAGCATCAGATGACGTACCATCATCTGCTACAATAGGTGCATAATGTAATTTACCATAATTAGTACCTGAATTATATAAAAATATATATCCTTTTTTATTGTTTATTGTTCCACTTTTAGTATTATTACCAACAATGAGACTTGCACTACCATCAGCAGATGTTGTACCATTGGTTATTTTATATTGAAAAGCTTCACTTTCATATAATTGTGCCGTAGTATTAGTTGAACTAACAAAGGTAGGATAATACGTACCATTTGTATGTGTTGTATTGTTTTGAACTGCTGAAGCTGTATCTGCATTCCCTGACAAACTACCCTTAAATGTAGTTGCGGTAAGTACACCATCAATACCAAAAGCATAAGAGGCTGTTGCGGTGTTTGTTTTTGCAGAATAATTTGTATCTGTAATATATGTTAAACACATAGCATCATTATTATTATATGGTCCAAACTCCCAAGAACCAACTGAAGTTTTGGCTGATATTATTGGATTATATCCAGTTATAGAGGTTTGTATAATCATAGCATTATCTCTACCATTATACCAACTTGAACTTTTACCAACTCTATCTAAATGTTTACCGTCAAATAACTCTCCACCATTTTGGTCTATTGAACGAACCCAACCATAACTACTTCCATTGGTAACTCTACGCCAATACATACCACCTGAATCATTAACGGATAATGCTATATCTCCATAATAACCTGTTGAACCTTGATAGTTCATTCTCAATATATGATACCAAGCAGTAGTAGGAGTATTATTTGTTTTTGCATCAGTAGTATTAGCTTTATTAGTCGTTCCTGTTTGTACAGTACCACTAAGACTAAAAAATTGAAGTCCTGAAGCACCAAATGTAAGTTCATTATTTGTATTTAACCATTTAGGTGAATAATCTGTTCTTGCTACTGATGATAAAACACAATCAACAGGTGGAAGTGTGTTTGTAACATTAGCAGTAGGTGATGAAACATTAGCCAACCCTGAAATTAATTTTATATAATAATCATTCTTATTGTTATGAATATATAATTCACCATTAGTACTACTTGCAACACCAAAAATTGTTTTTGATTTTAATGTAGTATCACTTGTAACAGTTAATGTACTACCTAAAGTTGTTGCACCTGTAACTCCCAATGTACCACCAACACTTAAATTATGAGGTACACTTGTATTACCTGATTTATCAAGCAAAGTTAATTCATTTGCAACAGCACTTGAAGTATTATATTGTCTTGCAACAATTTGTTCGCCTACTCCACCATCATCGCCTGTCGCTATTTCCAACATAGTGTCACTCTCAGATGTACCTGTTACTCTAATCCATCCTTGGTCATTTGCAATTTTAGGATTTGATATAACCACTCCATCACCATACAATCGAGAAGTACCTTCTGTAAATCCTGCAACTTTACCATTTGTAAGTGCTATTTTTTGTGTTGCTATATAATACGGTGAAGTCATAGAAACTTTACTCGTAATAGAAGTCGTTGCTATAAAGTTTTTAGCATAAATATTGTTAAATTCATAACCACTTGCACCTAAATCAAAAGATACAAGAGTTCCACTATTCTGCACAGGATATGCTTTTGTATTTTCAAATTGAAGAATATTTGTTGCATCCGCTTTTCTTAATTTTAATCCTGTATAATCAATATTTAAATTACCGCCTTTACCAATAATTCTACCTGTTGTAATAGAGTTATCAACTGTTAAATTATTTGATATTGTTATATCTTTAGAAGTTATTGATTCTGCACTTAAATTATTTGTCTTTGTTATTAATGTAGGATATATAGGATTTGATGGCATTGTTGTAACTAAAGAGTTATCATGCCATTCAACACTTATATTATGTAATGCTGCTTGATTGTGAAAATCTAATACTGTAACAAAGTCTTCTGATGTTATTTTTTTAACATACAAATCATAGCATAAATCAGAAGATTTTACTAAAAAAACATAATTTGTATTTTGACTATATGTTATACCACTATATTTAAAAGAACTATTCTGCAGACTATAAACACCCACTTCAGTATCATCTAATCCATATAATTTTAAAAACAATTCAGTAGGTTCGTTAGTTGATTGGTCTTTATTTATTATTTTAAAATATAAATTGCAATAATGTTGACATCCGCTTTCTTCTTCAAGACTTATTGAAGCTAATTTTATCCAACCTGATTTTGCAGAAGTACCTTCAGAACGTGTATTATCTTGTCCATTAGTACTAAATACACGTCTATCCCCTTGATGTTGTAACATACCGTAAATTCGTGTTTTAGATTTTCCAATAGCAATACCGTTATCAATTTTTCCACCATAAGAATTATTATTTTCTAACGTATTTATAAAGCCTATTTTTGCATTATTTCTACCAACATATAATTTAAATGTTTTATTAGCCTCATTATTAGGAACATAAAGCCCAATAGAATTTGCATTTCTAACAGTGAATTTGCCATAATCTCCATAATATCCACTATTACTTAAATCAAATTTAATACCGCCATAATTTGAATATGCTTCAATTGTATCGCCATATAAAGACATAGTTGAATCACTCATTTGTAACGCAACACTATTATCTTTATTACGAAGATACGTTTGGTCGGCTATTTGAAACCTCCCATAACCATTTTCGTAAATCTTAAAATCTGTACCAGCATCAATTTTTATAGATTCTACTGTATTTAACTTAAAATTAGTTGAACTATATATATAGCAATCATTAGTTCTTATGGTCAATTTGCTATTAGAAGTACAAATAGCATTTTCCATTCCATTACTATTAACTCCTAAATAAAAACCATTATCATTCATATAAAACTTAGTATTAATACTTGAATAATTAGGAGTCGAATATTCCCCTTGTAAATCAACACAATGAGTACTATCATCTTCGCCATTACTATTAAAACTACTAAATAATTTACTAACAGTTAAAGCCCCTGTGCTAGGTGTCATATATATATTATTATTTCTATAAGCAGTTGTTGTCACATCTGTTGTTGTAGTTCCTGTGTTTTTTGTACTTGCCAAAAGAGGGTAACGACCATCATTGCTTGTTAAAGTTTGTTTTACATAAACATCAGTATTACTATTATAGTCACCATCACACCAAAAACCCTTTGCAATAGTTGTACTACCTATAGTTACATTTTCTCTGTATACTAACGAAACAATATTGTTTGCAGCATAATGAGTAGTTAATCTTGTTGTACCACTATAATAAACTGGTAAAGCTCCTGTTGTTGAACCACCCTTTAATGTAAGATTTAATGTTACATTTGAAGCACTTGTTGTTGGCAACCAATATTTTATTGACATACCATCTTTTAAAACACTTATAGTTTCAGCCTTACCCGTCCAAGAAGCAGTCGTAGTAGTTTGAGTACCTATAATAAGAGGTACTGAATCAACTATAATATTACCACTACTATCAGTTTCAACAGTTGATGAACCTGTACCTTTAATTAAGTGACTTGACGTAGGTGTAGTTGAATTACTTTCAATATGTTTTAAATATACATTACCATTAGTTAATACTGATGTAGTATTAGTAGTTGCTTCTGAATTACCAACAATATTTTTACTTGTTAAATGTGTATCAGAACTACTGATTGTAATAGTATGTGTATGACTTGAAGTATCAGTAGATAACGTAACATTTGTACCAGCCTTAAAATCAAATATTTCAGTATTACTATTCGGTGTATAAGTACATAAATTAGAACCATTTGTTTGTATTGTAAGATTTTTTATAGCAGTTGTTAAAAACAAATTACTACTTGCAATTCCACTATCTTCTATTACTCTACCCGTTGTATCTGAAAATACAGCTACATTTCCTTTAGTAGATGTATTTGTTGTATTAGTAACAGCACCATCAATATTTGTTTGAACAACAATCCAATCATCATTATTTGCACTTGTACCATCATTAATACATATGATTAAATCTCCTACTTCACACACATCATTTCCGTATGTTCCTTTTACTGATACTCTATAAGTATCACCTGCACTGTGAGTAGCACTATTTATTTTATTCCAAGTGGTTGTTGAATCTACAACACCCTTAAACACCATAGCATCATTAGCAGCAAACCCTGCTTTTATTGCATCATCTACATACTTCTTATTTGCAGCTTGTGTATCAGTACTCGGTGTTTGTGATATATATACTGTATTATTAAATCTTGCACTACCATTTACAATTACATCACCTAATGTTGCTGAATCATTATATAATTCATCACTAATTGTAACTGCACCTGTAAATTCTCCACCTGTTTTAGGTACATAATTTAATAATAAATTGTTTATTTCTGTTTGCGTATATGTTTCAGATTTTGAATAAACAGATAAATCTTTTGTTATACTTAAAGCACCATTAGTAGCTGTAATACTTGTTAATACATTTCCACTACCACTTGTCGTAGCTGTTGTTACTGTATCAGTACGATACAATGTTACCCAACTCCCCCAACTGGAGTTTGTATAAGTTCTTTTATAATATTTACCTGTTACATTATCAGCTTCCCATATTTGATATGGCGTACTTACGTTAAAATCAACATATAACGTACCATTACCTGTTGTAGGAACTTTTGTATTATTACTAACTTTTAAATGATAAATACCTGTTGTTGTTAAAGTATCTAAATCGGTAGCAGTTGTTATTGTTGTATGAGTTATTTTTTTATCATCTAATACTTTACCTTGATTTGCAGATAAAGATTTGTCTGTATCTGTACTTGTTAAATTATCTACAACAGGTCTCCAAGTATTTACTAAACTAAAAACACCATCTATAAATTTATAAACAGGGTGTGGTGGTGCAAGATACATTTCTGTTGCTTTGCTTACAAGACCTAACAACACATAATAATAACTTTCATCAGTATCAGTAGTATCATCTATTTGTACTAAAGGTGTAGTAGAAACGGGTGTAAATGTAGTACCACTTAATGTACCTTTAATAAAAACAGTTTTATATAAAGTAAAATTTCCTTTTTGTGTTGTTGAAGTAGTAAAACTTGTTAATATATAATTTTCACTACCTGTTTTATTTATAGTTATTGATTTAGTAGCATATAATATAGGATAAGTAACATCAAAAGCATCCCCTGAATTTAATTGAGAATAACCTTCTGAATTACCTGTAATAATATTGGAAGCTGATATTGCTTTCTTAGCATATACAACTCCTGCATATTTTGTTTTATCATAAATATTAGTATCTGTATCAGAGTTAGCATCAGCCCACCAACCTGCTGATTTTATATCACCTTTTACATTAGGTTCTGATAAATAAGTTAATGTTAAAATACAACCAGCTTCATATTGAGCGTTTATTCTCGTTGTACCACCATAATAAACAGGAATTGCACTTGTCGTAGTACCATCTTTTAATGTAAGCGTTAATGAAGCACTACCTGAACCTGCATAAGGAAGCCAATATTTTATTGTTAAACCATCTTTTAATGCAACAATAGTATCACTCACACCAGTCCAAGTACCTGTTGCTTTTGTCTGCGTACCAATAATAAGTGGTACAGCAGGTGAATTATCTAAGTAATATTTACTCGGATAAACGTGTGTATCTTCTAAATTATTATACGTATTTGTACCATCACCAACTTTTATAATTCCATCATCATTAGAAATTCCAAGTTCACCTTGTAATAATGGATTTGTTGAATTATCCCAATTGGTTGAGGTATCATATTTATGTTTAATTCTTGTTTGTAAAGTTTTCGTACTTGCCAAGAAAAACAACCTCCTATTCGACCAAGATATGTTTTTTAAATCTTTTACATAAAAATAAAAATTATTAAAATTTTAATAATTAAAAAGAGGGTGGAATTATCCACTCTCTTTTATTTGATTTATTTTAAATATATATTAAATATTAACTGATGAACTACCACATTCAAAAATTATATATTCACCTGTTTCTTGTGTAATGTTACTTTGATTTAAACTACCAGTTAATGTTCCTGTTGCAGTAAGATTTGTTGCAGTAATTGTACCTGTAGAAGGGTTCATATAAACATCATCATTTCTATTTACAGTTTGTGCTGTTGTCGTTGTACTACCTTTTGCATAATAACTTGCCAAAAGAGGTAAATTCGAATTTGCTGTCGATAAATTTTGAGTTACCTTAGTATCGGTATTAGGATTTGGTGGTAACTTAAACGTAGTAGTTGTTGTATCAACAGAAGTAATATGACCATTTATATCATATGTGATTTGTGGAATTTTAACTTCTGCACCAAAACTAAGAGTACCACTTGTAGGACTACTTGCTGTACCGCCTGCACTAAGAACATTACTATGACCTATTGTTCTTGCATTGCCTGAACCTGATATATCCAATCCTGAATTATCTTTAAGTGTAATATTAGTTATTGCACCATCAATGTTTGTCTGTGCTACCGTCCAATTATCTTTTTCTGTTTCTCCTTTAGTTGAAACAGCAATAACTAAATCACCAATTTCACAATTTTGTCCTGCATAAGTACCTGATGTAACAACTCTATATGTATCACCAACCTTAAAAGTTGTTGGCAATGTTTGTATTGCTCCAGCTACGGTTGTTGCCCCTAAAATACCCTTAAATACCATTGCATCAGAAGCACTAATAACTTCACTAATTTCTTTTTCTAAATCAGATTTAAGTGTGGTAATAGTATCTGTAATGGCTTTCTGTGTCATTGTAGCACTTGTACTTGTACCAGTAGAAGATTTAGCATCAACATTAATTGTAATTGTGCCTGTAATATCGTGGTTGTCATCTCCACTTTCTGCTACTACCTTTCCTGTAACTGTTGCAATACCACTACCAACAAATTTATGATGAGAAGTTATATATTTATTTGAACCATCTACTTCATAATGAAGGAAATTTACTTCTTCATTTGCCAAATCAGTTGAAGAAGCAGTAGAAGCAGTACCATCATTATTAGCAAGAACATTTAATCCAATATAATGTGTATCTTTATCAGAAGGTAATGTTACTTTTTTAGTGTTTACCTTTGTAACTCTACCATAATCATCAGTTATAATACTATCAATAACAGAAAAATCAGCTTCGTGAGTAGGAGATGTGTTAGAAGTGCTATCTGTTCTTGTTATTTTGTTTAATCTTGCATCAGGAACAGTACCGCTTGCTAAATTACTTGCATTTAAATTAGTTAGACTACTACCATTACCGCTGAAATATGGAGCTGTTAATATTGCTTTTGAACTTGAATAATTAATATAAATATTTGAATTTGTATATGATTGTGGATTATCTGTTTGTTCTGTTGCACCAATTATCCATAATTTTGTACTATCGTTTGCTGTTGCACCAACTGTATTTTTTGTATCTACTGAATCATATTTAACAGTAATAACATTGCTTGCAGCTGAAACACTTGCTGTTGTATTTGTACCATTTGCAAATGTTAATGTCTTAGCAGTAGTCGCATTGTAAGTATCTCTATTTGTACCGTCTGTTATAGTTAAAGCTTTTGTACTCGGTAAAGTTATAGAATAATTAGTAGCTGTTGTAATATGACCTTGTGCATCATACTTTACATAAGGTACATTAATACTACTACCAAAACTAAGAGTAGCGTCAGCAGTAGGTCCTACTGTACCTGCCGTAATAGCATTAGTATGACTTATTGAAAAATCTTCACCTACTGATATTCCATTCGCTCCTGTATAACCTGAGGAAAGGTACTTTAAATCATTGAATTTACTTGTACCATCACCCACTTTTAATTGATAACTCGCCTGTCCACCTGTTGTACTTGACGGAACTTCAATAACTGCAAATTCACCTTTTAATAGTACAGGGTTATTTGTTTCCCAATTTGCTTTTGTATCGTATTTATTCATCACTCTCGTAATTAAAGTTTTACTTTTGGTTGTATCTGCCATACAATCACCTCTATTTCAAAAACATATTTATTTTAAAAATAAATTTTTAAATAAAAAATATAAAGAGCAGTATTTTAACTGCTCTTTAATAAAGTAATGATAGAATATGTTAAACTATTCTTCTATAATTTCTGAAATAGATGTACTTCCAATTCTTACATCAAAATATACAACCAACTTTATAGTTGTCGTAGCCAAAAATTCGAGTATAAGTGGAGCTTCTACTGTACTTGTATATGTAAATTCAAAGTATATCTTATCTCCTGCTTTTATACTTGAAAGGTCAGAAAATACTCTATTGTTATTATTAGGTATTCTTTCTGCAACCTTATTATTGTACTTAGCAAACATTGTAAATCTTTGAGTCTTTGTAGAATCATATCCATCTTCCAAACATTTTACAACAGCCTTAACAACGACAGTTTCACCCTTAGGTATATTATATGTTTCATATTCATTAGATTCATTTATTTTCACAAGAGTAAGTTCATCTGCTGTAATAGCATCTGTATTCTTTGTAAGTGAATAATAATATCCATCACTCGCCTTGTTGAAAGCTTTATATTCTGTAAATTGTTCGTATTTTCCAGAAGAACTTATAAGCAAATTCACTTCATTAATATCATTTTCTAAATCTGTTGTTAATTTTAAAGAATATGGGTAAATATTTTTCGTTGTAGTTTCTACTGATGTTGTTTCTTCTGTTTTATATGTAATCTGTTGTTTTGTTTCATCAGTTATTTGACTTCCATCTTCTTTTGGATTGTTAATAGTACAAACTAAAGCTTCGTCACTGCCAGACTTTCTAACGCCATAAAGTATTAATTGTGACATATCCTTACCATATTGTTTATAATATCTAAGATATTCCCAACTAGCACCATAAATCATTGAATAAGTACTTCCTAATTCAGTAAAATCAAACTGAACACAACAATCATTACAATAGCAATATTCTTCATCATCAGTATCTTCTTGTTCAACAGTAACCTTTAATGGTAAAGGATAACTCCAACTTGTTCCATCATCAGAAATATTTCCTTGGAAATTCCATACATTCTCAGCCATCATTGCATTAGCCAAATATTGTTCTACTTTTACAAAGAAATATGCTTTTGTATAATCTTTCCAAGTTGCAGTATTTGCTGTTGTAGCACTATCTCTAGCAACTCTTCTAACACCAAAACGATTCCTTTTAAAATAAAAACCATTTAAGTTCGCAACCATTATGAATGGTGCTGTTTGATAATCATTGTTACTATCAAAATATATGTTTTCAATACCTACATTTGAAATTTTTGCTGTTTTATCACTTGCTGTAATAACATTACCTTTTTTATCAATTCTACTATAATATTTACCAATCTTAAATATTGGAGTACCACCTTTAGAAGCATTTTTAGATGGCTCACACTTAACAAAAATAGTACTATGACTTACACCTACTAAATTTATAGCCTTAGTAATATAAATCGTATCTTTAAATTCATATCTACCAGGTGCAAAAGTAATTACTGAACCGTCAGGTACAGAATTTATAAAATTAGTTATTCTTTCACCATTATTATCGTCTGTTGTACTTAACACTAAATCTGCACAATCAATATAAGTTTGACTACTTGTACCAGTAGTACTTGATTTGTTTATTACAGCTATTAAATATTCTGTTTTTAAAGCAAACAATTTTGTTAAAGGTACAACTAAATCATCATTTTTAATATAAATGTTTGAAAATTTTCCTACACCCTCGGAAGTTATTTCCCACTTATAATTTGTTCCTATTTTTTCACTATTATCAGCATTTATAGTTCTTTGAGCTTTTCCACCTCTTAATGGTACATTTACTACTTCAATTACATTAGATTTAAAAGCCATTCTTGTATCATATTCATCAGTATGTGTACCAGTATAATTATATTTATAAACAGACTTATCAAAACTACTATCATCTCTATATTTAATTTTTAAATTATTTGAATATATAATTTTACTTCTATCTTTTGAATCAATACCCATTATTAATTTGGGAACTCTAAAATATCCATTCGTTTCATCGTTTTTATTACGTCCAAAATAAAAATATTGACTATTATCTGTACCTCTTATATTAAAAGAAGGACTACCTACATCATCGCCATTGCCAAATGAAGATACTAAATTTTTATTTCTATAAAAACTAAAAGTGGTATGATTCTTAAAATATGGTTTTTCATTAACAACATCATAGCAAAGTTCTCTATTATATTGAGTTAAATCGCCATATATCTTATCTTTACTTGCACTAGTTGATGGTTGACAATAAGCAAAACTTGGAAAAACGATATTACTGATAGAAGTTGATATTTTTATATAATCAAGGTCTCGAATAATCAAATGACTTGAACTTTCATCATCCCTAACTTTCTTTAAAGCAAATTTGGCTGCACCGTCTTCACCCTTTGTTTTAAACATTTCTACCATATCTTTGCTAATAATCACAGGATATTCTTTACCGCTATCCAAGCTACTAGTATTACCATTAAACGAATTAAGATATCCACCACCTATTGTAAACAATATTGTACCACCTGCATAGTGCTTTAACTCACTTCTTGAAAAAAGATTTAAACCATCACCAATTGTAAGACAAGGAGTACAAAGTGAATGATTGCCGTAGTAATAATTCAATTCATCTATCTTTAAAACATTTCCAGTATAACTATCTGTTTTTATCTTAGATACAGAAGTTAATATTGGAAATTGCCCAGTTTTTACCTCAGAAGAATTTATTTCTACTTGTTTTACATTTTCATCAATAGCAGTCGCCACACCATTCATAGTTGTACCATTGTCAAACGCAATACTCTTAACTGTAAGAGTACCATTATTTATTTTTACTATTCCATCTGTATAACTTTGTGCTGAATTACCTGTCTTATCGTTTACACCAACCAAATATAAATCACCATCAGTTTTTGTTGTTGTACCAACAGTATCTTTAGTATCTACTGTATCATATTTAACAGTAATTGTATCACTTGATGAAGAAATAGTTGGAGTGCTATTTGTACCACTTTCAAAACTTAGTGTTTTTGCTGTTTGTGCATTATAAACACCACTATTACTACCATCCGTTATAGTTAATTCTTTTGTATTTGGTAAAACAACATCAGTAGTATTTGATGAAACAATATGTCCTTGCTCATCATAATCAATTGTTGGTATATTTAAAGTACCACCAAAGCTCATAGAACCATCTGAGTTTTTACCTGTTGTTGTAGTTGCAAGAGTATTTTTAATACTACCTTTAGTATGCTTTAAAACAGCCGTAGAATCACTATTTTCAATCGAAATATTTTCACTACCAATTATGCTAATGTTGCTGCTACCGTTGCTTGCAGAGCTATTTAAATCGATTTCAAGGGTATTATTAGACACACTCTCATTCAATTTATAAGTTGTATCTGTAAATTTTGCATCAGCTGGTACTGTTGAATTTAATCCAAATGTTGTACCTTGAATTGTGCCTGTACTATCTACGTATACAGGCTGAGTAGAACTACCCTTTTGTGCAAATTTAGAAGTAATCAAATCATTTAACTCTTTAAAACTTGCTGTATTTTCTGTTGAATTTTTATTAAGACTATTTTTTATATCCGTAATTTCATCAGAATTTGTAGATATATTAGTCGTATTAGTATTAATTAAATTAGTTAATTTTTCAATATCGTTTTTAAGACTACCTACATCTGTATTTTTTAATTCATCAATTAATTTGCTTATAGCATAAATTGATAATTCAGAATTACTACTCATTATATTCACCTACCATATATTAAGTAAACTTTTTATTTTAACAATAAAAAATATACAGGAAATTAAAACAAAAGAGGATAGTTATTAGCTATCCTCTTAATAAATGATTTATTTTTCAGTTTTCAATAAATTAACGCCACATAAAGTAATCTTGGGAACTACATCAAACCAACCAGAACCTATCTCTGTTCTAAAGAAAACGAATAAATATTTATCATCATAATCTTCTTCAACTGTATATTTAAATTCAAACTCCAAATTATCATAATTTTTTGTTAAAGTGATTGTTTCTATTACTTCACCTACAATATTTGTATAATCGAGCGTTTCATTTTCTATTGAAGACACACTAAGAATTTTACTTGAAACCATAGCAGAAATAAATGTTCTACCAGAAGATTCTTTATCATCAACCAATGTTATTGTTCCTTTTATTATTAATTCATCATTCTTTTTTACTTTTAAATATTCCCCATTTAATTTAAACGCATATAGAACTTCACTCATATCACCGTTACTAGTTGTACTATCAGAATTTGTACTATATCCATCACTACCATTAAATTCCACATTATAGTATTCTACTGAATATATTACATCTTTTATTTGTGAAGCCCTATCGTCAAATATTTTTCTTAAAACTTTAACACCTTTATCTAATTGAACTACGTATTCTTGTTTTATTCTTTTTAATTCATTGTCTACAACTACATATTGAGAAGCGACTTTTTTTACTTTATTATCTTTAACTATATGTTTTGACATTTAAATAATCACTCCTTAATCTTCGTATACCATTATAATATCACCTTCATTATAACTATCAGCACTTACAGGTACTGATGTAACATAATGAACCATTGATTTATCTATTACTTCATATTGTTCATTAGAACTTTTTGTTACTTTTAATTTTCCATTAGAACCAACAATTAAATCTCCCAATACATTACAGTCAGTATTAATTTCTACTGCACCACTTCCTGTTGTTTTACCACTAGTTGTTTGTACATCACCAATAACCAAAACATTACTACTATTCCTTGAAGAAATACCATAATTTATATCGTTTAAACTTTCATTAAAAAAGATTGCCATTGGATTGGTGGTTTTTAAGAAAGATACATTATCATAAAAATAAATTTCTGTTTGGTTTTCAGATTTGTTCAAACTTATTTTATTAAGCCTTATACCTATAGTCACTAATTGACTATCTGACATATATACCGAACCATTAGTATAACTTTCTGCATATCCGTTAGGAATTTGACTGTTTTTAACACCAACAAGATACAACATATCAGCACTGATTAACTGAGAGCAACCTACTGTATTTTTGGTATCAGTAGCAGAAGGTGCGAAAATATCATAACTACTTTCTTTACCTACCTTTAATGTACCAATCTGAATATTTCCAGTTGCTTGTTTTCCATATTCACTAGCTTCATATTCTATATTGTAGTTGTCACCTGTCACTTGACCAACAGTTATATCACCAAAAGTAGCACTACCACTATAATCTATACTATATTTACTATCTTTCTCTCCAAAAGTAATTATATTTTCAACAATAACATCTGAAAATCTTCCACTACCGCCATACTTAATACCATAAGTACCTTGGTTTATATTTATAGCCCAAACATCATCATCGGATGTACCATTAGATTTTAGTTCTATAGTTGCAGCATCAAATATATTTAATCCTTTATTTATTGTAATATAATCTTTAAAACTAACAACACCACCAAAACAAACAGCATCTATAAATTTAGACTCAGAACTATTGATTTCAACAACTCCATTCAAAATACTTAAATTGTTTATAGCTTTATTTTCCTCAATTATTTTTTCATTAATACTTAAACATTCTATATCATCAAGTGATAAACTACTACTAAAATTAGCACCTTGGCTATTTATTTCAAATACTTTTAATGGATAATCGTTATTATCATCAGCAGCAGGATTTGGATTATCATATATTCCAACTAAACCATTTCCTTCTGAATCTGATGATTCATTTTGCCATATAAAATCAAAACCTTGTGCACTAGTTAATTGTAATATGTTTTTAGATAAACCACTCTCTGTATTTAAACTAATAGGTGTTTTTATTTCATTAACAGTTATACCCTGTGTAAAATTTTTAACGCCTGAAAAATCTTGAGCACCTAATGTAACGACACCAGCATTTTTAGTAGTAGCTTTTTCTATTGTAGTTGTTAAATAATTCTCATTATCACTTGTTCCAATTACAAGTCTAACAGCATCACTGCTATTGTAATATGATTTAAAACTATTTGGAGCTGTACCTATTTTATCATCAACATATTTTTTATAAACAAGAGTATTATCTTGCATTTTAGTTTCGCCATTATTAAGAGCTTCAAAAAGGTCTTTATTATATTTAATTAAATTGTTAGATTTAATCCAATCACTACCCATTTCAAAAATTTTTCTCTTACTTTCAGTATTTTCAAATCTATCAACAGATGTATTAGAATACCAAATATTCAATCTACCATTAAATACAATATTATTATTACTTGTCTTATCTTCATTTTTCTTTTTATTACTTGTCTGCAAGCCAAATGATTCTGTTGAAATAAAATTAAAAACTCGATTATCATCTTCATAATAATTTGGTATAATTTTTGCAACAGGTTTGTGTTTACTTCCATCTAAAAAAGTAATACCAACACCACTAACTTGAACTATATTGTTGATAAATAAATCAGTAGAGTTGAAATAGATATCTCTTGCATTTGCAACAATATCAATTACATTTCCATAGTCCTTAGACAAAAAGTCTTTATTAAAAAAACTATTTTTATTTTTTAACTGTATCTTTAAAGCCGAATAAGCTCCTGTATAATTTCCCTTATCTTTAACTTCAACGTGAAAGAAATCAACAGTATTATTTCTTACTCTGAATGGTGTTATTTCACCAAACACATCCCTATCATATAAAGTTTCATCTTTAAGTATAGCTGTAAAATAATCTATATCTTTGTTTTCTTCACTACCGCCTTTTCTGCCTGTAACTTCAACACACTCAGCAGTAATATTTTCACTTGCTTTAAATTTTTTACCGTAAAATTCTCCATTGTTTTGAATTTTGTAATATTTTTTCCCATTTTCATATCCACAAATCCAACCATTTGAATGTATATCTGCTTCGGTAGTTATATCTCCAGTAACAGTACCACCACTTAATCCCAAATAATCATCAAATTTTCTATATAAAGTATATATGGATAATTCACTATTTACACCATTCATACAGCATTATCAACTCCTTATAAAACACCTAATATTTATTATATCATCTTGTATCAACTTTCCCTCTATATTTACACCTTGTACTTTATTATTATCAGTTAATATACTATATGATTTATATAGCAAAACACCATTAAGAAAAATCAATATTAAATCATTTTCATTTATACCTTCAAGTTCAAAAAAGTGTCCACTTGTTCCAGTTTTATCATCATAAATAAAAGTAAAATCTTTTATTGTTTCATCAATTTTTAAAGAGGTTTCTTCTTCTGTATAATATTCAACAATTATTACATCTTCATTTTTAAAATCACTATTAATTGTTAATTCATTATTTGAATAATTTATATTTTCTTTTTTTTCTAATACACCATTTATATATACATAAATATTACTTGCATTGTTAATAGAAAACTTATTATAATCTGTATTATTTGTATCAACTGTTTTTGTAATTTTCTTATAATACATTTTCTACTCCCCCTGCAATTGTTCACCATTATAATCTCCACTAATTTCTATCTTTTTTGTTATTGTTTTAAATGATGGATGATAAAATTCAAATGTATAAGTTCCTTCATCCAAGTTAAATTCAAATTTACCATTTAAATCAGTATAACTTTGATACAGAATATCATTTCCATCTAAAATATTTACTTGTACATCAACAATAGGTTTGTTATTTTTATCATATAAATAATCTATATACTTACAAGCACCTGAACCATTAGGATAAAAAATAGTTTCTTCACTTGCTTTATTTTTTGTAATATCATCAAAAGTAAAATTACCATTATTATTTACTTTTAGTCTAAATGTTTTATCGAACTCTTTACTAAAAAAAGTACCAAAAACTCTTAATAAATACAAACCTTCATCCAAATAAGCAATCCATTCACCATCACTATTAGTTTTTGTATTTACTATTAAATCGTTCAAATTATTTACATTATAAATATTTACAGTTAATTCTTCTAATGGTTGACCATTTTTTGTTATATACTGGTCTTTTATTTCATAAATACCATTACCTAATAAATCATTATTCTGTTCTTCCATTACAATATTATTAAATTCTATATCTTGTAATGTATCATTTATAATTGCGTTTACTTCTTGTGTTTTATATCCTTTTTTCTTAAATAAAAAATTATAATTACCAGGATAAACATAAACTTCCCATTGTCCTATTAAATTATTTGTTGTATAATAAAAGATTCCATCATCGCTCATTACTTTTATTTCTACTTCATTAACATTTTTATGACTTTTACTATCATATATATATCCATATAATCTAATAGGATTCATTCCTTGAATACTATTATTAACAATAAAAAAATTCTCAAATATTTTATTTTGTTTTCCTTTTACGAAACCTGTATAAACTACTTGATATTGTCCTAAATCCAAATTATTAGGAATTGTATAATTATAATAATAATTTACATAATCTGTTGTTTGTAATTTTTCTTTTAAGACAGTAATAACATCATTATCTTTTAAAAAGAATATTTCAACAACAGGTTCATTTAAGAAAGAGATATTATTTAAATCATTTTCAAAAGTTGCATATAAAAATATTTGTTCCCCTAAATTATATACATTCATTTTTATGCCCTTCCTTTGTTGTTCAATTTATTTATTAAATAAAAAAAGGAAATCATTTTAAAACGATTTCCTTTTAATATATATCATTTAAAAATAAATTACTTCATTCTTGAAAGGATAGGATTCTGTCTCTTTGTAACCTTTCTGTTTGCCTTTCTAACAGGTCTTCTTGAAGCCTTCTTAACTGTCTTCTTAGCCTTTCTAGCAAGCTTGCAATTAACACCCATAGCAGCAAGTCTTGACTCGATATCACACTTAAGTGCATCCTCAACGTCCTCTGCCATATCGCCACAAGCCTCAACTTCCTCGTTTGCTACTTCCTCAGTATCAGCAAGTAAGTCCTCGAACTCTGCTACTGTTGCAGATACAATTGCATCCTCTGCTTCTGTGATTTCCTCATCAGTTGCTTCGATAGCTGCTGTTGCTCTAAGCTGACCTCTTGTTACCTTGTAATCAAACTTAGCACTAATACCTTCCTTAGCAAGCTTCTCTGAAACACGATTAAGAACTGCCTTTACATTTCTTGCTGGGAAGTTTTCCTTAACTGCTTCCTCTGCATCTTCAAGAATTTCCTCTGCTTCTTCCTCAAATGCCTTACAAATCTTAGCAGCCTTTACCTTTAACATATTTCTCTTTGATACTCTCTTTAAATTCTTCTTAACCATCTTCAAAACACTCCTTATGATTTTTATAAAAAATAGATTTTACTAATTTATTTATTACTTTTATTTTATAATTTTTATTACTTCTTTCTTAATCTGTTTGTAAATCTACTTGAAACAACATTAAACTCGTTTGTTAAACTTGCGATATCTTCAATGTCAACTTCTTCCTCGTCATCTTCGTCAACATCTGTGTCAGCATCTTCCTCTACTGTTTCATCAGTATCAGAATCCTCTGGCTCTGTTTCTTCAATTTCTTCTTCATCATCAACACTAACGATATCTTCAATATCATCAGCATCGTCAACATCTTCTACTTCCTCTGTTTCAGGTTCTACATCTGTATCTTCCTCAACAGGTGCTTCTTCCTCAACATCAGGAGTTTCACCATTATCAACACCGAACTCTACATCATCATCAAAATCAAATGTTTCTAAATCAATTACATCATCATCAGAAACAGCAGGAGCTTCTTCCTCCTCTGTTGCCTTTTCAAATGCACCACTATCATACATTCTCTGTAAAATTCTGTTTGGCTTTGTAGCACCAGATGTACCATCAATAGCATCTTCTGCTGCAATAGCTTCCTCCGTTGCCTTTGCTTCTTCTTCAAACTTAGCGACTTCGTCATCTCTTGGGTCTGGGTCATTAACCTCAGGGTCAACATTAGCATACTCCTGTGCTTTATTCTTATGCTTATCATAAGCAGGTGATGTACCCATAGCAACGTCCATAACATCAGGTTCTACATGAGTTTCTTCTGCTGCAACTTCCTCAGTAGTTTCAACAGGTGCATCTTCATCAATGCTCTCTAAAACAACACCCTCGCCATCTGCATCAGCAAACTTGCTATTAACTACCTTATACTTCTGATTTTCAAAATCAACTGTATCGCCATCTTCTGCATCAGGGAACTTGTCCTTATCAACAATTACCTGACTTGCTGTTCTATTCATTTTCTTTGTTGTTCTACTCTGTGCAAACTTCTCTAACCACTCTACCATTATGAGTAAACCTCCTTGTAATCAACAAAAATTATTTAGTTTCTTTAGCTGTCTTTGTTGATGTTTTTTCTATTTTACTAATATTCTTTTTATCCTTATTTATTTCCTTATCTATTGTTTTTGAAGTCTTTGTCTTTGTTTCTTTCTTGTCTATTTTTGTCTTTTTATCAGTCTTTTCAGAAGTTGTTTCTTCCTTTACTTCTTCTTTTACAGATTCTTTCTTTGCAACAGAAACTTCTACTTCTTTAACTTCTGTTTTTGGTTCAATCTTAACAGTTTCTTCTTTTGAAGTATATGTAATATCCTCTGACTTTGGCTGTAAATCTTCATTCTTAGTTGAATTGTTCTCGTTAGGAGAAACAGTATACATCTTGTTCTCTTTCTCAACTATAACATCTTCCTTTGAAATTACTGTTTCTTTCTTAGGTTGATTCTTAGTCTTAAACTTTTCATTATCTGTTTCAACTATCAGCTTTTCAACATTATTCTTAATATCTTTTGATTTAGTTGCCTTTTCGTCATCAAGATATGTCCAATCTTTACTATTGATACTTAACTTTAAATCATTTATTTTTACAGTACCAATTTTTGCCTTAAATCTAAACAAAATAAGTCCTCCTTCTTTATCGAATTTTATTCGATATATATATCAAAAAGTTTTATTTTACTTATTTAATAAAGTAATTAAACTATAATATTTATTTACATACAAAAAATACATTTTTAATAATAAAAAACTCCCCACTTTTTATAGTAGGGAGTGAAAATTTTAATAATAAAATCTTTCTCTTGCATTGTTTTTAACTGTATTCTCAATGGAGCTAATTTCAACAGATAAATTCTCAATTTCATTTCTTAAATTTTCATCATCTAACCTATTATTATTTAAAACCACTAAAATATCATTAACTTTTTTATCAATAGTTTTAATTTGATTACTTAAATACGTTAGATTACTATTAAGCATTTGCAAATTATTATTTAATTGTGCAATAATCAATTCATTATCCATTAAACTTTTCTCCCTTAAATAAGCTAAAAATTACTCAGCATCTACAACTTCAATTGGAGATTCATCAGCTGCTTCTGCTTCCTCTGTTTCTGCTTCTTCTGCTGCCTTTGGAACATAGTGAATAATGTTCTTAAGCATAGCAAGTTGTAAAGAATTATTCTCAGAAATCTGTGAAAGTACTACATCCTTACCTTCTTCTTCACCCTTAGCTAAACCAAGAATTATACAATCAAGAATCTCAAACTCCTTTACTGAGCCATCGTCCATTGTTACATTTACACTCTTAATCTTCATAAATATCAAAATCCTTTCTTTGAATTAAATTTCTATATTATATATTAGAAATTTTTATTTTTATTAATCTTTTTTATTTAAATTATTTACTATCCAAAACAAACATTGCTTCAATAAAATCTGTGACAAAAAACTCTCTTTAAGTTCATATTCTTTTTCGCCTTTTTTTTTGTTATAATAACAATTATAAATATTACCTATTTTAATAACACTGAATTTCTTATCACCATTATCAAAATACATTCCTAATTTATCACTTGTTGTTTTATAACCAGAAGCTTTTATAATTCTGAACAAATTCTGTTCCTCAGCATCATATTTCTTCAATTTTTATTCACCATACTCTTTATCTAAATTATTCTTTTCAGTAGAATTAATAAATGGCTTTATCAGCTGGTCAGGAAATAGCACTTTTGAATTAGACTTCAATTCGTGTGTCGCTTCATTATGCGTTTTTCCCAACATTCTTAATTCATCATAATAATTACATATAATAATTATGTATGATATTAAACTAATTTCATCCTCTTTTAACCCTAATGGATAACCTTTACCATTATATTTTTCTTCTATCTGTAAAATAATGTTCGGTATGTTTTCAAACTCTTTTAAAGAATTTACAATTGTTGCAGATACACTAGAATAATGTTCCATTTCTGTTAAAGAATGGAATTTACCAATATCGTGTAACAATCCTGAAATATACGCCATCTCTAATTCTTTAGAAGATAAACCTAATTCTTGTGCAGTTGCATAAGCAAGCATTGATACTCTCTCTAAATGCCTATACAGTGCATAATCCTTTTGCTCACACTCCAAGAAAAAATCATCTAAAATAGTTAAATTCATATTTCCCACCTCACTTTCTACATTTACTAAGTTACTTTCTTTAAAAAATTACATAAATGTATTACATAAAGTTTTGGAATTATAAATAATTTACTCAATTCTAATATATAAATATTATTCGATTTAATATGCGTTTAATTAAAAAATCATACTTAAATACTTATTTTTTCTACCTTTAGACAACTTTTATTATTAGTTTTATCTAATTTAGATATAAAATTATTTACGTCTTTTAAACTGTTGAAATATATTTTATTTATCTTTCTTTTTGAAATATCATAATTATTTAATATATTAACAAAATATTTTACTTCTTCCCAACTTAATTCATTAAGTAGATAAAAGTGAATCCAATCATAAAGATTTTTATTTTTACATAATGAAATTTGTCCTTTAAAATTTTTAATATCAATACCTTTAGATTTAATAAAGAATAATTTATTTTGAACGATATTGCAAGTGGCTTTACTAATTGTTGGAGAACAATTTTCAATAAAGCCATTACAATCCCTTATATAAGAAAAAAATGTTTTTGAATTAATATTACAATTATTTATTATATACTCCTTTAAATTAAAACAATATTCATCGTCTGTCGAAACTTCGTACAATTCTTGATTATTCATTTTAATTTCTCCTCATAAAAAAGGGCGATTGTTACCAACCACCCTTTAAATTTTAATTCAATATAATAATATATTTTTAATTTCCTTAAATAATTATTTTTAAGAATTTTTTAGTCCAATACAACATTTCTTTTATCATTTAAAATATTGTCAGCAACATATATACCAGAAGCAGAAGCATAACTTAAACTTCTTGTCCATCCACTACCGTCACCAATACAATATAAATTTTTAATACTTGTTTCTAAGTTATTATTTACTTCAACCTTAGCAGAATAAAACTTAGTTTCAATTCCATAAAGTAATATATCGTCATTTGTCATACCTGGAATTATTTTATTCATTTGATATATCATATCAATAATATTATCCAAATGTCTTTTAGGTAAAACTAATGATAAATCACCAGGAGTTGCATTTAATGTAGGTCTTACAGTATTTTGACCTAATCTGTGTGCATTAGTTCTTCTATGTCTTATTAAGTCACCAAACCTTTGAACAATAATACCATCACCTAACATATTACTAAATGAAGCTATTGATTTACCATACTTATATGGTTCGTCAAAAGGTTCTGTAAATCTATTACTTACCAATAAAGCAAAGTTAGTATTCTTACTTGCTAAATTCGGGTCATCAAAACTATGACCATTTACAGTAATAATACCATCTGAATTTTCAGTAACAACATATCCCTTAGGATTCATACAGAATGTTCTTACTGTATCTTCATACTTATCTGTCTTATACTTTATTTTCAACTCATATATCTTATCAGTAATATCACTTAATATTTCATAAGGTACTTCTACTCTTACACCAATATCAACCTGATTATTAGTTGTTTTAATATCTAATGTTTTACATACTTCTTTTAACCATTCAGCACCTACTCTACCAGGAGCTACAACTAATTTATCTGCTGCGTAATATACTGTTTCATCTTCCACAAGGTCAACTTTTTGCTTGCATTTTACTTCAAAAACATTTAAATCTTCTCTAAAACCAAAAGTTTCTACCTGTGTTTCAAACATAATATCTACTTTTTCAGATAATTCATAAAAGAGCTGCTCACCAATTCTTAAATTATTATCAGTACCTAAATGTCTACACTGACCACTTAATAAATGCAAATTATTCTGCAAACACTTCTTCTTTAAATCTTCATCATAAGAGCTAAATAATCTTATTTGTCTTATATTATCATCCAAATAAGCAGTATCTAAAGTTTCACTAAACTTTCTTTTATTATAACTATGGAACATTTTTAAGTTTATGCTATCCACTTCATTCATTAAAGAGAATAATTTATCATCAGGAATATAGCCGTTCAAAAAGCCACCATATTCAGTAGTTATATTATACTTGCCATCTGAAAATGCTCCTGCTCCCATAAAACCACTCATTATAGAACACTGTTTGCAATTAACACACTTATTTACCTTACCTTCTGATATAGGACACTTTCTTTCAGCTAATGATTTACCCTTTTCCATTATACAAACCTTTAAGTCAGGGTTTTCTTTCATTAACTTATAAGCACAAAATACACCTGCTGGTCCTGCTCCAACTATTATTATATCATATTTTTTCATTGCTTATTTTCCCTTCTACATATTCTTTCCATCTATCTAAATGGAAGATATCCTTATCTAAAATACATCTTTTCAAAAAAGATTTACCTAATATTTTTGCGTAATTATATACATAGTAAGAAAATGAACTATCTAATATATAAGTAACACAATAATCATCAGCGTGTCTTGTACTTCTACCGCACATTTGCATAAGACCTCTAAGCATTTCAACAGTATACCATTTTTTATTTACTTTAGATTTTTTATTTACTCGTCTATCACCTAATGAAAGAAATGGCATTTTAATTATTATTTGAAATCTACTTAAATCATCTTTTAAATCAACACCTGTTGATAATGACGGTGAAATAAGAACCGTATCTCTTTTTGATTGCTCGTGTATTTTTAATAATTCCTCATTATTTATTTTATTATTTTTATTACAATAAATTAACCTATTACTATTTACTTGTTTAATTATTTCTTCTGTTATTCTATAATTGTTTGTATGAATAATACCTTTTTCTCCTTTATGTTCTTTTAATATACGTTTAATTTCTTTTACAACATTAGGAATAGTATTATCTATATTTTTATAACTCATACTACCACAAGGAACATAAACAATAGGTGAGTTTTTAGCATCAAATGTAGATGGTATTCTTATTTTAAGAACTCTACTCTTATCTATATTTAAATCGTCTACAAATCCATCCAAATCCAAAATAGTAGCTGATAAAAATACAACTTTATCTGTATAATTTTTTATTCTATCAAGAAAATAATTACCTATATTTATAGGTTGAACATATAAAGTTTTTTCATTAGGTTCTACTACCCAATTTTCCTTATCACTAGCTGTTAAAAACTTTTCTAATTTCTTTAATAGCTTTTCTATTTTTTCCTGTTTACTTACGAGTTCTGAATTTTCAATTATATCATCAACAGATATATTCTTTATATTTTTATCTGCTAAATTTAATTCTTTTATTTTTTGATAATAATATTTATTTCTTCGTCTTAAAACACTATTTACCGCTTTAAAAGTAATCTTATTATTTTCATAACCTTCTTTGAACTTTGATGTTAATTTTAATAATTCATCAAGTTCAATATCTGTCAATATTTCAAATTGATTATCTAATTCCTCAACATTTAAAGAAAAACCAACATCAGAAACAAGATTATTTTCCAACAAATGACATTCATCAAGAATAATTAAATCTAAAAATGGTTTCGTCTTTTGCTTTTCTCTTTTACCTGCAAATAAATTTGACTTAGAAGATAAAAAAAATGAATATGAACTTACAAAAGAATTTTGTCTTACTATTGATAATTTTTTATCATACTCACATAAATCTTGTTGGGAACATTCATTTTTTAATGTTTGATTTGTTCTACAAGGAGCTTTATCACAACGAACACAACCATTACTAAAAAAACATTCATAATTACTCCTACCTTTTATAGAAGGCATATTCTGAAATTCATTTTCATATTGATTTTGTAAATGTTTAGTGCTTGTTAATATAGTGCCATATTTTACATTATCTAATAAGGTTTTTGCTATTGCCGACTTGCCTGTTCCCGTTGGAGCTTCTATTACAAAATAATCATATTTGTCATAATTGTCATATATTTTTTCCAAAACATATTGTTGTTCTTTTCTCATTTCTTTATAAGGAAATTTACTTAAAAATCTTTCCTTGCTTACATCCATCGTATTCACCTCAATCATTAAACATTTTACACAATGCAATTATACCATTTTTTTTATGATTTGTCAACAAAAAAAAGAGAGAATTATTAAAATCCTCTCCTATATTTTATATTAAATTTCGTTTTTATATTGTTCTCTCAATAATTGTTCCGCACCAATTTTTATTAAATCTAATGTCAACATATTTGAATTATAACCAATTGAAATAAAAATATTTATTATATCGTGTAATAATACTTCAAAACAAGGAGTATTCTTAGTATTCTCTTGTTCTTTGTAGCTTTCCCAATGTATTGCGTTTCTTATATTAGAACAACAATCAGATAAGTAAGTTAATAATATAAGCATATTTATATTATGTGTGTTAAATGAACTATTGTTTTCTTTTTCTTCTTCCTCAGAAAACAAATCATTTGTTTTAATAGCATCTACTATTTCACTTACATTTTCTATACAAGATAATCTTTTATTAGTACTTTGCTTTTCATAAGCATATTTAATAATATCATAAACATCAATTATATTTTCAGAATAAGTTAAGAAATATAATTTTTTTATTTCATCAAAACTATATTCTGAAATAACATATAAATCTATAATTGAAATAAATAAATTAAACAAATCTTTTATTAACTCCTTATTATTTGTAATTATATTACAATGAAAAAAATAATTCAAATGTTTTCTTACATTACTAATATTCATTTCAATATGAGTTATAAAATCACTTATAATTTTATCTGTTATTAAAGTATTATCTTCATTAAAAATAAAACTATTTAATTTTTCTTTTTCAATTGCCATAAGAATTTTTAACGTATCATCACAATGATAATCACAATCCAAAGAAGTTATAAATTCTTCCAATTTTTGTTCATTATTAGCATTTCTCCACGCTGTATATTTATAGCAAGAACAACTTTCAGACTCACATTCTACTTCTTTATAAGGGCAATCTACATTTAAAACTTTTTTTAAACTCATTATAAAAATCCTTTCTTTTTAATTTACAAAACATTCTTTTCGTAATATTCTTTTATAATACTCTCGTCCGTATTTCTTTCAATCATTTTTTCTATTTCATTTGCGTGAACTTTTAAAGCATTTAATTGACTTTCTAACAACTTAATCATTATATCACATTCATTTAAATAATCCAAAAGGTAACAACTCCTTTAATCATTTATTAAGCTTCTTATTGTTTCAACAGGAATTTTATTTATTTCTATTTTAATCTTATCCTTAAGTAATTTATAGGAAGTTATTTCATGATTATATAATAAATTATTTTTTATTATTTGTTTTTCCTTAAATGTTAAATAGACTTTATTTTGAGAAACATTTATTTGCATAAGCCAATTTTTATCCAAATAAACAGTAATTTTATCTTTGTAAAAAAAATTACTACATTTGTAAACATAATTTAAATAATTCAATAGACTTTGTAACAATCTTTTTGCTTCAATATTTACTGTATAATCATTAATGGTATATTCTTTTTCTATTTCTGTTTTTACTTTATTATCAGCAATAATATCTTTAGGATTATATTCTTCTTTTACAACTTCAAAAGAATTATCATTTTGTATTAAATTCATTTTAATCAATTTTATATTAGGAATATTTATATAATTAAAATTTTGAAGCATTTGTTCATTAAAATCAGGAGTTACAACAAAAATACTTGGAGTAAGGTCAACATCTAAAGTAGAAATATTTAAATTATTTTTTTCAATAAATTCATCAAGCAATTCCTCTATATTAGATTTAATTATTAAATCATAATAAGTAATTATTTGGTCAATTATCTTAAATTTCTTACCTGCATTTTTCAATTCTATTATAATAATTTTATTATTAGTTCTATCTAAAGCCAAAATATCAATAAAAAACTTATTATTAATATTTAATTGTTCTTTAACAATAAGTATTTTACCCAATAAAGATATATTTTCTTTAACGAAATTTTGATAAAAATGCGGTTCATCATTAAAAGTATAAAACATTACAATCACTTCACTTTCTTATTACATATAAATAAAATATAAGAAAAAATAAAAAAAGAAAGGTACTAAATTTTTAGTACCTCCCTCTTTTATATAAACTTTAATTTAAGAATTAAAGTGTTGCATTATCAAACTTTAAGTTAGAAACTGCTTCGCCACCATCAGTAGCTGTTTCATCAGCAGGTGCAAGGTCAATCATAGAAACTGCCATAGCATTAACAACTGCTACACCGATTTCCTCATAGATAACCCAACCAAGTCTAAGATTCTCAGGCTTATCAGCAGGAATAACCTGAATATCCTGACGAATAGGCATAACACCAACAAATTCAGGGTCAGCAAGAACGAATACCTTGTTGCCAGGACACATCTTTGATACAAGAATATCTGCTGTCCAAAGATGACCAAAAAGACCTGTCTGAAGAACCTCATGCTGTGTTACTGGGTCGAAGTCATCTCTACCCCAAGCTCTGATATCAGCAAAAGCAACTGCGTTCATAACTACCTTAGTAGCTACTAAGTCGTGCTGCTCAATATTTCTGAAAGCATCTGTAAGAAGTTCTCTTGTAAGTCTTGAAGCAACTGCCTTACCATCCTCATCAACAGCTGTTACTACCTGACCAGCAGCTGCTGCATCAAGAAGTGTGAATACTGTTGAATCCTCAACTGCCATAATGTCAGACTTAGCTCTCTGCTGTGCTCTGTCAATAACATTAAATCTTCTTTCCTTAACCTGAGAGAATCTAATCTGTGGATAAGCTACAATCTCAAATGTAGGAACTTGAATTCTGTCACCCTCAACAATCTGGTCAGGTGCAGAACCTCTCTTAGGAACTACGAATGCCTTAGCATCTACATCCTTATCATAAACTGGAAGAGCACCCTGTGGAAGTGGGTCTACAACCAATAACTTTCTACCAATACCCTGATAGTCAAGAGACTGTCTAATTGGGTTTGCCATAGCACTTGCAAGGGCTGCTCTGCCTTCATCAGTTTCTAATGCCTTGGCAATTAAATATTCTTTCTGTTCGTTTGTCATAGCCATATTAAATTACCTCCTCATTAAATTCTTAAAGAGATACCAACGAATAAACCACCGTTAGCATCTGCATAAGCATCACTTGTTGTATCAGCATAAGTATACATATTACCTGTTGTATATACATCTGCTGCCTTTGTTACTACTGCTACTACTGTATCACCTTCAGAAGCTTCTTCAAGTATACCATCACTCTTTACTGTAAGAGCTGTACCAGGCTTAAGTTCTGTTGCTTTATCACCCATTCTTGAAACAGCGATATAATACTCGCCACCACGGAAATAGAATGAAACCTTGTTAGATGAGTTTGCAACATCACCTAAATCATCAACTGCAAGACCAACAGGAGCTACATCACTACTTGCGAGTGTAACCTTACCTTCTTCTGTAAGACCTACAATCTTACCTGCAAGTTGGAACTGCTTCTCATTTTCAATATCAATTAACTCTGACTTTGTTGGTACTAAAGCATCATCAATTTCATGTAAACTATTTACTGTACCTTCGTGACCAAATCTTACATACTTTGTTGAATTATATGTAGGTCCGAATACCTTATAACCACCAGCTACTGCCATAGTTACATACACCTCCGAAATTCTTTATAATCATTATTTTTTTATTTTTTATATGATAACAATAAATTGTCTTTTATACTATTTATAAGGCACTCATATTTGTACCTACTGATTTAAAATCAGATTTGTAATATATTAAAATAAATCAATTAAACTAAATTTACTTGTTTTTAATACATCTTCGATTTATAAATACATAAGGAAATTATTTATATAACTAAGATTTTTAAAAAACTTTCTAAATTGTTTTAATTTAATAATGTAATATATTTTTAATTATTAAATATAACGATAGGATAAATATATTCGTCAAGAAAAAAGAGTGTAATTAATACTCTCTTTTAAATATTTTAATAAGAAGTAGTAGCATAATAACGTGCTTCATTAAGCTTATCTTTAAATTCTTTTTCTGTCATCTTTAAAACTTCTTCACCTGTAAGAGTAAAATTATTACTACGGGTTGCATCTTCATATTTATCAGAAAAAACTTCTTCTACTTCATCATAAGTAAATTCATCATTATTTTCATCAATTAAAATATCCTGAATGACACTCACTGTAAATTTATCTGTATCACCCTCAACAAAAATAAACCATTTACCATCGCACTTTCTGTATCAATAAAAATCTTTTTTGTATTGTTATTTTCTTTAGCATTTCTACAATCTTCTTGTAACCAATCCAAAAACTTCTGTTATAGATACTAATTCACTAAAAGAAATCTTTGTTAATTTCTTATTTGCCTTTCTAACTAATCTTTTCGTACTACCTATCTCCTTATTCTTTTTAATAATAAATGTTTTACTTTTTAAATAAAAATCATAAAGTGAAATAGAACATTGACAAATAATTAAAAATATGATATAATATACAAAATGCACAAAGGAGGATTTTTTATGAAAGAAAAAATACTTAAATTTTTATTTGAAAAAGAGGGTGGCGATAGCATTGCTAGTGTTTGCGTTGATATTCTAATGTTATATTTAATCTTAAAAGCTTTCATACATTTTTTTGTTTTATACATAGTTTAACATATATTTTTTACATACAAAAAACGGTAGTAATTAATACTACCGTTTTAACATTTTAATTATTACTCTGCATAATAAATAGCTTCATTTATTTCTCTTTCAAAATCATCCTTTGACATATCTAAGAATTCTTCTTGTGAAAGTTCAAACTTATTTGTTGAAGTATAACCATCCTCATCATTCTGAGCAACGATTACTGTAAATTTATCTGTATCACCCTCAACAATATAGAACCACTCACCATCGCCATTATCTGTATCAAAATAGATTCTTTCTACATCTCTATTTCTATTAGCGTGTTCGATATCATCCTTGATTTCCTCATATACTTCTGAAACACTTTCACCAAAAGCAAACTTCTTCATCTTATCAAGCTTTGCAATCTTCTTCATTCTTGTCTTAATTCTATTCATAATAAAATTACCACCTTTTTCATTTTTATAAAAAATACAATATATAAATATATATATTAGTTTCTACTTAACACAGTCCAATCTAATTCTCCCATCCAAGAGTTCTTATCAAAACTCATTGCTTCTCTTGCATTAGATAAATTATTTATTATCGGTTGCTGTTGATATTGAGAAAAACCTTGTGTTTGAAATTGACTTTGAGCATATTGCTTAGGTGGTGTATATGGAGTATTATAACTTGCAATATTCTCTAAACTTCTTGATTCATTACTACCACCAGAAAACTTTTCAAAATCCATATTAGAAGCAACTAAATTTTCACCGTTCTTTATTCTCTTTAACATTTTTTCGCCTTCTGTTAATTGTTCATCTTCTTCATCTTCTTTTAAAGAAGTAACAACAGATTTACTATTAAAGCTTAAAATATTATCCTTATATTCTTCAAAATCTCTTTCACCCATCATTGAAAGTTTTACCTTTTCAACTTCAAACTCATCTTTATCTATAAGTCCTTTAGAAATACCTAAATTGATTATATCTGTTATATTTTTTTCCTTTTCGTTTTCTTCCTTATTATTCTTATAGTTTTCATATTCAGCGTTTATTCTCATTTTTCTTTTATCTATTTTTACTTCTTCATCATTAAAAATTTCACCAGCTTTAGATAAATTATCTATTGCTTTAGTAACAACTTTATTTGATATTTGGGGTGACATAGGACTAATAACAGTTTGAACATCATCAACATAACTCAAAACTTCATTAGCATTACTTTTTCTTATTCTTTCAACAGTCTTATCTTCATAAGTAACAAAAATAGTATTATTATCGATTTTAGTTATTTTACCATTCAAATTACATTCTTTATTAAGAACTTTATCACCAACAAAAAAACCATCCTGTTCATTTTGATTTAATAAAATATTTACTTTATATGTTTTTACTTTATTTTCATTACTTATCTTTTTAATTTTCATTCTTTTTTGCCACCTTTCAATTTTTATTATTCTACGCCATCGAACAAAGCATCTAAATCTTCTTGTGAAATTTCTTCTTTATCTTCTGTTGCACTTGTATCAGGCATACTATTTTCTACTTCGTCAGTTACTTCATCATTTGTTTCTTCTGTATTATCAGTTTCCTCGCTTTCCTCTGTTTCATCAGTAGTTTCATTTTCTGAAACTTCATCATCTTCTGAAAATTCAGGTTTTTCTGGTTTTGAAAATTCTAATTGCTTTGCACTATCAGTTTCATCAACAATTTCATAATTCTCTAATTCAAAAACAAAATCATATATATATGCTGATACGTGATTTAAATCTTCAATACATTCTTCCAATTTTTTAGCCATTTTTTCATCATTATTTATAATGCCCTTTGATTTACTTACTTTATATCTATATTCATCAAGACTTCTTAATATTTCTCTACCTTCTTTTCCTAACTCCAAAAAAGTATTTTTATATATTTTATTAAGACTATCATCAGCTTGTCTAATAAGTCTTTTTATATTCCTATTCATAAATGAATACACCTCATTTTTAACTTTTTAATAACAAAACTTTACTATAAAATAAAAGAAATTATTATTTTTATAAATGAAAAAAGCCTAAATTGTATTAGGCTTTTTAACATTATATATCTTTTAGAACTTTTTCATTCCACCAAGTCTTTTCATTTTTAAACTTCTTCTTGATAAAACTTTATACTTTTCTATCAGTGCATTTTCTTCTTCTGGATTGTCAATAGCATTAATAAGTTCATTTATTTGATTTACCTTTAACTCATCATGCTTCACTATACCCTTAAATATATCATTTCTACCAGCACCAGAAAAAGCTTCCTTTGCATTTATAAGAGTATTTACCATTGTTTCATCAGGCTCAAAATAATAAATATTCGAAAAATCATCATTATCTATTTTTCCATTTAATAAAGCATTAAAAAGTGCATAAATTGCATTTTCATCTTTACAAAAATAAATTGCATCGTGAATATATGGAGAACCAATTTTCTTACTTTCGAACATTTTAATCACAATACCTAAAACATTAGAATTAGAACTAAAATCTTTGCCATCTTTTACAATAGAATCTAAAACTTCCTCTGCTACTTTTACATCAAGTGATGGATTATTTTTAAATATATTAAATAATGTACTAGCAATATCATCAGAATACTTATCACTTAACATAAGTTTTATTTGGTCTTCTGTAAAGTTATTTTTTAATCCATTTGTAATACCATTTCGCCTTCCTTCTGAAACTTTATTCCAGATAAAATCTACTTGTTCATCTGTCAGTTTACCTTTTGCATAAGCCGAAAACAAAGTAACATTGTTGAAATTACTAATAGTTTTTTCATCTAACCCTAATGTTTCTGTTAAGAATGTCCATTGCTGGTCTGTAAAAGAATCTTTATCTACTGCCATTACTCTCAATCTTCTCATAATATATACTCTCCTTTTAACTCCATGGAATATTTTTAAGTTCTTCTGCAAATGAATTAACTCTATTTACATAAATTCTCTTATTTGTTTCCTTAGTTATATTATCATATCTATTTCTTGAATGTCTATAAACAGGAGCATAATTCTTACTTGCTACCTTTTCCATTATCTTAGCTTGTGGGTCTGCACCAGTTGTCACAAAACTATCTTCAAAAAATTCAATATCTCTATTATCTTCCCAAACAGGAAAACCATTAAATGTAGAACCCTTATAATTGATTATATGCTCACAAAAATCATCTTCTGATACAGCCTTATTACCACATATAGAACAAATAGAATAACCGCATCTACAACCCATTGAAGTGTCAGTTATATAATGTCTTGATATTCCCTGTGCTAATTCAGGATATGCTTTCTTATCTACTGCCTTTAATAACTCTACAAAGTTACCTTTTTCGTTGTATACTGCATCTATAATTACACCACGAGCATTTTCAATATTCTCATTATCGTGGTCTACAAATGCAGGCTTACCTATAAATGTTTTATAGTGTTCTTTTAATTCAGTGTCCGAAAAAAAATCTCCATTACTATTTGCACCTCTACACGTCTGTGCATATCTTTCAAATTCTTTATATAAATCATCCATAGGTATAATTGTTGTTGTACCATCCTGATTTTCAATTACATTACCAGCAGAAATAGCTCTATTTCTTACATATAAGAAATCATCTTCCTTTGGTGCAACTTTTATTATCTTAGCTGTCTTTGTCAAAGGATATTTCATTTCTAATGTCTTTGATTGTCTTAAAATATTGAAATCAGGCTTTTTGTTTGTATAAAAAACAATTTCGTCCTTGTTTTCATAAATATCATCAATTCTAAAAATTGTATTATTCTTAATTAACAACGCTTATCACCATCCTTTATTACTTTTTATAAAAAATATGTTAAATATTTGTTTTTATATATTTAACTATTACTATTAAGACAAATCTATTTTATTACTATCAATTATCTTTTCATAATTTTCTTTTACAAAACTAATAGTCCCCTTTTTTAAAACTATATCTTTTTTCTTGTCATAAAGATTTTCAATGTCTTCTATATTATATACAGAACAATTTCCATCAAAATAAAACTCTTTATATTTATTAATTAAATAATTATATAACAATTCATATTCTTGCACACTTATTCACCTAACAAAATCTTTTTGCTTTTTAATAATTCTGTTGCTCTTTCTGCCCATAAATTTAAGTTATCATCAATATCAGGTAAATCATCAAATTTACCATTTTCTATATCTTGTGCTAATCTTAAAACTCGTTCATTTGTAGGTAAAATAGGGATTCTTGTTAATATTAATTTTGCCATCACTATATATTCATTATCGAACCTTTTATCATCAGTAACAATATGTTCTTGCACATCATTATTAAAATCAATAGAACAATAAGCTTTAACTAATCTTTTCATATAATTCACCTTTATTAATAATAAACCACATAAGCTTTCCCCTCTAACATTTTAAATATATTAAAACATCTTGGGCAAATTTTAAAACCATCATATTTTTGTAATTGTTTATAATTACAAACAGGACACCTATCGTGTTTTACATCAGCTTCTGATAAATCATTTAATGACTCCATAGAAGTCATATTTCCTATATTATCTTGAATGTATGCAGATAAGTCATTATTATCTAATAATTCATTTATATTTTCTGCTTTTACTAGTCTTTTCATTACAACACCACCTTTTTTATTTAAAAAATAAATAATATAAAGAATTTTATAAAAAAAGGAGAGTTAAACTCTCCGAATTTTTTAATCAACTTAAATAGCATCATTTAGTTCATCAACAGTAATTTTGTCGTGATTTAAGTCAAAAACAATATCTTCTATTTCTTCTGCTGAATATTCTTTTAAATGCTTTAACTTCTTTAAAGTTTCTAAATCTACCTTTCCTTTACCCAGTTGAAAACCTATTTCATTTATTTGTTCTGCACTAAAATCAATATCTGAAATAAACTTAGCTTCATCATCGTCTAAAGAATAAAGATTAAAAACATCTCGTAACGCATCCATTTGTTCAGGATTAAACTTAGGATTAGCAATATAATCAATCATCTCTTTTGTCCTTGGAGTATCTAAAACATCATAAATACAAAATAATTGGTCTTGACTATATTTACCACTATTTTTATATTCATCATATAAAGTTTCATCCTTACTATTTAATTCGTCAACCATATCAGAAAAAAAATTATTATAATCAATACTTGATTTAACTAACCGTCTCATCACTTTCGCCCCTTTAGAAAACATTAGAAGTATTCTTTATCAAAATATCTTCTATCATTTTTTGAAGTTGTGATACCTTTGAAACTAATTCAATAGCATCTTTTACTATTTCAACATTTTCAGCATCTAAGCCTACTTCAACACAATCATTCTTAACTAAAATTATTATTTCATTTGAACCAATTTCATTAACACAATCATTGATAATATCAATATCTTCACTGGTAAAAAGTTGAGGTGCAATTTTATTTGTAACATCTTCAAAATTAAGTGTTGCACGTATCATATCTTCATTTATATCAATATCTTCACTATTACAACCCAAATCATTAGAAAGAGAAATCCTAATTTCTTCTAAATTATTATCAGTTTTTTTTACCAATCTTTTCATTCTCTCACCACCGCTTATTAAACACATACAACCTTATATCCGTGAGAAATATAATAGCAGTCATCTTTCCTATTATAAGGAGCTTCGTCTATATCTTCTTTATACGGACAATAATCAAACATTCCGTTATATACTTCATTACCCTTGTCATCATATACAATTACAATGTCATCGTCAAAATCGATTTTTTGTGCAACCAATCTTTTCATTTAAATCACCTACTCTATCTATTACCTGTCAAAGCATCATTGATATTTAAATATTTTGCTGTATTATCAGGAATATCATCAAACAAAATTCCTTGCTGTATTAAATGTTCTCTTGTTGTATCTAATAATATAGCAAAATTATCGTTATCAAATATATCATTCAAGAAATCATAATAACCTGCTTCAATATCACACCATACTTTATAAATTAAATTATTTGTAGGTGCAATAGGTAAGTAAGTAACAATTCTCTTTGCTAATAAATATTCATTTGTAGCTTGTTGTTTTAAATATCTTGATTTTAAAGTATTATCACACATCTGCTCAATTACTTCTTCATGCATAGCAGGTGAAACGTGATTTGATAATCTTTTCATCATATTTGCCCCCTTCTAAAACTATTTTTTAATTCCTCTGATAAATCACCACTAATCTCTCTGTATTCTTTTATATAATATTTCTTTGGCAAATACTCCATTATTCCATATATATACATATCATCTTTTAAAGTTACTTTTTTACTTAATATTAAAGTTTGATTATTTAAATGTTCTTCAATATCAATAGTTAAATAATCATAATCTGTAATTACATTTAAAACCTCATTTAATTCGGCGTTGTTTGATAAAAAACCAATATTATCATTAGTGTAACCTATAACACCTAAAAAATTATCAGTTTCTAAATCATTTATTATAGCTATTACCAAACAATCACCGCCTTAGTTAATTTCAATATTATTAAAAATATCAACTTTTATTTTTTCATAATTCTCATTATCTATTTGTTTTAAAATATTAGGTTGTAAAATATACATAATTACATTTTCAACAAAATATTGTTCTGCATTTTTCATTGCTATATAATTAATATATTTTTTATTATTATTGTATTTTTCAATCCAATAGTCATTTAAAACAAGCTTATCTTGTATACTATATTTTACAATTAAATAATCTGTATTTGTATATTCATTATTGATATAAACATCATTATTATTTTGAATAGAAACAAAATTCTCATTAATTACATCTAATTCTTCTTGTGAATATTGTTCTTTAATATTTGGTATTTCATAAATATTACTTACAAGAATAAAATTATAATCAGTAATTAATTCACTATTAGAAAATTTTACTTTATTTAAAATACTTTTATTTATATCTGTAGTAATATCATATTTTATATAACACAAAGCACAACTTCTATCTAAATTATCAATTAAATAATCAACTGTATGTTTTTGTTTGGATATTGTTTTACATTTATCACAACTACTATTATCAGTAATAACAATAATTTCATTAAAACTATTTTCTTTATATTCTAATAATTGAGATTTTCGATAAACATAAATTAAACTTTCTACTAAATAATTTAGTATTTGTTCAAAGTCGTTTATATTATCTTTTACATAATTAATATCATTATTAAATTCTATTTCATCATTTTTTACTTTATCGATATCATTTAATAAATCTTTAATTCTTAATCTTCTTTTAACAACATTAATTCCGCAGCAAGTAACAGACTTTATATAAAAATATAATAAAGGTTTTAAATCCTCAATGAATAAATCAATATCATTATTTAATTGTAATTTTTTATAAATCTCGGTTAATTCATTATTTAATGATATTAAATAGTTATTCATTACACTCCCCACCTTAAAATATTTTATTTTTTCTTTATAACTGGGGAAGGAATTGCTTCCCCCTCTACGAAAAAATCTTTTCTGCTACTTTCTTTAGGTATTGTATCAACAGAATCAATTGGTTTTTCAATTTCAACTGGCTTTTCTTTTGGTTCTTCCTTTGGTTCTTCTGTTTCAGGTGTTTCATTTCCACCTGGTGGTGACATTTCTGCCGCACTATCAAAAACAGTATTCTTTTCATTTTCAAGATTGACTTTTTCAATTTCTGGGTCTAAACCAACCATAGGTAATATAGTAGTTGCAGAAATAAGTCCTTTATCTCTTAAATTCTGAATAAAGCTAATCATATTCTGATTACTTGTCAAATCTTCTTGTTGCCATTGTATTTCAGGTATTACCAATTCCATATCTTTTCTTGCAGCTGAAATCTTTCTTTGTTTTTCTGACATATACTTAGATTGAATTTCACCATTCTTAGATGTATAGAAACCTTGTATTTCTGAAATAGGCTTTAAAACCTTATATTTTATCCAATTTTCAAGTCTTAATCTATAAGACATATATCTTTTAGCCAATGTGTTAAAACCAACCTCAGCGTTAGCGTAAGTAGGTCCATCGCCGTTTAACATTGCTTCATTTATACACAAACCATTCATCAATTCTTTTTGGATAAAATCAAATTCTGAATTAAGAGGTAAGATATGACCAGAAGAACCAACATATTCAAATTGTAAACCATAATGATATACTAAGAAGAATGATGGGTCTCCATCTGCTTCATAAAGCATATCTCTAAAATCATCAATATCGTCCTGTGATGGATATGGTTCACCAGCCTGACCAATTTTAGCTACTCTTAAAGGCATTATATGTCTATTTGCAATAGCATCCTGAGCAGACCTTAATTTATCTTTATAAATAAGCGTTTTAAAACACCTCATCATAATAGGTGTACCCCATATTTCATAAGGTGAAGCTTTGTGTGCTATATGTGAAACTAATCTATTATCTAATTTTATATTCTGTCCTCTTGAAACAGAAGAAATAATATCAGGTGTTAATTGTCTATAAATATCTCCATATTCACCATTTGGACCGCCTTGTACAATTGCTTGTATTTGTGCATCTGGAATTAACTCAACAATAGGGTCATTTACTAATGTAGAAGTCTGAATATTTATATAATCAGGATTATAACAAATAAATCTTTCCCACATACCTTCTGCTTCATTTAATTGTCCATAAGGGAATACATCACCTATTTTCCAATATTCAAGTCCAATATCAAGTAATAATTCGTGAATATTAATTTTATCAAAAATCATAAAATTAAAAAATTTACTTATATACGGGTCCTCACAAACAATATTAAAATCTGATATAGGGAACTCTGTATGTAAGTCAATTGCAGTAGCAATAATAGGTTCTGTTCTATAAAAATGTCTACACCATTCATTTCTTTCACGTCTATCTCTCGGTAACATTATGTTTGTTGATTCAAACAATGGATGATAGAAATTAGGGCTTGTCATACGAACATTGGCTACTGCCCCTTTTGACATTTTTCTTTGAACATTTTGTGGTAATTCTCTTTTTTCAGTCAAAGAAGAAGTCATTAGACTTCCACCTTGATTATAATGAGCATAACCCCTATTTATCAAATCTGAATTTGCTGTTATTCTTTTAAATTCATCATTTACATTTGATGTAACTATTTTACTCAAAGTAGGTTCTCCTCCTTTCTTTGAAGAGTTTTAAACATTTTATATTTTTTTAATATAAATAAAAGACCTTTTAATAAGAAATAAACTATTTCCTATATAACTTTTTACCATCTATTGTTTCAAGAAAACCTTCCTCATTTTCTACTTCATAATAAGAGAAAAATCCCTTTTCAAATGGTCCAAATGCAACAGTATATTTCTTATCACTACAATAAACTGTTTCACCTTGTAAAAATTTGCCACTTTTTTTCTCACTACTTTCTTCATATTCCATTGACATATTATAATCTTCCTTTCAAAAACAAAAAAATACTCTTACATTTATTATAAGAGTATTTTTCAAAATATTTAATTAAAATCATTTATTATTTTCAGTTTTTTCTTCTGTTTCATCAAAAGATTTTTCTTCACTATTTTCCTCTGTACCATTAGAAGTATCATTATCAGAAGAATCGCCATTAGAAGTGTTATCATCAGAAAAATCAAATGTATCAACTTCTTCGTTTTCTTCTGAATTTTCTTCATTATCTTCTAATGTTTGAACATCATTTAATTCAGCATCTTCTTTATTAAAAATTTCTTTTATTGGATTAGGATTAATAGAAGAAATAATATCGTCCATAACTTTATCTTCTAATTCAGGAGTTATCTCTACTGAATTATTGTTTAAATCATAAATTATTAAATTAGTAACAACATTATCTTTAATTATTAATTCAATTTCATTTTCATCAGTATCTTTAACTAATTTATCCTTTAATGGATTTTCATAACCTAATTCCATCATATTTTTACAAAAATCATCTAAATCTTTTAATTCAATATTTAATTGTTCTATCTCTTTAGATGTTTTTTTCATTCTTAAATCTAAAGGTGTTTTAATAAATAATTTATTATTCATTTTTTTAACCTCCACCTGTAAATATTTTATTCTACTGTATCATCAGCGATAAAATCAATATCACCAGTTTCAAGATTTACTCTATATTGAGCACCACAATCTTCGCAAGTTACATAAGCATACTCATCATCCTGTGAAGTAATCTTTACCTCTGCATTACAGTTAGGACAAACCTGAGCTTGGAATAATTCCTCATCTTCTTCATTTAAAGGAATATAATTTATATAATACTTCTCTTTTCTTTGTGTGCGGTCTGTATTATTATCTTCTTCAATTTTATTCTGTGTTAATTCAATTGAATCAAGCATATTCTCAAACTCAATCATTTTAGCATCAAATTCTTCCTCTGTAAAATCTTCAATTCTTGCATAATCAGGCTTTACTGCTAATAAATCGCAGTTTAACTGTTCTGCAATTCTATTTAATCTTTTCATTCTCTTTGCAACAATTGTACTATCACCTAATTGCTTGTTTACTTCATCAATAGTAGTAGCGTTAAGAGTAATTACGTGATTACCATAATCATTCAAAACCTCTGCCGTTCCTTTAGCATCATCAAATAATACTCTATATTCTTCATCATTCCAGATAACAGTAGGTAAGTCGTTTACATTTATCTCTGCTTCTATGTTATCTTCTTCCATTTCTGTCGCTTCATCCACTTCTAAATCTGCTGTAACATCTTTCTTTATATCTTCGTTTTTATTATCGTCCAATGCTGAAATAAATGCTTTAATCCAATTTCCTCTCATTCTCTTACCTCCTATTGATGCCTGTAATGCCCATTCGGCATTATCCAATTCCTGTTCAAAATAAAAAGTCTTATCAATACCGCTATCATAAGTAATATCACAAATTTCATCATTTTCTATTTTATTTTGAAAATCAGGAACTAATATTGGTGCTGGTACTGTAAATCCATTTTCATAAGCCTTAATTAATCTTTTCATACAAAAACCTCATTATTTTTATATTCTTAAAATCCAAAATCATTAATCCCCAAAAACAATGGGTCGCTCTTTAACTGCATGAAAGATAAATCTTTCTTTTCTCTTTCTACTGTTAAATTCAATTTTTTAATATCATTTGTCAAATCTCTTTTACTAAATTCTTCCATAGATTTTATGCCTTTAAAAACTAATAACAAATCACAATATATTTCTTTTGCCCTACTCACATCGTCACCATCGTAATAAGAACTTGCTGAAAACCTATTTTGTTGTTCAATTCTGAACCAAGGTTTATTATTTACAGCGGTGACATAAAAAGTAATTATATCACCGCATTTTGTTGTTATACTATCAATTGGAAATACTGGTTTTGTCATTGACCTATCCAAGAAGTACTATTACTAAATGGAATATCACTCTGTGGATATGGAGAAAACATATTTGTTTCCAAATCTGTTTCAGTTTTTAATTCAGGCTGTATTGCTACTGTAAGAACTTCTAAATCAGTACTCTTTTCTGTTATCTTATCAAGTGTAAAAGTTTTATCTCTTTTATCATTCTTGTCTTTTTCAACTATTTCTTCTGATTCTTTTAACAATCTTTTATAGTCAAGAGTAGGTACTGAACAATTACCTCTATTTTCATTTAATAACATATTAGTATTTATTCTCATATCTTACCCTCCCCTTAACGTAAATATTTATTTAATTCATTATTAACTACATTTAATTCTCTTTCACTCTTAGCACTATTTAATTGTGCATTTATTGAATTAAGTTTATTTAATGTAATCTTTTTATTCTTATACATATCTTTTGCTAAATTTAATAAATTAGCTTTAGACTTTTCACCTGCAAGAGTTAATTTTTCTTCCTGTTCAATACTTCTTGTATCTGTTTCAATATCTTGCTTAATTTTTGTATCAATAGCATTTCTTCTATTAATACCATTTAATTTATTCTTCTTACCCTTTGCAAGATTTGTTCTCTTATTCTTTGATAAATAACCAACTACATCTGACATTGTGCAATTCATAATATATTTATCATTTTCAATAGGAACTAAAATATCTTCATTAAATAAATCTACGATAATATCATCTAAATCATCAACATCAATAATATAAATTAAGTTATCTTGTAATTGATTCCTTGTAATAATACCCTTATCATTATAAACATTAGGTGCATTATTCTGTAAAAACTCAGAAAGTTCAACATTTTCATTATCTAAATTTGTAATTTCAATAATATCATTAGGATGGTTTTTGTCTACGTCAAAGTAACACATCATTGACTTATTAATACCGTCCTTATCTGTTGCATTTACACCTACAACATATTTGTTATTATTGTAATCGAAATTCATTACAGAATAATTCTTGAAATATTTATTTAACTTACTGCAAATATGAGTTCTAATTCTTTCAGCAGACCAATTATCAACCATTAATCTTGTATCATTATCATTTATATAATTCTTAGATAACTTTAACAATTTATTGTTCTGTGCTTTCTTAATCTTATATAAAAATTCTTCATCAGATAATGGCTTTAAATTAGATAAGTTAATAATTTCTTCTAATGAATAATCACTTGCATACATATCAGAAGCGATTCTCTTTAACTTATTATTCTTTACTAATAAATCTAATGTATCTTCTAAACTTTCATCAGTTACATTAGCAATTTTACTTAACTTTTCCTTTAATGAATTTTTAGTTATAATAATAGAAGATTTAACCTTCTTACCATTAAACATAGTTAAATACTTATTTAAAGATTCATTTACAACAAATACTTTTTCAAGTTCATCAATAGAAATATTCTCGCCATTTACACTACAAATACAATCTTTTATTGTATTATTATCAAAAGCAAATTGTAAACTAATTCTTAAACTAAGACCATTATCTTCATTAAATACTCTTATAACATAACTAATACTTGAATTACCTTCTGTTGAAATAGAATTTGTATTTATTTCTTCAATTTCAAAACTATTAAAATAAGTTGATAAAAATTCATTTACATTATTAATTAATGTTTGATTTGATACATACTCAGACGGTTCTCTTACACCTGTATCACCAACAGCTTCTCTCTTAAAGGACTGCTTCTCACCAAAATATGATTTTAAAGTTATCAAACGATTAACTTCTTCATTTGAAAGAACAGCATTATCTGCCATTGTTAATAATTCTTCAAATGTGTAATCAGATACATAAGTTTCGCCACCAATATTAACTATGTAAGAATTAGCAATCCAATTTTCAATAATACTAGAAATTTCTTCCTGAGAGAAAATCATTGATAATTTCTTATAAATCTGATTGATTGTCATAATAATCTTGTCCGTACAAACATTTTGCTGATTATCATTAAGATAAATACTTAAAGCAGGTTTTGTCTTAAATAAAGAAACTGCTTCTGACATAGGGATTTTACCCTTTTTAAATACAGCTTCAACTTTTTCAATCTTAGAATTATTATAACTTACATAAATATGTAACTTATTCTTCAACCCATTATTTACAAAAATAACATCAGCTTCATAAAGATTATCACTAAGTTTTGTAAAGTTCCTTACATAAAACTTAACAAACTTCTGTGACAAATAATTATTTAATGTTACTAATCTATACTCCTTTGAATGTTTAATTTCTTCTCTAACACCTGTATCAAGAACATCAATTTTATTTAATTTAAAACTATTTAATTTATCTACTAAAGCATTATACTTTTCAGTATTTTTTTCTGGTAAATACGCATCAAAATATTGAAGTATTGTACCAATAGACTGATTAGAAGTATATTTATCTTCACTAATAGGAACAATTAAATCGTCTTCCACCATATCATTGAATATTTCATTAACATCAACATCAAAGAAACCACTATTCTTAATTAAATCTTTTATATAACTCTTACTAATAATATTTTTATTAGCTAATCTACTCTGTTTAGCAGTAGCAATTTTCTTATTAGTATTCTTAACATTAAAGTTAATATTACCTACTTTTTCATTATTTATATCAGCAACAAATGTTTCAGTTGAAGATATATTATTTTTTAACACCTGTGCAACAATATTTAATTTATTGCCTTTTCTTTCATAATTGCAAATCTTGAAATCATCAAAATTCTTTTCAAATTGCTTACTAGCTTCCATAGCAAGTTGATAGGCAGATTTATGTTCACTTGTTGCTACCTTTTCCATATTCTTAACAAACTCAAACTCAGGTGCTTTTTCGGCAAGTTTTTCTCTTTCCATCTGTGGAAATAAATAATCTACATCTAAGAAAGTACCATAAGAATTACTTGTAACACCAATAATAGAACCCTCTTTTAAAAGTTCATTTATTCTATCAGTAGCTTTTCTAATATGACCATTAAATCTTCTAAATATTTCTTCTCTTGAAATAATACTTGCACTACTATTCTGAACCTTTGTAGCAACAACAGTTTTTTTACTCTTTGCGTCTGCGATACATTCTTCAAGACCTGCATTGCTAAAAGGATATTCGTTTTCATTATGTGTAAAAATATTATTAGATTTAATCTTATTATTATCTATTGTATAGATAAAATTAAATTCACCAGGAGTATTAGAAATAGCTGTATGTAAAATAACTTTATTATTATTTACAGTAGCATCTTTAACTTCATAATACTTACCTTTTAAGAATTTAGACAATTCTATTTTAGATAATAATACTTCATTATCATTAAGTTTTGCTGTTACTTCCTTAGAACTATAATCTCTATCGTCACGATTTACACTTGCTGATACCGTCCAAGCTCTTTTATTTTCAAAATCTATATCAAGCTTTTTCTTCTCACCATTACCAAAATCAACATTTTTCATCCATTCAGGAAGATTATCTTCATTAGTATTAGTAAACAAACTGGCTTTAATTGTAGTAAATTTATTCATTTTGCCAATCTCCTCCTAAATTATAAATATCCTTTTATTTCATTCACTGCTTCTTGCTTCGTTGAATAAAAACCTCTATATTGAATATTATCCCAATCAAAATACTTATCATCCTTAGTATGACAATCAGCAGATATAACAACATAAATAGTTGTTTTACTCTTTAAAAATACTTGATATATTTGCCATACCTTATCAATCTTATCTAAAAGAACTGTTTTAGATTCATAACTTTCTGTATCTGCAATTCCTGATATATCTTCTCTAATATATGTTGCAACAGGTACAGGAGACCTTCTAAGGTTCAAATTTAATAAAGTATTTACATTATTTGAAGCATCTGATAATACATCAAAAACCAAATCAATAGGTATTTTGATTGGAATTTCTTCTTCCTCATCATCAGTATCATTTTCTATATCGTCAGAAGGTTCAATACTATCATCTACTTCCTCTGTTTCCATATCTTCATTTTCAACATCATCGCTTTCAGCATTTTCATCGTCAATGTTTTCATCATCTTCTACTTCTTCAATATCCTCATCTTCAACATCCTCGTCTGTATCTTCTTCCTCGGATTCTTCATCTGCGTGTTTTTTTAGTTTTTTTTTACTTGTTACTTCATACATATTTGGTGCTGTTGTATCAAATCTCATATCAGATACAAAGTCGTAACCACCAAAACCGCCATCTTTCAAACTGATTGAAGTATCGTCTGAACTTTCACTATCTATTATTTCCATCATATCTAATGAATCATCCTGAATTTGTAAATCTCTAAATTCGTCAAAATCAGTTTTCTTCATTGGAGTTATATTTATCTTAGTTATTAAATCTAACGAATAATCTTCTGGGAACAATCTTGTATAATAATCTAACAAAGCATCAACCTTTTCATCAGCTGTAACACTTCTCTTATTAGACTTAATAAGTTTTCTATTTAAATAACCTAAATCATTAATAAATGCTTTTATACCAATAGTAGGTACTAACTTATTACAGAGCTTAATCATATTCTTTGTATATGTATTATTCCTACCAGCATAAATAGGTGCATCAATCAATAAAATAGGATATACTTCATATCCTCTTGCATTAAGAATTTTTGCAATCTCCTGTTTTAACTTATTGTCATATCTAAGAGTAAAACCTTCAAATGTATTCTGTAATGTACCGTCTATCTGATTCCATAATTTTAAAATCTTATCAGCTAAATATTCAGGACTAAAGCTTAACGGGTCAACTTCTTTCCAAGCAATTTTTTTCATTCCGTTATCCATATTTGCCCAATATCTCATACTATATGGGTCAAGTGCATAACCCTTATTAAAATCATTTATAGAGGGATTTTCTGTACTCTGCTTCATCGGGTCAAAACTTGTATCATCAGGAGCTAAATTATCATCCTTATATAATCCACTTTGCTTTTCTTTTGTTAATGTTCTTATTCTATTTACAATTTTATTCATAAAATTTTTCCCACCTTAAAAAAATGAATATTTACTTTCAGTAGTCATAGTCTTATCACAAATTGTCTTAATAACTTCATCTAAATCAGAAGCACTTTTTATTTCTCCATCTTTAGCCATTTTACCGACAATATTCATAACATCATTCAACATTTCTTTTGATTCTGCATATTTATTCTTAGTAAAATAATCTTTTACATAATCTTCTAATCTACTATTTACTACATCAAAAAGATATTTATTTATATTCTTATCTTTTTTAACATATTCAACTATCTCATCTTTACTTTTAAACACTGATAAAACTTTAGCAAGGTCATCAAAATTACTTGGAGTTATATAATTGTTAGTTTTAGCAGAAGCAACTCTTACTAAGTTATCTTCATCATCAACTTCCTTTACTAAATATTCATTGCCATCTTCGTCCTTTTCAACTTTCCAAATTGAACCATCGTCAAAATCATATTTTTCAGGGAATGTATCATTTCTGCCTGTAAAACTGCTATATAAATATTCGCCCCAAGCAACTTTCTTAAATAAACCGCTATTTAAAGCTTCATTAAAAGCGATTTTATCTAATGTCTTTACAGAATATCCGTTTACATTTTCTTCTACATAAGTATTCTTAGAAAGATTCTTGTGCAATTGTGCTTCTTTCTTAGTTTTATATGTAGCTTCTTTTTTTCTATTTAAAACAGTTTCTAACTTTAAAAATTCATTTTCATCAAAACAGTTAAAATCATTGATTTTATTTATAACCATATCAAGCTTACCCTCCTTACCCTTAATTCTTTATTTTTTTAATAAATATTATATATAAAAAAATAAGGATATTGATTTTTCTCATATAAAAGAATAAGGTAAAATAATTACAATTATAATAATTAATGACAAACAAAAAGGCAATCTTTTATTGATTGCCCTTATTTGCTTCAAATTCTTTAAGTTCTAATTCCAATTTATCTTTATCTACAATTTCTTTTAATAACTCTAAAGTTTTTCTTCTAATCACAGAAACTCTACTTTGTGAGATTTTTAACATCTTACCAATTTCCTGTTGTTTAAACCCTTGCGTAGATAAATCTAATATTTCTTTCTGTCTTTCATTTATATGCGAATATAAATATTCAATAAATATTTTATCTTCTGAAATCAATATATCATTTCTAGTTAATGAACCAGTATTATATTCAGAAAACTCTGTTGGCTGCTCTCTCTTTTTATATACATAAAATCTTTGTATATGTGACCTTAATTTTATAATTAAATTCTTAAACACATATTTATCAAATGGAATAAAATTGCCATTATAATAAGGGTCATAAGATTCACAAAACTCTAAAAAATAAATATAAGATTGTTGAATTAATTCATCTTTATCAAAATTCTTCCAATAAGACAAACTATTTATTAACTTCATTACCTTATCATAATACTTCTCATATACTACATTTGGATTTGTTTTTATATTTTCATAGTCTTTCTCAAAGGGAATATTTACACCACTTTCAAAGCTAAAATCTTCATTACTATCACTACTGAAATTACTCATCTAAATTTATCCTTCCTTTTTTTTAAATACAACTTTCTTTTCCATTAAAAAAATTCAGGGTAAATTTGCAATCTTATATAGATTGTCTTACTTTGCGACTACCAAGCTGTAATAAATATCACTATTAAAGTATTTCGTTATTACTCGCTCCATGTCTTGAATTGTTACCTTTTTAATCTTCTCTATCATTTCCTCATATTCACAATCAAATCCTGCTATAAAACAGTTTCTATCTATTGTCTTTTCTAAGCCCATAAGCAAATCTCCTATCAAAAAGTTTTTATTGCTTTCTAAGGTCTTTTCATCAATCTTTAAGTTCTTAGTTTCTTTTTCTATAATATCCATTACTTTTTCAATATTTTCTTTCTGTAATGAAGTATGTCCATTAGCAATTGTATATTCTGTAAATTCTTCCATTCTAAAGTTTATTGTATATACTAAACCTAATTTTTCTCTTACGTTAGTATATAAAACGCTGCTTGCATTTCCACCTAAAGCATTTACAGCTAAATAAAATGGAATATAATCTTCACTCTTATAAGAAGGACCAATTAATGCCCAACATAATATAGATTGAGAAATATCACTCTTTTCTACTTCTATTTCTTGGTCTTCCATATTGAAATCATAACTTTTATCTTTTTTTCTTAAATCACTATCTGTTTCTGGTGTTACTTCTTCAATATAACTATATAAATCTTCTTCTGTTCCTTCAATATTACCTGTAATAATTATGTCAATATTTTTATTGATATAATTCTCATCAATAAAATTAATAACATCTTCTCTTGTTATCTTTGATACTGTATCAACAGTACCACCTACCAATTGTTTGGTTATATCCTCGTGGAATATAATTTTAAACAAATTATCCTGACATACTGATACAGGGTCATCACTATACATTCTTAACTCATTCAATACTACACCTTTTTCTAATTCAAATTCTTCTTCTGGTATCGTATTGAAAAATACTAAATCATTTATAAAATCAATGGCTTCTTTCCAAAACTCACTTGGTAAAGTACAATAAAATTGAGTTTCTTCAAAGCTTGTAAAAGCATTTACATAACCACCTAAACTCTCTATATATTGATTTATTTCTTCTGAATTGTGTTTATCAGTACCCTTGAAAACTAAATGCTCCACTAAATGAGCAATACCTAAAATATCCTCTGTTTCATTATGTGAACCAACGTTTACTTTGTAACATACTGATACTAATTTATCATTTTTGTTCAATTCTGTCTTTACCTGAATACCATTAACTATTTTTTTGCTTACCATTTTTTATTTCCTCCATTTAAATATATAAATATTCTAATCTTTTGTTAAATTACTTTTTTAATAAAAAAATAAATATAACCATTTTTTCTATATGTGTTGACAAATTGTAAAAATTATAGTATAATAATTTTATAAGAAAGGAGTTTCTAAGTTGAAAGAAAACAATAAAATAATGCAAGAACTAAAAAAAATATTCGCCCCTAATTTAAACAACAAAGTTGTTACAGATTTAGAATTTTTTCGTTCTATGCTTCTTAAAAATAATAAAACGGTAAAAAAATTTTTGAAAACTGCCGACAAGAGAACTTTACTAAATATATTACCTTTTGTAGTGGCAGATATTGATTTAGAAGAATTATTTTTATCTATGACTAAGGAAGATTTTATTTTTTTTGTTTTTTGCTCTAAAGAAATAGTTGATTTTATTTTTTTATTAAATTATATGAACGAAGAACTAAAATTAGTATCTTTTCTTAAAAAAGTTATTGATAAATTTTATTTAAAAGAAGAATTTTCTGACTATGAATACGAGAAAATAAATTTTATTATAAAAGATTATGTTTTAGCATCTTGCTTTTTTTCTTTTATTATTGATAATGGAAAAATAAACAATGATATTTTTCTTTGTGGGTTATTAGAAACATTTGTGTTTTATTACGATAATACCTCAAAATGTTTGGCTTCAAAAGAAAATTATAACTTTGTTTCTTATTTCATAAATAAAATAAATCAAAACAATACGTATAAAAAGCAATTATATTATAAAGTATTTACTGAATTTTTTGATTGTCTAACAGAAGAAAACCAAAATACTTTTATAAAAACTTTAATTAACGATGGTCAAAACGATTTTATATTAAAAATTGCAACACAAAAATCTAAACAAATAAAAAACAAAAAAATACGTAACGATTTCTTTGCAATAAAACTTTCAGGTTGTAATCTTTTTAATTCAAAGGAGAGGAATAATGAGAAACAATTTTAAATTATTTACTACTACAATAATAATGATTATATTTTTTGTATTATCAATACATTTTAATTTTTATAACTATTTTTTGAAATCAGGAGAAAATTTTATACTAGTAGTATTGGCAATTTGGATTATTATAAATATTATAGATGTAAAAATAACTTTAATAAAGAAAAAAGTTTGCGATTTATTTTACGATGGTAAAATGTTTGATTTTTTATCAAAATGCAAATTAGTATTATTAAACAACTATTTAAAATATTTGATTTTTTGTTTCTTAGAAAACAAAGATACAGAATTGTATGTTCAAAAATTCTATTTTGGGGCTTTAATAATTATACTCAAATTTATTTGTGTATCTAACATCATTATAAATAAAAAGATTTTTTATACCATATCAACATTTACAATAGGACTTTTTTATCTAAGTTTATTTAATACGATAAAAGCAGTTATGGATTATAAAAATATAAAGACATTACACAATATAGTCACAGAAGTAATGGTCAACACAAATCAAGAAAATTAATATTTTTTATATATAAAAATTCATCAATTCATATATAATAAGGTGAATAATATTATAAAGGATTGATGAATTATAGACGAAAATAGATTTTTTGGGTTATTATACTCTGACAAAAAATATAAAGAAAATAAGATAGAATTATTTGTAACTCATTCAGAAGAAACAGTTAATTTACTATTAACAATAAATGTCAATTTAGATGGATTATTAACAGGTATAAAAAGAACAGACAAAAGAATTTTAAAATATTTTTTACTAAAGCATAAGTATGATTTACGACCTAGTTTATTATTGGAAATAAATCGAATATGTGATGATTTATTGGACGAGAATTTTATAATTAAGAGAATGTTAAACAGCAAAGTTCCCAGATATTATATTAAAGATTATGCCGATAAATTTAAAACTTCTGTAATATATTATTATGTCCTAAAAAATGTTTTAAAAATAAATGAGGATGTTGTTCAAAAGTTATACAATCAATATGAAGTAAAAGAAATAAACAAAATACTAAGAAAATCTCATCATATATTCTTTTGTAAAGGACAAAAAACAACGCATAAAATAGGATTTTTTATTGAACTATATAACAAGACAAAAGATAAAAAACAATTTTTTGATAATTTCGATAATCAAATTACATATTCAGTAAAAACTTATACAACCGACTTCGTAAATTATAAAATAGGGGTTTTTGAGTTTATGAATGAAAAAAATCAATTAAAATTTTTAGAAAGTATTTACTACGAAAAGGATATGCAAACATTTAGAAGATTAACAGAAAACAAAAATAACAAATATGATAAAATCTTGGAGAATTATCAAAAAACAATAAAAAGTTATATGTTATTATTAAAATTACAATGAAAAAGAGAGGAAATTAAATCCTCTCTTTTATTTTATCTTAATCTATTAAAATTACCACTTGCTGCTCTTGGCATCCTATTAGTGTTTCCTGCTATTGAAGCAAAATTTGCTAATATATCTGCCATTACACAGTCATCGTGTCCACCTGGTGGAGCTTGAATAATTTTATTTACTGTTAATCTTTGTTCTTGTTCGAGGTCAGCCCATTCTGTTATGTTAATTATTATTCATTACATAATAATATTTATAAAAATCAATAACTTTCGCTATTGCACAGACTATCTCATATACTTAAAATAAGTATTTCTCCACTTCGATTGTATTTACAATCTACTGCATTTCTGCATAGTCGTTGAATATATATACAAACTTGTATACTTTACTACTGATTATCCATTGTTAGAAAATTATTATTTTCCATAATACTTAGACTTACTATCATCATATATTATCTAATTATTTATTTCTGTTTTCACAACTATTAAAATATTTAATAGTATAATTAGCTTTAGGAACTTTCAGTAATTAAAAGAATTTTCTATTAAGAATTACTACTTAATAGGGAGTATAGCCTTTGGCTACTCCAATCATTTTATGGTAAAAAGGATTTAACTCTGTACCAGCTGATTTTAAGAACATTTCCTTACAAGGATATTGAAATCTTCCGTTTTCAACATCTTTTCTTATTTGAGCAAACATTATATTTTTATAATTCATTCCTGAATGAGTAATTGTATCTTTACTATTAAATGTAATGCCTGTTAGATTACTCATTCCATAGTCATAAATTAAAGAATCAACAACAGGTCTACCAACTATTGTGTTAATTATTATTCGTTGTATAATAACATTTATAAAAATCAATAATTTTCATTATTGTACAGACTATCTCATATACTTAAATAAATTAAATATTTCTCCATTTCAGATATACTTATATCTTACTTCCTTTCGGAATAGTCGTTGAATATGTATATAAAAATTTTATATACTTTACTACTGATTATCCATTATTAGAAATTATTATTTCTTATAATACTTAGACTTACTATCATCATATATTATCCAATTATTTATTTCTACTTTCGTAACCTTTTTTATCAGGTATAATTAGCTTTAGGAACTTTCAGTAATTAAAAGAATTTTTCTATCAAAAATTGCTTCTTGATAGGGAGTTTGGCTTTTTAGCTACTCCTGTATAGTCGGCAAAAATACGTCTACAATGGAATTTTGCATTATATCCTGACAACAAATTAGCTATAATACGCATTTGTTCAGGATAAGGTACTGTCTTGTTAATTATTATTCGTTATATAATAACATTCATAAAAATCAATAACTTTCATTATTGTACAGACTATATCATACACTTTAAATAAGTGTTTCTCCATTTCAATTACACTTGTAATCTACTGCTTAAAAGCATAGTCGTTGAATATATATGTAAATAAATTACATACTTTACTGCTGATTATCCATTTTAAGAATTACTATTCTTATAATACTTAGATTTACTATCATCATATATTATCCAATTATTTATTTCTGCTTTCGCAACCTTTTTATAAGGTATAATTGGCTTTAGGAACTTTCAGTAATTAAAAGAATTTTCTATTAAGAATTACTTCTTAATAGGGAGTACAGCCTTTTGGCTACTCCTTGCATTTCCTTTGCAAACACTTTTTGCTTTACACCTGTTGATGTTTTTCTTATAACGGTTATATGTGTGAAGTCGGCTGTTGCTGAACCTGAACCTGCAAAGTCGATTCCTGCGTAGTATTCTTCACCCATATCACCACATTCTAACCATTCAAATTGTCCTGACCTTAATCTATTTATATCATCAAGACCGAAGAATTTTCCTACTGTTTTCGTTAATTATTATTCGTTATATAATAATATTTTTTAAATCAATAATTTTCATTATTGCACAGACTATATCATCTACTTAAACAAATTAAGTACTCTTCCATTTCAGATAAACTTTTATCCTACTGCCTTTCAGGCATAGTCGTTGAACATACATATAAACAATTTTTTATTTATATATTTTGCTGCTGATTATCTATTGTTAAAATTCATCATTTTAATACTTAGGTTTACTATCACCATATATTATCCAATTATTTATTTTTACTTTCGTAACCTTTTGTAAGGTATAATTAGCTTTAAGATTTTTCAGCAATTAAAAAATTTTTTCATTTTTATATTACTACAAAAATGGGTCTAAAAATATTTAAACCATCAATAAATTCGAGCATATACTGCGTTTTAAAATCTTCTATTGACATTTCTATTGTGTTAATTATTATTCGTTATGTAACAATATTTATAAAAATCAATAACTTTCATCATTGTACAGACTATCTCATATACTTAAATATATTAAGCATTTCTCTATTTCAGATATACTTATATCTTACTGCTTAAAAAGCATAGTCGTTGAATATGTATATAAATAAATTATATACTTTACTGCTGATTATCTATTGTTAAAAATTATTATTTCTTATAATACTTAGGCTTACTGTCACCATATATTATCTAATTATTTATTTCTGTTTTCACAACTATTAAATACTTTAATAGTATAATTAGCTTTAAGATTTTTCAGCAATTAAAAGAATTTTTCTACTAAGAATTACTTCTTAATAGGGAGCATAGCCTTTTTGGCTACTCCTTCGAACCACATTTCAGGGTTATTAGGAAACATTTCTTGTTTTAATGCTTTAGGCATAAGAGAAAGAACGTAAGTACTATATGGTCTTATAATACCTGTCTGTGGGTCTGGTAACATTGTAGAGTCCAAAGCCCACAACTGAGGACATTGTGTCCAATCTCTCTTTACACATTTCCAATTGTTTTTTTCATTATCAGGGTCAATTTGAAATGATTGATAAAAATGATTTCTTGTCTTTGGTGTCCCAATTTTAACCATCTTAGCATTAGTATTATGAACAAAAATATTATTAGCAATAAAACTATGGTATTTCTCCACTGTTAAATCATAAACATTATTTTTGCCATATTCAATATTAACAACTTTCTCTAAATAAATATCATCATTATAAATATTATTTAAAATATTTACATCATCAGTTTGACTTACTTTATTTGGAGTACATATCTTATCTTCAATTTGTATTCTATCTAATCTTTCCCATTGTATTTTTTTATCTCTATATATCAAAACAGGATGTTCATAAGTTCCCTCAATTGTTTTTCCTGTATTCAAAGATAATTTTATAGTAGGTTTAAAACCTACATCACAAAACTGTGTAACATTACCTATTGTAACACATTCATTCTCAACATCAATACAAGGTAACTGAGTTACATCTTGTTTTTCTACAATATCTTTAATGGTTCTTTGTGTACCGTCAACAAGAGTTATTAAACTATCTCCTGTGACACAAGCACCCTGAAAAATATATTATTACTAATATACATAGACTATATCTTTAACTAAATCATTTAGTTATCTTTCACTTCGGTTATATTTTTAACCTACTCCTTTACAGGATAGTCGTTGAACTTGATATGTTCATAAAAACATATATTAGCTGCTGATTGTCCTTTATATAAATTAGGAGTTTCCAGCAATTCAAAAAATTTTCTATTAAAAATTACTTTCTAATAGGAGCTTCGCTATAAAACCCATTGGCATGATACGTTCACTAATTTTTTCAATAATTTTCATTATTGTATAGACTATCTCATATACTTAAACTTTAAGTATTTCTCCATTTCAGATATAAATTATATCTTACTGCATTTCTGCATAGTCGTTGAATATGTATATAAAAATTATATACTTTACTGCTGATTATCCATTTTAAGAATTACTATTCTTATAATACTTAGATTTACTATCATCATATATCATCTAATTATTTGTTTCTACTTTCGTGACCTTTTTATAAAAGGTATAATTAGCTTTAGAAACTTTCAGCAATTAAAAGAATTTTCTATTAAGAATTACTTCTTAATAGGGAGTGATTGCCTTTTGGCTACTCCACGTATAATCAGAAATTTTCTGCGTTGTTTTGTTAATTATTATTCGTTATATAACAATATTTATAAAAATCAATAATTTTCATTATTGCACAGACTATCTCATCTACTTAAATATTAAGCATTTTCTCACTTCGGATATACTTATATCCTACTTCCTTTCGGAATAGTCGTTGAACTTCCATTATATTTTTATATAATGTTTAGTTGCTGATTACCTATTCTTTCAATACTTAGACTTACTATCATCATATATTATCTAATTATTTATTTCTACTTTCGTGACCTTTTATAAGGTGTAATTAGCTTTAAGGACTTTCAGCAATTAAAGAATTTTTCTATTAAAAATTGCTTCTTAATAGGAGGCGTAAGCCTTATGGCTACCTCATCTAATACGATTACATCAAATGTTACTATTTTATATATTATAATTCGTTACATTATAAATAACTTTCATTACTATACAGACTATGTTATTTATTTAATTAGACATTAAATAATATTTCACTTCAATTGTACTTACAATCTACTCCTATTAAAGGATAGTCGTTGAACTTTCATCATATATAAAATATTTATACTTAGATTATGAGAAGCTAATTATCCATTTTAATAAAAATTTTATTTTAAAACTTAGGACTAATATATAAAACTATATATCAACTTTTATTTCACCATATTTTATCTAACTATTTTTTTCTACTTTCGTAACATTCACACTTATCATTTCTAATTATGTTGTAGTATAGTTAGCTTTAGGACTTTTTAGCAATTCAAAATAATTATTCAATTCTATATTGCTATAGAAATGGGTCTAACAGTTAAACCCTCGATATTAGATTGGTCTGAACCTGATACTGCCATTACATAAGAACCATTACTTAATTCTATCTTTTGTTTGTTACAACGAACAAGTTTGTTATTTAATCTTTCTTCATTCATTTGGTAAAATATGGCAAGTCTGCCAACATTTACTTCTGATTGTTGTATACGGGGTGTGAATATACCAACTCTCATTTGTGGATAATTGTCAAGCAAATAACCAGTAACTTTTATACCCTTTTTTTCAAAATATTTAATTTAGGGGGATAGACTATCTCATATACTTAACTTTAAGTATTCTTGCACTTCGGATTTATTTATAAATCCTACCCTACTTAATTCGGTAGTCGTTACATTACATATTTTTCAATATATAACACGGTATTACCATATCTTTTAAAGATTTAATTTAAAAAAGACTTAGGCTCTCTTACTTATATTGTAATTACTCACTTCTAAACCGTTAGTATATATTTTGTATATACACCTTTTTATATGTTCACAAAATTTTCAAAATATATTACTATATTATGTCGCTTACTTTTAACGAAGATATTGATTCTGTATTATGCACTACTGTACAATCATCTAACAAAAATAAATGGTCATCTGATTTTATCACAAAACCATAATATTTACCCACACCTTTTGATTCAACAGTAAATTCAAAATCCAAATAATTATCATTAGGAACATTTGTAAATTGTTTTTCTTTCAATCCTATAGGTATATCTGTAAAATCACCATAAGCATTTACAATAAAAGTATTTAATTCTTCATCATAATATGAAAAAGATTTAAAGCCACAAAATTGAAAAATCTTTAAAATTGCATTTGCTACTTGTTCATCAGAAAAAGAAATTTCTAATGAAGTAGATTCCTTCTTTATTTCTTTTACCTCAATTAGTCCTGCAAGAAATTCTTTTCTAATATTCATACTATTATATAAACATTCATTTATACAAATAGAAAGATATTTATTTTCATTATTTCCTAATAAATTACCTAACTGATATGGATTAATGGTAATAGGTTTTTCATCAAAATTTACTGCAACTCTATAACCTACTAATTCGTCTTGTCTATTTTTTGTTAATTTCAAATAATCATTTACAGTAATGGTCTTTATTTTATTCATTTTATCTTTTACAGCTAAGATATGAGAACCATTAACAGTAAAATTCTTATAATACTTTTCTGCTGTACATATTTCATACATTTCTTCATAACCACTACCCAAAGCAATTACTTCTGAAGGCGTACTTTGTGGTGACATTACATAATCACCAACTTTAATATCTTGTACTTTTTTAGAAGTGCCATCTGCCATCATAATTAAAGTATCTGCTTCAAAACATTTACCAGCCTGTCTAGCCATTAACGCAGCCACTTTTCTATAATGTGGATTACAAACCGCCCTAATAAGTTCCACTTGATTTTCGTGTAAATGCCTTTTCTTTTCAGGTAAATGACATCTTAAAACATTCTCACAATAATAAATTGGGTCAGTTCTTTGCATGATTTTATTACCAATTAAAAAACTTACATCCTGACCAAAGATTTTATTATTCTGAATATCATAAACATCTTCTTTAACTAATTCGTGTTCTTTATTAACTTTTTCTAATTCGTGTTTGGTGTCTGTTGTTTTAGCCAAACAGTATCACTCTCCTTTACTACTTACTTATACAAAGATATTTAATTATCCTTGTTTTTATCTAAAAATTCCTTTAATGCCAATCTAATTACATCGCCTCTACGCATACCCATCTTAACAGCTAAGATAGTATATTCATTTACGATTTCCTTTGGCAACTGAACTGTCGTATTCATCATTTCACCGCCTTTCAAATACAAATTTATAATTATATAAAAGAAAAAATACAATTTTTAAACACAAAAGTAAATTTTCTTTTTAAACTATTTAATTATTCATAGATAATAGAATTATCATTCAAATTCCAACGAGCAATATTTAAATTATTTTCATTCATATTATTTTTTATTTCATCAATAGTAGAAACAATTATTTCATCAGATGGAAGTTTATCTCTATTACTTTTTTTAGGGTTAATAATTCTAATAAGTTTATAACCTTTATTAAGTATTATTTCTTCTCTTTCTTTTTCTTTCTTATTAAATTCTTCTAAAGTAAAATCTTTATTTAATTCAATCCTTAACCAATGACCTGAACCATCATATTCGATAGCAAAACTATCTACTATAATATCAACAACAAGACTTTGTGCTATTTCTTTATTATGTTCTCCGTTTAACAATTTATATAAATGAATTTGTGGTTTTGAAGTAGAAATTTTATTTTTCTTTTTAAATTGGTTTATAAGATTTTGTCTATGTTTTTCTCTTACTTCGGGTAATTGATTGTAATTTTCAACGCCATAATTATTCATAACTGTAATTTTTTGCTTTTTTACAACTTCTTTATTTTGTGATGGATATAACACACCATTATTTTTTAAACAAGTTTCTCTTGCCTTTTTATCTATTTCTTTGTTAGATAATGCACAAATAGTTCCATACCTTTCAATATTTGTTTTTGCCTGTTTTTCTTTTACCTTTTCATTTTGAGCAGCATTTTTACAGCCATATTTTTCCATACAGGTTTGTTCATATTTCTTTCTAACTTCTTTACTTTGAGCAGGATATGGTACTCCATTATTCTTTAAACAAGTTTGCTTAACTTTTTCTTTTACTTCTGGATTCCTCATTGGATGTGTATATCCAGTTTTTTCAAAATATGCAATCATTGAGTATTTAGGAGAACATTTACGACAATATGTTAAATTTAAATCTTTAATATTATTAAAACTTCTTAAAAACTCAACGTGACAATTTTCTTCATCACATATACATTTTACTTTTTTACTAAATTTTTTATGTAAGTCTTCTACATCAACTTCAACAAATTCGTTATTTTTTTCAAAAACATATCCTTTATTACGATAATGTTCAGCATTTCCTAATGGTCTTACTTTTATTTTCTGAGGTCTTATAACTGGCATTTTTATTTCTCCTTTATTTATAGTTTTATATTTTCACATACTTATAAATAAAAAAGAAATATTTTTAAACAAAAAAAAGGAAGAAAACTTTATTTTCTTCCTTTAATAAAGTACATTATTATAATTATTAACAACTATACTTTTTTATATTTAATTTTATTATTTTTAAATTTCTTGACAACCAAATCTTTTTAAATTGATTTGTTTCATTCTTTTTCTAATACCCTCATTTTGTATAGGGAACGCTACACCATATTTTTTAAAAATGTATTTTTTTATTTTTTCTTTAACAAGTTTTTCTTTAATCTCTTTACTAGTGAAAAGTATATTTCCACCATACCTTTCCAAGTTTATTTTCTTACTCTTTTCTACCACCTGTTTTGATATAATAGGATTTGCTGAACCATATCTTTTCAAATTACTTACTTCAACTTTTCTTCTTATTTCTTTGTTTGGCTGTACGTATTTTGAACCATAATCTTTACCATCTGTTTTCATAATTTGTTTCCTCCTGATGTTAAAATTTTATAAATTTATAATACACCCTTTTCCATTATTTGTCAAGTATTTTATTCATAAATAATAGAATTATTTTCTAAAATTTAATGAACCATATTTAATTTGTTTTTTATCCTTGTACTTTCCTTTTTATCTTTTATACTTTGTAATTCTGACACATTATCAACTCCATATTTTTCTCTACAAGTAATTTTAGTTTTTTCATATCTATGTTCTTTACAGAAAGTTTCATCAGGATTTTTTATAATTGACCTAATTCTTAAAAATTCAGCTCCACACTCATTACAAACACATTTCACCTTGCATCCACTTGTAACAGGTAAATCAACAACATTAATAGTAATTTTTTCATTATTCTTTTTGAAATCATACCCCAATTTTTTATAATAACAAGCAAGATTATTAGGAACAACTTCTACGAACTGATTTTTTATCATTGACATTTTTACTTTTCTCCTTTTTTATTTAAATTTCTTATTCATAAATAATAACATTATTAAACAAATACCATCTCGCAATTTTTCCATTTTTATTATTTAAATTATTTTCAATATTACCTATAGTATTTTTTATTATTTCATCAGAAGGAATAATATCTTTTATTCCTACTCTGCCTATTATTCTAATTATTTTATACCCATTATGAGTAAACACATTTTCTCTAATTTTATTTTTTTTATAAAACTCTTTCATTGTTAAATCGTGATAAGCGATAACACTATTCCAATGTCCACCACCATCATATTCAACAATTAAATTATTATTTAAAACAATATCAGGATGATAACCTTTTAATGTTTCATTCATCTTTCCATTTAATATTTTTCCAATATGTTCTTGTTGTTTTGAATCTGGCACAACCAAATTATTCATTATTTTTTCTCTATATTTTTCTAATATATTTTTATTTTGAAGTGGATGTTTTACTCCATATCTTTTTAAAGTAGTTGTTTCTGCTTTTTTTTGTATTTTTTTAACTTTCATAGGATGTGTTTCGTTATATCTCTCTAAACACGTTTTTTCCTTTTTTTGTTGAGTTTCTATAAGTTGAGATGTATTCTCTACACCATATTTTTCTAAATTTGTTATTCTATATTGTTCGTATTTATGTTTTTTACAAAAAGTTTTATTTCTATCTATTATTTTTGATACTCGCCTTTCAAAAACAACATTACACTTATCACAAACACATTTTACTCTAAAATTGCTTTTGGGTGGTAAATCTAAAGCATTTATAGTAATTTTTTCACTCGATTTTTCAAAAACATAACCTAAACTTTTATAATAACAAGCCAATGTCAAAGGTTTAATTTCTATAAATTGATTTTCCATTACAGGCATTTTTACCTCTCCTTTTTATTTATAATTTTATACTTTCACATATTTATAAACAAAAGAAAATATTTTTTAAACAAAAAAAGGAAAAAGTATTGTACTTTTTCCTTAATAAACATTATAATTTATAAATTATATATCTTTTTAATTTCATCAATCGAAGCATTATCAATAACAAAATCAATAATCATTGAAAGCATTTTTGTACTATTGAATTTAGGATTAGCTATTATTTTAACTTTATCAGCAGACAATCCTTCTTCATAAGCAACCTCCAACATAATGATTTGTTTTTTGTTAAAATTGCCACTATTTTTATATTCATCAATAAAAGTTTGATGAACTTCTTGATTAGGTTCTTTTAGTCTTTTAAAAAGTTTCATATCATCATATTAGTATGGAATTTCAATATAACCATCATAAGTTTTAATAAAGTTACCTTCTAATCTAATATCTCTACCAAAACTTTCATAATCAAAATAACGTTCAATAGTGTCCTTGCCTAATTCACTTGCACCACCATATATTTCTTCAACATAGTAATAACCTAAATCTCCATCATTTTTAGCAGGTATATGGAAACAATCAGGTGCTTTCTCAATTGCTTCTGTAACACTCCAACCATCATCTACAAGAGCTTCCACAGTGTCTAAATCATACTCATCAAGATGGTCTAATTCAAAAGCGATATCATTTAACTCATCAAGGTCATAAGTCTTTACATCCGCATAATCAAAATCACTCTCAACATTTACGACTTCAACACCCTCATAATAAGCATCTTCACCTAATACTTCATCAACTGCATCTTCAATATCGTGTACTGGTAACTCAACTTTACCAGTTGCACCTGTATCTTTTCTTCTTACTTCTACGATAAATTCAGAACCAATAGAAGCTGTTTTATTCATTCTTGCTTTAATCTTATTCATGATAAAAATCTCCTTATTGTTATTTTTATTATTTAAATAACAATAAGGAGTTAATTTATTATTCTTCGTTTAATTCATCTTCGATTTTCTTTGCAAGTGCAGACTTACCGTTATTCTCAAAAATATATTTAAGGTCTTCAAGGTCATATTGGTCTTCGACATTACCAGATTCATATTCATCAATCAAATCATCAAGAGTACCTTCAATACCAGTACCACCAAGATAATACCAACTTTCTAACTTGTCACCAACTAATACAGCAGCCTGATATTCTGAATTTGTTAAAAATACTACACCACTATTTTCATTAAATTCAGGATGTACACCGTTAGTTTCAAAATCATCAGGTAAACCACCATTTAACCAAGCATCCAAAACATCTTTTAAAAGTGAAAGCTCTCTTGTACCAAACTTAGCCAAATCTGTTGTATTAGCTACCTTTCTCATTGAAGCAACCTTTTTTCTTGCTGCTGTTTTATTCATTCTTGCTTTAATCTTATTCATAATAAAACACTCCTTAAAAAATTAATATATTATAATAAAACTATCCTTTGTTTGAACCAACTCTAAACCAGTTGCTTCATCTTCACCAAATTCTTGATAATCAAAATAATTATCTAAAACACTTTCTGGCAATTCCTTTACGCCACCCATTTCATTGATATATTCTCTTGCAAAATCAGCATAAGATTCACAATCGTAATATATAGCATAATCACCTGAATTAGCAACTCTTATAGCATCTTCAATAGAATAAAGACTTTCATTTACGAGAGCTACAACAACTTCAAATTCACTCTCACTAAGTTCATCTATCTGCTTTGCAAGGTCATTTAAAGCATTAATTCCATAATTATCTACGCCATGTTCAATTGCACTTTCATAATCAACAACTATAATATCATAATTTAAACAATCTTCGCCAAGACCTTTTTTGAGTTCTGATTCAAGATTATTAACAGGCAATTCAAGTTCCATTTCTCTATCATTGTCTAATCTTCTAACCCAAACATCAAAAATTGAATCATCAGAAGCAAGCTTCTTCATAGAAGTAGCATTTTTTGTTGCAATCTTCTTATTTGCAATCTTGTTCATTCTTGCTTTAATCTTATTCATAATAAAAACCCCTTATTACTATTTTTTATTATTTAAATAACAATAAAATGTCATTTTATATTTTTACTTATAAAATCCAAAGTATTATAACATAATATATTCTATTGCTTCTTTAACATTGCATTTTTCATTGTTACACCAATCAATAATTTCTTCAATGTCCTCATTTTTACAACGTACATCTAACATATAAAGCACGTCATATAAATCAAGTAAAGATATACCCTTAAACATTTCTTCTGGTATACCAAAATCATTTTTTACACTAACAATAGTATTTTCTTTAGATATATTACGAAGTTCACTTTTACTAGCACACGCTTCCATATCTAAAAACAATAATTCACCTGTTTCCTTATTTTCAAGCTCTACTGCAAAATCAGAATTAGGAGCATTTAATGTTAATTCTATTTCTGCTTTAACTAATCTTTTCATATTTCCACCCCATTATTTTAAATTCTTTCTAAAAAGAAATAATTATAATTATAAAAATTTAACCTGACCGAATATTTAATGTTATTTATTTGTAAGTATTTATAAATTCTATTATAATAATTAATATCTTCAATTTCACACAATATATCTACATTAGAAATTCTACTACCTATTCCACTCATAAATTCATCTTCCAAAAAATCCAACAATATCCCAGTAGATATATTTCCCAATTCTTCAATGGCAACAATAATTGTTCTACAATATAATTTATCATTTCTTAATTCGGGTATCATTACTATTTTTTCTATTTTATCTTTTAAAAAATCATCAAGATATAAAGCAAGTCCTTTTACGCCTAACTTTTCCATAAAACTATTCATAATAAACTTTATTTTGTTAAATAAATCATTTGATATTTTATCCACATAATAATTCTGTTCTTCAATCATAAATGATTCTTCAACAATAATAGGAGATAAATATTCATAAATATATTTGTTACTCTCTGCCATAAAAAGACCTCCAAACGTAAAAAATAGTTTTATAAAAAAGTTTAACTCAATCTTCACAAAATTCGTTTTTATATTGAATCCACGCAATACCATATGCCATATCTGAATTCATTTTCTCTTTTTTCATCAAAAGGTCTGCCCTTGTTTGAACCCAATCATAAGCACTCTTATTATAATTCTTTTCTGCCAATCTTTTAATTATCCTATTATTTTTTGATAAATCACTTGTAAAACAATTCTGTATATAAAATTCAGGATATTTATTATGTAAAATACCATAAAATTCAGTATATGATAAATTTTTTAATGTTTGTTTGTCTATAAGAATTTCTTTTTCCTTATCATCCTTATAAGCACTACCAAAAGTTTCAATATATTCGTCTTTATAATCTTCTATGAACTCATCATCTTCTACTTCATATTCTTCAAAAAAGAAGTTCTTAATAGCTAAGAAAATTGATTTATTCTCATATAACTTTTTATTTATAAAAACAATTACTTTATTAAAACCCTTAGTACGTAAATCTACAATACTTTTTTTAGCTCTTAAATCTATTCTTTTAACTTCACTATCTACTTTCTTTAAAATATTATCTACATTTTTTACAGCACATTTATATATATTACTTGAACTTCTTTTATCTTCAATTAATTTACAAATATGTTCGTCATTATTAGAATAAAAAACATTACCTGATGAACAATCTATTGAAACTTTTTCATTTTTATTTGTAGCAAAACAAACCATTGTATTATGTCTTTTTGCTTTTATATCTCTTTTTCTCAATTCGTTATATATATTTTTAGAAAGGTCTTTATTTACATTAGTCTTTAAAAACATTTTTAATCCATCCTTTTTTTATTTAAAATATAAAAAAATAACGAATTTTTATACAACAAAAGGGAAGATTTATTTCTCCCCCATTTATTATAATTAATCCCATCTACTACGTTTTGTTATACCAACAATATGTTTGGCAAGGTGTTCTGTGATTATTTTTTCCTTAACCAATTCTGTGACATACTCCCCCACCTACACTACACTAAGAGGTGTGAGCTTCTGATTTAACAGATGTTTCCCACTCAATACATCCATTAAATATCCATTACTAATATCTTCTTCTATTTTTTGAACTTTATCCAAACAATATTTCAAAAGTTTACGGCAACTCATATTTAAGTCATTATCAGAACCATAAGTAATATCTTTTATAGCAAAATCTAAATCAATAATATCACCTTTAATATGACGTTGAAAATTTTCATTTTCCTGCTCAGTTCTTGTTTGAATATTTCAAAATCTATTTTGCTCCATAAATATCGTTCTCCTTACACAAAAGTAATTTTATATATTTAGCCCTCTTTTGATACAGTCTTATATATTAAGGATTCTTTGTTGTCAATTGAATAAATCATATCATTTATCTTTTCCCTATATCCCTTTAATTCTTGAATAAGTTCTTTATTCAATCCGTTTACAAGGGGATAAGAAATGCAACTAACAGCTTGGTCTATGTCATCAACAATATTTGTTAATAAGTCTAAGAAATTGTCATTCTCTCTTGAATTAAATTCAACAATTTTCATATTATTCACCTTCTTCATCTACAAAGTATTCAGCTTTAGATATTTTATTAATATTTACAATATGATTAGAAAAATTACTTGTTATACAACCTGCCTCTACAAGTTCCTGAATAAAACAATCTTTATCAGCAGTATCTCCATCATAATTAATATTAGTTGATATTTTTATAGTTCCCTTATTATGTCTTGTATAAAAAAATTCAAGTTCATAATAATAATTATGTTCAATATAAGGTTTATAGATAAACTCATCCTCAATTAAAATTTCATCATACATATCTTCTATGTCAGATTTATATGATTTTAATTTATCAATAATATCCTTATTTAAACTTTTTGTATTAGGGTTAGGATAAGTAATACAACTAATAGCACGTTCCATATCTTCTACGCTTTCTTGTAAAGCATTAAGAAATTCTGCGTTTTCATATTTATCTCTTTTTACTATTTTTATTTCATCAACTATCATAATTATCTTCCTCCTTATTGTTTAATTTTTATACCATATATTTATAGTCCTCTATCCAATCTATTATCCTAACAAATGGAATGTTATATATCTGTCTTTCTACAATATTGCCATTACAAAAAGAAATAGTAAATCTCTTTGATTGTGGATGCTGCTTATTGATTTTAACACAAGAATTATCGTTTATAGTATAAACTATTTCATTACAATCTTCCTGTAAAACAAAACCTTCACCCAATTGTTGACAAATCTTTTTCATAGTGTTCATTAGTAAATTCTCCTTATATGTTTTTGTCATTATGACATTATAATGCGTTCATTATAACATATCAATGTTTATTAGTCAAGTCTTTAAGTATAAAAAGTATTTATATAAATTTTTTATTATATTGCTTTTCTCATTTTTTTAAAACAAACTGGGCAGTATATTTTTTTCTCTGTTCCAAAAAGTAATTTTAAATACTTATCCTCACTTATCTTGCCCTCTTTGTTGCATACGTCACATACTACGTAACACTTACCATCTTTCATCTTTAACATAATCATCATTCCTTTCTTTTTGTTTTATTATACCATATTTTTTATGATTTGTCAAGTGGTTTTTTTGATATTTTTGCAACAATATTTGATAAATTATAATACACTATTCATATTTGTATTTATAAAAGGAAGTTTGTTAAAAACAGTATTTAATTATAGAAGGAGACTATTATGGGAAAAATTGATAGAAATATTAAACGATTAATAAAGAAATCTAATTTGCAAGAATTTAAGGAAGATTTTGAAATTTCTGATACAAATATTTGTATTCTTGATTATTTACAGTTCGATGCCTTTGACGATAAGCACCCTAGAATAAATGTAAATGATTCTGCTCTTAATACTGCAATTTCAAATATCTCCATTAGATTTTCTAAGGAAAATTTAAATACAGTAGCAAGTAAGATAGAAAATGAAATAAAGAAAATAGTTGGCACTGACGATATTATTTTTTGGAAAGAAGATGGTTTTATTCGTATAGAACTCAAAACTTTTCCTAAGTGTATAGACAAAAAAGATATAACAAATAGATATGATAAAAATTCTCTTATTGTGACATTTTCTTTCAACATTCTTATAAATGGTTCAAATATAATTTCCATACCAGAGCTTGAAGAAATCGGATTTTAAGAAATTGAATTTTAGGTCTTGACATTATAAGGGAATTATAGTATAATAATTCTAGGGTCATGTTTTGTTCATATAATCGCCTTGTTGTACCAGACTAAAAACAGGGTGGTTATTCTTATATAAAAAGCCTCTGAGAAATACTTTTTTAAGTACTCAGAGGTTTTTATTATCTATAACAGAGCCTTATTTATAATACAAAGTTTCAAAAAACAAATTTAATTACCTAAAAGATAAGGTGATAATTCGTCATACGCTTTGTCATATTCTTCTTCGGTGTTGAATATATATTTTCCCAAGTTCACTATCTCTACTTGATTTTCTTCTTTCATTTTTTCTAATTCTTCAAATAATTCATTATACCTTTTACAAAGAATTATAGCAATTTGCAATAATCCCTTAACTGAATATCTTGAAGCTTCTTTTTCTATTATTAAACGATATTTATCTTCTTCCTCAAATTTAGAAAAATCATATCCTAACATTGCTAAATCCATAAACTTATTTTTAAGTTTTGTTTTTACTTCTTCGTAACATTCTTCACGAACATATACATCTTTGTTTTGTATGGCATTATTTCTACTACATACTTCATTAAATTTCTCTAATGTAAGTTTTGTTTTATCGTAGCAATCATATGTCAAAATTCCTATCTGTATCTTCATTTTTTCCTCCTTGTGCTTCTAAAATATTTTTTATCATAATCAAAATAATCAATTAATTTTTTATATTTTTCTTTATCTTCAATAAAAAATATTTCTTTATTTTTTATTTCTATATTATTTATCTTTTCCATATCTTTAATTATTTTCTTCGCTCTATCAAAATCTATAAGATTGTACATTAGTAAACTTAACATTGAATATCTCAAACCATTATTCATTAAATAAAAGGTTTTGTCGTTATCTATATTATCTATTCTAAGCACATACCCCATAATTAAAACATCAAATAATATTTTCTTTATACTTTTCTTTGTTTGTTCAATATCTTGTTCAATATCTTGTTCTATATCTTGTTCTATATCTTTCCCTGCATTTTTCTCTTTTATTATATATTCTTTTCCCTGAATACAACCATTTTGAATACATATATTAGAAAATTCTTCTTTAGATATATCTTCTTTATGACAAAAACAGTATCTTAATTCCTCCATCTTATCCGCAACCTTTCTTTGTTATAATTTTATAACATTATTTGTTTCTTGTCAATAAAAATTTCTAATAATCTAATTATATTTAAACATATTTAAACATATGTTTTTTTATAATTCTTAACATTTATCCTTTGAAAATATATTCTGTTATAATAGTATCGCACAATAGTTATTTATTATAAAACACTTATAATTTATAAAGAGAGGTAAATGATATGAAACATAAAAATTTAAATAATAATCTAAAAATTAAAAGATTGATAAGAAAATCAGAAGCAACCACACCAGAAGATTTTTTAGAAGAATGTTATGAAAATGATGGTTTTGATGGTTGGCAATTAGAATACATTCGCAATGGTGTTAAACTTGGATTGTCCGTAGACCAGTTAAAAGTTTATGCAGACCCTGAAAATCCTGATAAATTTAATGCAAAGCAAATGCGTGAAATTTTAGATGCGTATGAAAGAAAATTCACTCCTGAACAAATTAACTTCATTGCTAATCCACAGTTTAATGAAGATGAAATGTATGAACTTATATTTATAGGTTGGTATTATGGTAATAAAGAGTTTGAAGATACAAAAAAAGAATTAACACGAAATCCTAATTATCTTAAAGATTTAATTGAGGAAGATAATAAAAGATTTGAAGAAGATGAAAAAGCACAGCAAGAAGCATTGGACGAATTAGAGAATCCTTGGTATATAGATGATGCTGATGACGAATTATTTAATGAATTTGACAAAGCAAAAGAAAGAAGTCGTTATGATTTAGGTGTATAAAAATTATATTTTTTGAAATAGTTAAAAATATTTGGGAGAACAATTAAAAGGGAGTATAAAAACTCCCTTATTTTAATGAAAAATTATATAAATTATCTTACACTTTATCAGAATTGTGTTTTTTCACCGAATTTTATTTATTTATTTATTTATTTATTGCAAGCAACAAATAAATATGATTATAAGAGGGGTAAATAAAAATGAAAATAAAAAGATTAGTTAGAAAAGCAGAGGCTACTACACCAGAAGAATTTATACAAGAGTGTGAAGATAGTGGTAAATTTAATTGGGGTCAAATGATGTATATTAGACAGGCAAGTAGACTGAACATAACAATGGAACAACTTAACTTTATTTCAAATCCTAATTTTAGTAAAGCACAAATGGCTGCTATTAGAACAGCATATGACTATAATGTCCCAATGAGTATAATTGAACAATATTCAAAACCTGAAAATAGTAATTTAGATACAGTTTTTAAATATTACGATAAATTAACAACAGAACAACTTGATTTTATTGCTAAGGATTGTAGTAACGCTTGTAGTTTGTATGTAGTAGAATTGATTGCAGAAGGTTTTGAGAAAAGATTATCAGTAGAAGAAGCTAAAATACTCACTAATCCAAATCTTACAGATAGAAAAGTACAAAATATTATCAATCGTTTCTTACAAGGTTCTACTATTGAAGATATAAAGAAAAAATATAACTTATAAAAAATAAAGAGGGTGATTATTACTTCACCCTCTCTTATTATTCATTCATATAATCATTATCCTTTGTAAGTTCATTATCTTCATCAGATTCTTCTATATCATTTTGGTAATTGTCATCTTTAAGTCTAGGTAATATTTCATCAAAATCTCTCTTTAAATCAGTAATAGCTTGAATATCATTTGTTGTAGGTATTCTTACCTGCTGCTCCAAACTGTCATAAACCGTTTCATAATTGTTAAATAAATCATTTATATTATTAAGCAATATTGCATTTTTTTCAATTACATCATCAATACTTTTCTGTATCTTATCTAATAAATCATTTAATTCATTATCAGCAGTAATTGTTCTTTTACTTGCGACTAATCTTTTCATTATACTTCTTCCTCCATACTTTTTTCTTTAAAAATAAAAAATTTACTTATTTTTAGTATAATATAAATATGAAAGGACGTGTGAAGTATAAATGAGAGTTGATATAGATAAAGAAAACGAATTTTATATGGAATGTTTATTTGATAAGAAAATTGGTAAAAAAGCAAGACAATATTTAATTGAAAGAAATATAACAAAAGAAACCGCTCAGTTTTGGAAATTGGGATATTCACCTAATAATATGATTGCTCCTATCTTTGATACAAACGATATGTATAAACCTTGGGAAAAATTACAGGGAAGAATAACAATACCTATATATGACCAAAACGATAATTTAATTTCTATCTCAGGAAGATTATTATTTATAGATGGTGTTAGACCTAAATATGACCATTATCCTTTTCCTAGTAGAAGTATTTTATTTGGGTTAAGTCAAAATAAAGAAGAAATATTTAAAGAAGATAGATGCTTTCTAACAGAAGGACAAATGGACGTAATATCCGCTTGGCAAAAAGGCGTAAAAACTATTGTAAGTTCTTTTGGTGCTCATTGTTCTGAATGGCACTTAGCTTTATTATCAAGATATACAAATAATATAACTGTTTTATACGACAACGACAACGCTGGTAGAATGGGTGCTAATAAAATAAGAGAATTTAAGAAGTATAAAGATTTAAATATAAATATTTTAAATATCTTAAACGAGGGAGAAGATTTAGATAATTTCTTTAGAGAACATAATAGTGAAGATTTTGAGAATTTATTAAATAAGAATAATAAAGAGAACATAATGTTACAAAAAATAAAGATGTTAAAATCTTTACAGAAATTATATTAAATAATAATTTATAAAAGAAGCTCTTTATAAGAGAGTTTTTTATAAAAAAGTGTTTTATAAAAGAATATTTTACAAGAAAGTTTTTTTACAATATAAGAGAGTATAGCGAACAATTATACCCTCTTATTTTATTGTAAGTTTTTAAAAAAAACAATAAGTATTTTATTAAAAATTTTATTATGAATTTTATTAAGAAAGTTATTAAGAATTAAGTAATTTTAAATAATAAAGTTCCCTTCTAAAAAGTTTTATTGTAAGAAAACCTCTATACTAAAAAAGGATTTACTAAAAAAGACTTTACTAAAAAAAGGAAGTTTAAAAAAATAATTATAAGAAATGGTTTATAAAGTACATTACAAACATTACATTATAGTAAAAATGTGTTATAAATGTTTTATATTAAAAATCTTTATTGTAAGAAGAAACTCTTTATTAAAAAAAGACTCTTTATATAGAAAAGACTCTTTATAAAAAAAGTTCTTTATAAAGAAATGTTTTTTATTAAAAATGCCTACTATTAAAAATAATGCTTATTATAAAAACATCTCTTAGAAAAACTTCTCTTAGAATAAATCTTATTTAATTATTTCTTATTATATCCCTTAAATAATCTTACCCTGTTTTTTCAAAAATTTTTCATGAAATTTTTTTGCCTAGGGTTTTTGTTTGTAGAAAAGTGCCTTATTTTTTATGGGGGAATATTATCTGTCTGTACTATTAAAGTTAGGGCATTTTTCCAAAAATTTTTCATGAAAATTTTTTACATAGGGGTTTTATATATCAGAAAAGCCCTTTATTTTTTATACAGAGTAAATTGTATATTAAATCACCTTTATATGGAATGAATAATTATGCTCCGCTATTACGCAATAATAATTATTATATAAATTATATTCCGCTCCGCTCCAAATTATTTTCTTATATTATAAACCAATAATTGTTGCTTTCCCAAAAAACGCTCAAAAAATTACCCCATGATTTAAGACGGGTATGGCGTTTTCTGTGGGGCAAATATGAGTTTTTTTGCGACTTTTTTAGGCGTTTTTTGGCTATTTTTAGGCTTATTTTTTAGTTAAAATTAACAGAAAAATAGGTCAATTTTTGTGAGTATTTTTTTATTTTTAAAAACTTTTTGAAAAAATATTTAATAAAATTAATTCTTATAAAAAGCCTTTTAATAGGGCATATTTAATATTTGAATATTTCAATATATTTATGCTTTTTTATGCAAAAATAGCTTATATAATATAACAAAAAATAGGGTGTTTTGCCATTGTCGTTATTTTAACAATAAATTGTTAATAAAATAACAAGGATTTTTCTAAAAATTTTTTATATCAAATATTTATAATTAACTATTATCATATAATTTATAACCTATTTAGTGGCAAAACAAGTTCTTAAATCACATTATAGCAAATAAGTATAATTATTCAAAAAGGTATAATAATATACAATAGTATGCAATAATGTATAAATAATTCAAATGCTGAAAATATGTATATTCAAGTTCCATAGATTTATCCTTATAAAAACATTCATATTAAAAAATAATAATTTATATAATGAATAAATTATAAGAAAAATGAATAAAAAACTTTTTAAACACGGGATATAATGAATAAAATAACGCATAATAATGAATATTGATGTATAAATTATAATCTTATAATATAATTAAATCAAGAAAAAATATAAGCATTTAAATTTTAATATATGCCGTTAAAATCAATTATAATACTTATTAAGAGCTGTTTATTATTCGTCAATAAATTCACTGATAATTATTTAAAAAACCGTTTAAACGGCAAATAAGATTAAAAATGATTATATGAATAATGGTATAAAAGAATAATATTAAAAATGTCTTTTTAATAAAAAACTATTGACAAATAATAAAAAGTATGATATAATATAAGTATGAATAAAGAGGACGTTAAAGTCCACACACAATACACTTTTTAATCAAACAAGGAGGTTTTAATTATGAAAAATTTTGGCTTAAGTTTTAGCGGAGTAGTAGGATTGGCACTTTATGGGATAAACAGATTGACAGGTGGAACACCTGTTAGGACACCAGAAGAAGCAGCAAAGGTAAAAAGACCTATATATCTTTACAATCCATTCACAGAAGAACAACTCAAAGATTGTATAATGATAAAGGTAATTTAAAAAATAAAGAGTAGGTATAAAAGCCTACTCTTTTTTATTATAAAATATTTTTATAAACCTTTTATTACAATTCACTTTCTCTTATAAATTGTTCGTTCTTTTCTTTTATTTCTCTTAATGCTTCAATTTTCTTAATCAATTTATCTACATTAAACATAGCACAGTTATAAGCTTCACCTAAGTGCTTTTTATTCTTAAACTGTCCTAAATTACAGAAATACTTTTCATTGTCATCTTCTATTAAATATACTTTACCTTCTAAACAATCAATATGTAAATAATCATCATCGTTCAGAATAACATATAATACCAAACCATTCTTTTTAGTATCAATATCATTCTTTCTTAATTCTTTCCAAAGATATTTAGCTAATTCCCTATTAAATGTTACATCGTTTATAATATAACTTGCCAAGCGTTTCATTTATAATGCACCTACTTTTTTTATTTAAAAAATAAGAAATATAAAAAATTATATTTTGAGAGCTAATTTAATCTTTTCAAAAACCATACCAATTGGCAATTCATCACCATCTTCAAATTCTTCAATAATGAACCAATCTCTTTCTTCCGCAGTTTTTCTGTAAAGATTATCCGTATCAATAAGCAATTGTTTGTTTTGCTCAAAGATATCATCCTTATCATTTTGATAAGTTCTTTTCTTTCTATTATTTATTCTTTTAATAACAGTTTCAATAGGTAAAGTTAAATAAATAATATCGTCAGGCTTTTTAAGATTTAAACTTTCAAATTCCAATTCTTCAAGTTCTGCAACACTGCCTTTTTTATCTCTTGCAATTTGAAAAAGGTTGCTGTATGTATATCTGTTTAAGATTACATAATATCCTTCGTCAATATATCTTTTCAATTCTTTTTGAATACTTACTCTATCACTAGCGAATACAATATTTAATATTTCTTTTGGAATACTATTAATATCACCATATTCACCTCTTAAATATTTTGCAATTAAGCTGCCAATATAAGTTTCATATTGCGGAAAAGAATAAATCTTTACTTTGATATTTTTTTCTTTTTCTAAATATTCTCTTAATATTTCAATATAAGTTGTTTTACCGCTTGCATCTATGCCCTCAAATTCAATCAATCTGCCTTTATTTATTTCCTTTAATACAGATAGTTCACCGCTGCCATTGAACCATCTTTTGTTGATTACAATACCCTCAAATCTATCAGTAGTATATAAATCATAAAGTCCATATCTATTATATTCACTTTCATCAGTTACATAACATTTAATAATCTTATCTTTCATAACCAATCTCCATTTATTTTAAAAATATATTTTACTATTTATGTAGTCTTTTACTTCTCTAATATTAGGCAAATCACTGCCGTATATAATGCCATTTTTAACAAAACAATTTTTATTTTTTATAAAGTCAATATTATTTTGAATAGTATCAAATAACAAGTTATTATTTAATCTTTCAGTTTGAAAAAATAATTTATAAATATCTTTTTCGGTAATATAAACAATTATACATTTCATAAAAATCACCTCATTAAAAATTAAGGGAGATATAATATATATCCCCCTAATTATAATTAAAAAATACCTTATCTATAAATCAATCCCACCAATAAAAAATATTTTCTTTTATAATATCAAAAAGTTCATTTTTAACAGTTTCTTTTTGTTCTTCAATGTCCTTAAAACTGTTTTCAAAAGAATCATGATTTTTTGCATATTCTTCATAAAAATAATTATCATCAATAAGTTTATCTAAACGAGTAATACATTCATTTAATTGATTATTATATTTTTCAATTAAATCATCTGTTAGTAAAGAATATTCTTCATTATGTTTTTTAATAAAGTTCAATTTAGTTCTTAACATAATAAAAATAAATGTATAATCCCAATCGTAATCGTTTGCAAGTACCTTCCTATATTTAATTACATTTCTAAAGAAATTTTTCATAGTTCTGAATTTATCCTTTAAGTTATAAAAAAATCTATAAATACCTGTTCTAATTTTTTGTTTTTCAATTTTTTCTATATCTTTTTGAATTTCCTCTTGAAAATCTTCAAAAGTTTCAAAAGTCTTATATTTTTTTTCTTTCATAAAAACTCCTTTCAACCACAAAAAGAATTATTTATATATTAAAAGAAAATATTATTTAAGAATATCCAACCACAAATATTCTCTTTATAAGAACCACATTACTTTTCATTCATTATACTTCATTCTTTTTAATTAAGAAATATATAATATTTTTTAATTTTTAATTTCTGCTTCAATCATTTTACTTAACTTATTAAAAAGGTTATCGAATTTAATATTAGCGATATCCCTAAAAGTAATTTCATCTATTTTTTTAATAAACACGCTATTAGTGTCTACATCTCTAAGAAGAAAAGGAATAGTACCATTATCGATATTAGTGAACATATCTTCCTTTAAAATAAAATCAACAGCATCTTGCTTAGAGTTAAATCTAACTGCTGAAAAAATATCTTCTCCCCAAGTATACTTAATATCTTCATCGTAAACTAACTTTTTTTCTTCATTGTTTTCTTTGCACGTAATAATAAACATTTTTATACTTCCTTTCTTATAATTATTTTTGGGGCAAAATAACCTCAAAAAAATTTAATAATAAAATCGTAAAATTTTTTCAAGGTTATTATTTTTATAAATAAAAATATTCATTTTTTTAACATTTAGACTTCATTGAACTTCTACTTTAAAGAATAAATAAAAACTTATTAGTTTTCTACTGTTACTGAAAACGTTACTTTGGTTCATAGTGGAACAAGTTTGTTTTTTAGATTTTTAATAATTAAGTTTTTGTCTGTTTTTGTTGCAAAGTTTAAAAAGTTTTATATGTTAAAAAAATAAAAATAAAAAATCATTTAATAAGAAAATTTAGTTTTCAAAAAGATTTCACAAATATTACTAACAAGCCGAGAATATCTTTAAAACTAAGCTTTTATAAAAACAAAAATATTACTTAAACATTATAATAATATTTCATTTATATTACAACCATTACTTTTAATTTACATAAAGATTACTGTAATATTGTAAAACTATTGCCAATTATTACTATTTATATTTCTAAATATATTATTGATAACTGAAGCTAAGAAAATATTCAGTTCAGAATCAATTTTAGAATCTCCTTTAAATAAGAAAAAAACAAAAGAGAATACATTCACTAACGGTATGTAACTTTTCAATAAAACAATTATAAATGATATAAGAATATAAAATATCAATAATAATTGTAAATCTTCATCTGCAAGACACAGACGAAAATATTCATTTCTATTTAAACCATCGGGCAAACTTTTATCATATTCCAAGTAATAGAATTTACCCTCTTTATTCTTAAAGAAAAAAAGGATAATACATAAAATAGTTTCAATTAATTGAAATATGAAAATAAGGAATAACCCATTACAAAACAATCCATACATTATTTGTTACCCGTATAAACTTTTATCCTCACAAGGTTCACAAGCATCACAAGAGAGAAAAGCTAAATACTGCAAAGAAAATTCTCCCATAATTCTAGTGCCCTTGCATTTAGTACATCTACATTTATAATTATGATATATTATATGATTTCTTCTTTTAGTAGGTTCTAATTCTTCCAGAATCTCAAATTTACCAATTTTATCACCCACTTTAAGTTTCACACAGGTTTCCTCCTTTATAAGTTATTTTACAATATTATACCTCTAATTCCAAGTTTTGTCAATAGATTGCAAAATGAGAAAAATATTTTTTACATATTTTAACAAATTTTATTGACATTTGCATAATGATATGGTATAATATAACTAATAAAAATATTATAGAGAGAGGGTAATTTTATGGTAAAGAAAACAAACGAAAAATATTTCGTAATATGTGATTGTTGTGGCTCTATTAGTATGAGCAATTTAGATAGATACAACGAATACATAACAGGACAAAGCAAAACTTCATTATGTATGAGTTGTTTTGATAAGATATTTAAAATCAGTTCTGCAATTGACAAAATAAAAAATAATGAAAAAATTTATAAATTTGGATAAACTAAGAAGGTGAGTAAGTACTCACCTTTTTTAAATTTAAAGATATAAAAAAAGAGATAATTTTTTCATCTATCTCCTTATAAGAATTATTCGTGTCTTAGTTCCCATTCTCTTTCTAATATATCAAACAAATCTTAAACATCAAATAGTTGAAATTGCAACTCATTTTTAGAATCTTCATCATCACAAGCACTGATTGTTTTTTAATAGTTTCTTTTTTTCTGTCATAAGATTAAGAATCTCACATTGAGAATGTAAAGCAATTTTTGTAATCTCATAACTATTTATATTAACCATAAATATAATCTCCCTTTGATTGTAAAAAAGTATATATGGTTTTGTTAAATCTTTTCTTAATTATATTATACTATTTTTTTATAATGTCAAGCCTTTTTAAAATATTTTATTAAACGCCATTACAAGCTTTATATTTGCTCATACAGGTGTTTATAAAAGTGATTGATAAAATATGTCGGTAAATGAATTAACCCTTTCAATAAACAAAATAAAATTAAAATAAAAGGTATATACAGTTCCATAATAAAGAGTTGTACATACCTTTTGAAAAGTATTTAAATTATTAAAGACGATTAAAGTAAAGCATTAAATTCTTCTTCCGTGATTACTTCAATGCCATAACCTTTAGCTTTATCAATTTTATTTTCTTTTGCACCTTCACCAATAATTAAATAATCAGTACCTTTTTTAATGCTGCTAACAGTACCACCATTATTTTCAATAATATCTGTCATTTCATTTCTTGATATACTCAATTTACCAGTAAAACAAAATGATTTATTGTTTAATTTACCATTATTAGTTTTTACTTTACCAATTATACCTAAATTGATTAAATCGTTTATCATATCTTTATTCTTATTTATATATTCTAAAATATTATTCACTAATATTTCCCCAAATGTGGGTAAAGATAATAATTCTTCATAGGTACAATTTATAAAATTATCTAAAGTTTTATATCTGTCTTGTAAAATCTTTCCTTTTTCTTTTGAAACGCTTTTAATCATTAAACCATCAATTATTTGACTTAATTCATTATCTTTGGATTTTTCAATATTATTTAATATTTTATCAGCAGATTTATCTCCCATCTTTTCTAATGAGGATATATCATTTTTCTTTAATTTATAAATATCTATAAAGGTTTTTATTTTACCAACACTGAATAACTTATTTATAAGAACTGTACCAAAGTTGTCAATTTCCATAGCTTTAATAAAGTTTTCTATTTTATTAACTTGCATACCAGTACAATTTTCATTATCACAGTATAAGAAAATGCCTTTATCAGTTGTATTAGATTTTAAAGGTTGCCCACAAGATGGGCAAACAGTAGGAATAGTTATTTCCTTTTCTTCACCACTTCTTAAATCTTTTATTACAGACTCGATACAGGGTATTACATCTCCCCTTTTTGATACAATTACAGTATCACCAAGCTTTAAATCTAAGTTCTTTATATATTGAATATTGTGCAATGTAGCATAACCAATAGTTGAACCACCAATTTCAACAGGTTCAATTACAGCCTTAGGAGTAATAGCTCCCTTGCCACCTAAACACCATTCAACATCCAATAAGACACTTGTATTTTCCATAGCAGGAAATTTATAAGCAACAGCATAGTTAGGATATTTTTTACCTATACCAAGTCTATTCCAATCATCATACTTGTTAGCTTTAATTACAATACCATCAATGTCAATATCTAAATTATTTCTATTTTCATATACTTCATTAAATAGCTTATTTAGCTTTTCAATTGCATTATCAATATTATTTACTTTAACAGCTGCTAAAGTTTTATAAGGAGTAATAAATATATCTTTTAATAATTTAATATCCTTTAAATAAGTATCGTTATAAAAATCATCATTCTCATAATAGCCATAAGGAGAAAATATTAAATATTTACAATAATCACTGTTAGGGAGTTTGTTCTTTAAAATACCACTCGCAGCATTTCTAACATTTTTATATTGATTTTCTTCGGGTAGATTTTTATTTATTTCAGTTAAACCCTCTTTTAATAAAAGAATTTCACCTCTTACTTCTACTTTTTCAGTATCTTTAAACTGTTCTATATAATAAGGAACATTAGGAATAAGTTTAGCTGTCGCAGTATTATCTTCGCCGACTTTTCCATTACCTCTTGTACTAGCTTGTGTGAGATATCCATTTTCATATACTAAAGAATTTGCAAGACCATCAAATTTATATTCAAAGATAAATTCTTTAATATTTAATTTATTAAATGCTTTTTTAACCCAATCGTTAAATTGTTCAATAGACAAAACTTTATCTAATGATAACATAGGAATTTTATGATTTACTTTATTAAAAGAATTTTCATTTAGATAATCACCTAAAATTTGTGTAGGAGAATTATCATCTTTAAACTCTGGGAACTGTTCTTCCAATTTTTTTAATTCTTCTAATAATTTATCGTATAGAGAATCAGAGATATTATTTTCAGAAGAATTTTTAAAATATAATTCATTTTGGTTATTTATCAGATTTCTTAATCTAACAATTCTACCCTTAATCATTTCATTCATAGACAGACCACCTTTTCATTTTTTCCTTTAATTATAATATAATTATTTTTAGGAGTAGTTCAAAATACTCATTATTATTAAAAAATTATTAAAAAAATTATTATTAGAATCATTAAAAAATATTTTATATATTTTTAGAAATATTCTTAATAATATCCCTAATAATAAAAACTTTTTTAAAAGAATATATTAAAAATAAAGGATAGTTTTTATTTCTATCCTTTATTATAATGTATTTTATCTGCATATATAAGTTGTACTAAAAGAAGTTTTAAAAACCTTTACAACCTGTCCTTGAACAAAGTTAGATTGCCATACACAGCCCTCTGAACCACTAGGACGATATCCACTCAACAACTGTTTAGCAACATTTATACTTCTTTGACTAGGCTGATTATATATAGTTCCATTACTGTATGTTTGATATTGACCACTTTGAGTAATAACACCTTTTACAGTTGATGGAAAATTAGAACTTTTCACTCTATTCATAACAACAACGCCAACCCACATTTTGTGTTCATCAGTACAACAATCACTTGCTTCTGCATCGATTACTCTACTTAACCAGTATAAATCGTCATCAGAATAGTTTTTTACCGTTGTTGGTTCAGTAGTGGTTTCTACTGTCGTTGCAATTGTAGTAGTAACAGTAGTTGTTGTAGCGATAGTAGCAATAGTTGTAGTTTGACTTGCCACTTCAAAAACAATTTGTGGTATAGTAGTTGATGGAGTTGATTCCATCTTTAAATTGATTACATTATTATCTGTTTGTTGATACATAACAGTTTGTATGTTATTTTGTAATGTAGTAATTTCTGTAAATTCAACTGTACTATTTTCAGATGTTTTATTTTCTGCATAAACATCTATGCCATTATATTCTTCGGGCGGTTTATAATTTGTTGTAAAGAAAATTGAAAAAACAACCAAGAATATTCCAACCAAAAGTCCTTTAAGTAAATTCATTGTATCTTTATTCATACTAGTATCTCCCTTTTTATAAATAAGTATTTTTAGAATGTTTTTAAGTTCCTTAGGAAATTCTTTTTTATAAATATGTTAAAAACAAAAATCAGGAACGTTTACGTCAAAAAGTTTACAAATGCTTTCAAAAGATTTATTAGAAAAATCCATTCTACTTAAAAATGTATCAAATTTTTTAGAATAAAAAGCACTGGCATTATTTTTTATTCTTATAGGTAATTCATTAACGACTATATTATTTATTATTTTTAATAAATCAAAAGGCGTTAAATTAATGTTAGTTTGTTGTTTTTTTAGTTCTTTTATAAAGTCATCTTTTTTATTTGTTTTTGACCCGAATGAAAATTTAATAAATTTTTCAAAACGAACATTATTCTGGTTAATAGAAAACATTTGAGTTGTGGATAAACCAGATAAATCATTATATACAGTTGAAATAAAATTAAAAACTGATATAAAATATTCATTTAGTTCATTTATTGTTTTTTCTTCTTCCAGACCAATATGATTAAAAATCTTAGTCAAATAATTGTTATTTAAAGAATAATAACAGTTATTTATTCCAATTACTGGAACTGCTTTAGTGGCAACATTGCTTGCATAGCTATTAACTAAAACAATAAGAAATTTAGTTTTATTAGGTAACATATTGTAATGAGAATTACTAATATCAACAATCATATAAGTTGTTTCTCCATTGTTTTTAGAAAACATATTTATTATTTCCGCTTGATTAACAATATTCTGGATATAATAAAAAGATTCTGAAAAGGACTCATTATGTGATTTTATGTTGTACTTAGTAGTGCACATACCATAAACAATATTTTTATTATTTTCAATGACATTTATTACAGCTGGGATTCCAGCTGGACAATCATTAGCCATGACAGTTGTAAAATTAGGAGTATCGACATTTAAATCAATGTCCAATAATTTACAAATATCCTTTACGGCTTGTTGATAAGCAGAACATTGAATATCCTCAATAGTTGATATCGTTGGTTTAAAATTAAGGTTACAACAATCTAAAATGTCATCTATATTATTTTTTAAATTTACAATAGACAGATTCTTTTCAAAAGTCACCTTATTGTCCATTGAAATATTAGTATTTAAAAATTTCATAGTAATATCTCCTTTTTTAAAAGTTAAGTGTGTTAAAATTAAGTGTATTTTTATTTTTTGTAATTACATTATACCATACTTTTTATGATTTGTCAAGGTTTTTATCAAAAAACAAATAATCATATATTTAAATATTTTTAATAATAAGTCTTGACAAAGATTAAAAAATAGGATATAATAAAGATAATAAGATAAACGGATATGAATTAAAAAAAGGTGGTGAAAAGATATGATTACAGAGAAAAAAATGCGTAAATATATACCGTCTGATTGTCAACATAAAATAAAACAAATAATTATACGAGAAAATTTAGATTATGATGAAAAATTAAGAAAATATGTAAATATGTATATTGTAATTTTAAATGATAATTATATGACAATTAACGGCAATACAAAATTTGCAACAGAGTCAATAGGAAAATTGGCGTATACAATGAGAAATTCAATAGTAGAAAAAATAATATAAAAAGAGGTGTTTTTAAGCACCTCTTTGTTTTTTATATATTATTTTTCTTCGATAGTTACATCAGCAAATAAACCGTCTGATTTATAATCAATATATGTATCATTAGATACATTTTCAACATAATCTTTAATATTCTTTTTGTTCCATTCATCTGCAAGAGCGGTGGCTACGTTACAATCTGTTGTAGAATAAACTAATCTAACTGTATTGCCTGTCTTGCGTTCTCTCATTACTACATTATAAAAATATTCAACTTTATCCATATAGCGAACCACCTTCCTTATTTTTTCTTTACTATTAAAGATATAAGAAAAAGAAAACAAAATTATAAAGTGATAAAAAAGTTAAAATATTCTTAATCTTTATATATAAAGAATAGGAATGACAAAAAACGGCAATAATAAAAAACAAAAGAAAAAATAAATTGGTAGCTATTGTGTGATTAAATAGCTACCATTATTTTTTGTTAGAACATAAATCTGTTTTAAATATAAATCTGCATAAAAAAAGTACATAAAATTTTTAATAAAACATAATATTATAAAATACTGGAGCGGAAAACAATTAAATAATTGTTTAATTGTTAGATTGTATATGATGAAATATGTTGGTAATCATATTTTGCAACAGTATTATTCTAAAACAAAAATATTAGTTAGTAAAAATCAGCTGTATAATAAAATATACATTATGTAAAATATTAAAGAGTTTTTATATAATGGAGAAAATTGTTATACAATAGTCATATTTATATAAAGCTCCGATGATAATTCTAAAAAAGATAGTATTTATAAATTATTATATAAAGAGTATTAAAAATTAATTCTAAACATTAATTCTAAACATCAGTTCTTAACAACCATTAAATCGTAAACGAAGGTATAATCAATATTGTAATTTTTCTCTTATAAACATAATATAATAAAATCTTCTAAACACAAAACTTTTTTAAAAAATCCTTGACAAATTATAAAAAGTGTGATATAATATAATTAAGTTAAAGGTAGATAATACATTTTAACAAACACACATATTTTTTATAGAATTGAAAGGAGTTTTGACTTATGGGACAGCGTTCACAGATATATTTAAGATTAACAGGAAACAATGAGGCAATATTATTAGCTAACTACTATCAGTGGAACTATGGTGATGCAATGGTTAGTCGTGCAAGAAGTGGTATTGAATATATAAAGTCTTATATAGACAATGACAACACAAATATCCTTTGTTACAACAAGACCTCACAGGAAAAGTTGAGAAGATATTTTGATGTTGACTTTGATACAAGAAAAGTTACCACTTCTATGGATATTATCAAGGACTATAACGATAGTCATACTCAATATAATCTTGGTAAGTTTAATGATTATGTGTTTGAAGGACAGGATAACAACGATGGAAAGTTGTTTATCGATATCAATTACAATACAAAAACCATTAAATACTGCTTTACAAATTGGAGACCTAATCGTCCATTGAGGGCAAGGGAATATTTGAAATGGGATATGCAAGATGTTGAAAATTATGCAATCGATGAGGTGACAGAAGAAAATATACAGTTCATAAATAAGAATGCGAAACTTATGACTAAGGAAGAATTACAAGAGTTCATAACCACTGATTACAGTATGCAATATGAAGAAGAATTACCAATGTTTTAAGTAAATAGGGTGAGGGTAAAACCTCACCTTTTTTAAATAAAAAACTCGAGCGGAAAACAATTAAATGATTGTTTAATTATTAAATTGTATAATTGTTAAAGATATTTTGAAAAGATGTTTGAAAAGATTTTAAAAAACGCTTGACAAAACATAAAAAATATAGTATAATATAAACAAATTAAGAAGTAAAATTCTTAAAATTCACACACTAATAAACATTTTTTAAAGGAGGAAAAAATCAATGGAACATTATAAATTAAATATTGGAAATATTAAGGTATATACAGAAATAAAGCAATTAACATTTGATGATAATGTTATGCTGCGTGTTTATCTTGTAAAAGATGATTACCCTATTGCTTGGGGAGTGTTTGAAAAAAACACTTGTCATTTTGAAGCTATTCGCCAAACTTTTATTAATTTAAACATTTTACATAAAGATTATATAAACAAGCACTGGTTAAAGTGTGATGAATTAAAAAAACATTCAGATAACACATTTGAGGTGCAACATTATGACGGATGGTCTGATTTATATTGTCGTATTGATAATACAAATTATTTTAAACATTTCTTTAAGTATAAAGATAACTTTGTAATAGATAAAGTTGGTAATTGTGTTTTCACAGATTAAACAATTATAATTTTTAGTAATCACATATAAAAATGTAAGGGGGATTTTAATTATGAGAACAATGAATAGATTTTTTAAGGTAAATGAAGTTGGTTTTTCTGTTACAGATGCGACTTTTTTCAACCCTGTAACAGGGGAGTCTTTTAGCAAAATCGTGTGGGATATTGACAACCACAGGTGGAGCAAGAGAATGCGGAACTCTATAAAATGCCGTTGAATGACGAAGTTCGTCATTTGTGGTTAACCCACAATGGTATCATTTGTAATGGTGATACTGTTGAGGTGTTCAAGGGACGAAAAGTTCCTGTTGGCACTGTCGCTGTTGTCACTGACATAAGACCGTTTTGTGATAGATACGGTCGTGTACAGTGCAGGTATGCGTACCTCAATAATGGTATGCGTACTAATATCGACAATTGTCGATTGGTCGCTGTTGAACAGGTAGGGTAAAAAACCTACTTGTTCTTGAATAATATTAAAAAAAATACACATAATTTTAAGGAGGTTATATAATGAAATTTTATAATAGTTTATTTGGAGTCTATGTTGATACAGACGATTACAAAAAGAATAATGACGATGAGAAAAAAGAAATTACAAAAGAAAATACAAGGAAAAATCCATCACCTTATGAAAGAACAAAAAATGAAGTATATGCTACTGGAAATAAGTGGGCAATAGAAAATTTTAACGCAACCCATTAAAGAAGAATAAAAGGATAAGAAGTAAAAATTCTTATCCTTTTTTATTGCAACAAACAAATATTATTTATACAAAAGTTTTTTAATTGCCGTTTATTTATTCTTATTTTTGATTATAAGCAGCATAAACTTTTACATTTATATTTTTATCCGTTTTATACAATAACCTCTTATAAATTAAAAAAACGAGCATATAACCCTGTTATTAAAACCCTTTTATTAGAAAAATTGTTATTAGAAAAATCCTCATATTCTTAAATATTGTATTTTAAAACATTATATCTTAAAATTTTGTACTGGTCTGGTGCGGAGTAAAAATATTTATATTGTTTTTAATAAACATCCAATTTTTAATAATCATCCGAAAACATTTTATGTATTTTTAAAAAGTACAATAATTAAAAAATAAATTTTGAAAAACAATAAAAAAAGTTGTTGACAAATTATAAAAAGTGTGATATAATATAATTAAGTTAAAGGTAGGTAATACATTTTAACAAGCACACATATCTAAAAACTTTAAGGAGGATGAAATTATGAAAAGAACCTATTATGCAGTTCAAGGAGTATGGGGAACAAACAGAAAATTATTATTGAGATTTAAGAGCATAAAGGAAAGAAATGAATATGTAAATAGTCACGACTTTATAAATTCCATTACCACAGCAGAACTCAAATTTCACAATTATGACTACTGGTATGGTGTAGTCGATAAGTAACTAAAAAATCATAAAATAAAAAATATATAATATGATATTTGTTAGACGTAATACAATAACTACAAGAGAAAAAATCAAAACGGCAATTGTTGAAATAATCAGCGGTTGTCGTTATTTTATTGTAAAAAATGATTTATCAACTATAATGATATATTGCACAGGGATAGAATAACATTCTTATTGCACTGGTGTTCAATAATACTTCTATAAAAACCTCACTGGTACTAATATATATATTTATATAAAAACACTGTTATACGAGGTTTTGAAATCAATTTTTAAACAGGTGTATTGTTTTTTAATGTTATTCCTTAGCATTATTTCTTTATATCGTTTTTTAGTATTAGTCTTTAATATTATTTTTTAATATTATTTATCATTCAGATAATTAGTATATATGCAAAAATAATCCTATATACTTCTTATGTTAAAAAATATAGTTGCCGATGGTGTTTTCAGATTTATTAATAATATAAACTAAATTATTTTACTGTAAGTCTGTAATATTTATATTCTAATAAATTCATCAGTAGTAGTTTATCCAAACATTTCTTATTATATATTAAAATTATTTGCGTGTATTTTTAATCTTTTATAGTATGTTATATAAACATTCACTTAAAGATAACATCAGCGGATATAGCCAAATTAAGCTATTTTCACAACGCATTATAAATCATTTTTTATTGAATAAAAAAATTTGACAATTACAAAAAACTCTTGACAAACAATAAAAAACGTAGTATAATATAAGTAAATCAAAGGTAGATAATACACTTTAACAAAAACATACTTTTTATAAAAACGAAGGGAGATATGATTTATGTTAAATACAACACAAAAAGTTGAGAATAAAGACGCTTTAAAATTTATATTAGGTGGAAAGTCAGAGTTTACAATGCACTCACTTAAAACAGGAAAGGATTTAGCCTATAAAATAGTTAAGAAGGAAACTAATGATAAAGAAGATAAATTTATATATTTTATGAGCTATAATATAAAATATGAAGATTATATGTATGGCGGTGTAATATTCTATAATGAATTTAAAAAGCAATTTGAGTTCAAACAAGGTAGAAAAGGCAATGCAAGTGCCGACTCACAGGTTGTAAAATCAATATTATTTGTACTTAATAAATTGAACAATGATAGATTTAATATTCCTGTTGAAGTTTATCATCATTGTAAATGTGGTCGCTGCGGTAGAGCATTAACAACACCTAGTTCAGTTTTAACAGGATTAGGGGAATGGTGTGCTAGCAGAGTAGGAGTTCCATATATGAAAATAAGTGCTAAAATAAGTTAATTTATAGAAGGGTAGTTTATCTACCCTTTTTTGTTTTTCTAATTAAAATAATTTTATAAAATTAAAAAAGTTCTTGACAAAACATAAAAAATGTGATATAATATAATTAAGTTAAGAGGTAGGGTACTCTTAAAAAACACACTAACAAAGAATTTCAAGGAGGATTTTAATTATGACAAATACTGAAAAGAGAACACAGGATAGAGAAAGACTTGATAGAATAGCATACAGAATTAATGCTATCGAAAAGACAATCAAAGAAAACGAGGAATATGTAATTGTAGTTCCTTCTCCACAGATTGCAGCTATCAATAGAGAACAAGCAAAAATTTCAAATATCAGAAAAGATATAGCCGAAAATGAAGTTTTCAGCACAGCTCTTGCAAAAATTGGTAGTCATATAATTGCCAATCAGTTACAAGACGAGATTGTAGCGTTGAAAAAGGAAATTACAAGACGTGAAGAAATTCTTGAAAGTCTTGGTTGTCTTGTAACAGAAAAAATCGACTATGACTATGAGCTTGAAAGTTCTTATTATAGTTACGATTATTACAGAAAGTTATATGAAATTGATTATGAATTGTAATCAGCGGATAAAAAAGGTAGGTGATAAATAGAAAAGATTTATTAAAAAAAGGGTGGAAATATTCACCCTTTTTTTTGATGAAATTTTATAAAGCTTTTTTAATAAACATTTTAATAATCAGCGAATAAATATTTTATCCAACTATTTAATATACTGTTAGAAAGTCTTATAATCAATTTTAAGAGGGTATATTTGTTAAATGCAGAATTATTTAAGCAAATTAAAATAACGCCATTATAAACGAATATAAACTTTTATATAGTATGATTTTTGCAATCAATTGTTTATATTCAATTATTTTTCAGAAAAGACAAAAGATAATTAAATAATTTATTTATTATTGATTTTTAGATATATTTTTATTATTGTCAGTAGATTGTATATGAATATATAATTTTTCAATTAAAAAAACATTGATTTAAAAACATCCGCATTGATAAATGTTAAAGATTTTTATATATTATAGTAAAAAATAGAAAGGAAAAAAATAAATGAGCTATTATTCAGACGTTAAAATTTGCTGCGAGAAAAAAGTATATGAAGAATTAAAAGAAATTATAGATAAGTATGATTATAATAAACCTAATAAAATTCAATTTGTTGACGGCGAATATCCATACTATATTATAAACTGGAACAATGTACAGTGGTATTTTAATGATGCAGTTGAAGAATTACAAAACAAAATAATAGATTTTTGTTTTAATAATGAAGAAGGTTATGGAATTAAACAAATGATTATAGGTGAAAATATTGATGATAATATTGAAAGTTATAATGATAGCGGTTTAGAACTTTTTTCAGATTATTATATCCACAGAGGTTTTACAGTGCCGATTGGAAATACAACAGATATTGAAATATAACAAAGGGTGATTATTCACCCTTTGTTATTTGTTGAAAATAATATTAAAAGCAATATTAAAAAATATATTGTTAAGAATATATCGTTATATCCTTCTTTATAAAAACACTCACAATCAATTCTAAACGAATATTTAGTTTTATTCTGTATTTATAAACAGAAAATAAAACAAGCCTGTATATTTGAAATAATAGCCATTATAAATGGTTTTGTTATTATCAAAAACCAATTTATAAAACAGTTATTTTTATGTTACAAGAATGTTACGATTTGTATTTTTTTGAAAAAAATTGTTGACAAAATATAAAAAGCATAGTATAATATAAACATAAGAAACAAATACATACAACACTTAAAGTTTTAAACTAAGGGAGGATATAAAAAATGATTACAACAAAAAAAATGGCAAGAAATATTGATACATTAACTCGTTCAGAAATGAAAAAAGAGATTGAAAAATTAAGAGCTGAAAACAAACAGCTCCGTATGGAATTAAAGAAAAGTAAAAAGACAACAAAGGCAGCAAGAAAAGAAAATTATACTTTTTATAATATATTTTTTTACACAGGTTTTGTTTATATGGTTGCAATATTTGTTTATGGATTTATAAAAGGATGGAATTATAATTATGATTGTTGGTTCTTTAATCACGCAAATGTTTTTATGATAATCGCAGCAATAATATGGTGTGTTCCAGTGATTGTTAGAGTATTATCAAAAGATAAGTAATAATTAAAAGAGTAGATTGAAAAATATCTACTCTTTTTTTATTCGGTATATTATAAAAATATTCTACTAGAGAAACCATTCTATTAAAAAAACTTATAAAACAAATCTTGATTAATAAACAACATTCATCTCGTGAATGTAACTTTTTTATTTCAATTTTCTAAAAACCCTTTATTTACGTTAAATTAAAATTTCAAAACAAGTTTTAGTGTCATTAAATAATATAAAGTTATTATATAATATTTTATAATCATTAAGATTACATATCACATATTTCTAAATAAACTTTATACGATTATTTTTTTATACTGAATGTTTTTTATAATATAAAAATCTTATACATAAAAACTAATCTTCTTTATGAATTATTATTTGTATATTGCTTAAAAAATATTTCAAAAAATACTTGACAAAACATAAAATATTTGATATAATATAAGCATAGAAAGAATTACACACTCACAGTATATGAAAGGAGCTTTTTAATATGGCAGACACTAACAATGTATTATTAAAAGAATTTACACAGGCATTTAATAAGAAAAGAACTGAAATTCTTGAATTGCAGACCGAATATAAATTAAAAGAAATTCAAAATGAAATTATACAAAGGCAATTCAAAGAAATAAGAGATAATATTTTGAATGATAATACCTTTTATGCCGATTCTAGCCTTACAAGATTGAATATTAAAAAAGGTGATAGAATCACTGATAGCGAATTTGATTGGTTATTAAGTCAAGAAAATCTTGATAAATATCAAGCTTTGTGCAGACCTAAATTTTATGAAGCAGGATTGACAGATAAAGACGGTTATTATACAAAAGATTCCAACACAGAGAATGAACTTGCACAATTAAAAGATAAGCTCATTAAGTTATCAGTCAATATTTTACCTAACGATTTTCCTAATAGAGAAGTATTAATTGATGCAGTTAATTTTAAAAGTTATAATAGTTACAATACAAGAGAAAAGTTATTTGAGCTTATTATGAAAGTAAAATAAAAAATTAAGGATAGGTTTTTATACCTATCCTTTTTTGTTGAGTGTCTTTTGAAAAATGATTTAATAGTTAATTAAAGAATGTTATTTAATAATATATTCTTTAAATATACTTTTAAAACATACTCTTAAAATATGCTCTTAAAATGCGTTAAAATCAATTCTAAGGCTATTTATTATTTAATTATATTATTTATCCATCAAACATTCAATAATTAAAAATAACGCTACTGAAAGCAAAATAAGAGCTGTTATTGACTTATTCTTATTGTTTAATTTATATAAGTTTTTATACATCGGAATTATATAGAAATGATATTGATAAACAATAAAAACTAAGATATAATATGATTGTTTTGAAAGATAAAAACATATTGAATTTATTAAACGCAACAGAAAAGTAAACAATGTGGAGGATATATATTTGAATATATAGTAAAATTCTATTATAAAAGAAAAACTGTATAAAAGCTTTAAAGAAATATAAAAATCCAATCTATCAACAAGGAATTTTCATATTGTATTATTTCTTAGAATAATGTAAAAAAATATGGTTTCCTTTTTTATTCTATCAATTGGAATGAAGATATACAAAGAATAATATAAGATTTAAAAAAATGGTTATGATTATAAATTACAATATGTAAATATAATAAATATTTTTTATAAACTTAAAAATTATATAGACTACAACAATAGGATTTTTAAAAACATTCCCTTATTATAAAATTTTGTTGAACCGCATTAGAATGAAATAATAATTGAATAAAAATAATGGGGAAAATTAAATTTCTCTCTTTGTTTTTTAAACATAAACATAAGGATAGAAATTATTATTAAAACATCATTATAAAAAATAATTAATTATAAAAAGTCCTTGACAAACAACAAAAAATTTAGTATAATATAAATAAATCAAGAGTCGAAAACTCTACCACACATACACACTATTTTTTAATCTAAGAAGAAAAGAGGATGAGATTATGATTAAGTCAGTGGTAAAGATTTATTGTGAAGAAAAAGCATACAATAATTTTAAAAAAATTATAGATAGATACAAGGATAATCAACCCAACAGAATACAAGTAGTCAATGAAGGGGATAAACATTATATTATTACTTGGAATAATATTGATTGGGATTACAGGCTCAAACGTACAAGTTGGGGAAAAGACATACAAGAACTTATGTATTTTTTGGGAAGTAAAACAACAAAAGGATATGGATATAAAATGATATCAGCAAACGAAAACATAGAACATCTTGATAACTGGACGAATTATAACCACAGAGGTTTTAAAGTTTTCGAAAAATATCATCTTGTTATAAAGTTTATCGAACCACAAGAAGAAATAACAGATATTGAAATATAAAAAATAGAGGATGATTTATTCATCCTCTTTTTTATTGCTGCTTTTTATAAAAGATATTTTTTAAAAAATTGCTAATAATAAATTCATATTTTACGGGCAGATTTTTTTGATTATAAAAATATTGTTTTATGAATGTTTTTTAAAACATATAACAAAATGGATATAAAAATTATAACAATAAAAAATCAAAAAATATATTGACAAATTATAAAAAATGTAGTATAATAATAACAAGTTAAGAAATACAAATATTTTAACTAACACATATATATCTTTTTAAATTTTTAAAGGAGGATTTTTACTATGTCATTTACTATGAGTTTAACAGAATTTATCAACAACGAAGAAGTAGCAATAAACTTTATTGAAGAATCACTTAGAGAATTTGAATCATTTGATGATAATGCTTATTGGTTTCATTTCAACTTTGATGAGGATGAAGATGAAATTGAATCAACTGGTTCACATACTAATGCGGAATATACAATTTTTTGTGATTGCGATGGTCCATATATCGAATACATAACAGAAGTTGGAAAGAAGTACGGATATGAACTTATGACAAAAAATGATATATTAAAACACGATTATTATAAAACATATTACGAGGATTACGAAGATTTTGACGAAGAAGAAATTGAAGAATATGATTTTGATGATTACGATGAAGAAGATAAGGCAGTATGGTGGAGAGTAAATTCTAATATTATAGATAGATTTTGGGATAAAGTTGTAGACGATTTTGAGCATAGCGATGAGTTTTATAGTGTTGCAAGTGTTCTTTATAATCTTGCACTTGAAAAAATACTCGATTAAAAAACAATATAAAAAAGGAGGAATAATTACAAAGGGAGATTAAATTCTCCCTTTTTTGTTTGCTACATTTATTTTTTGTGTAAAATTATAAAAAAATAATTATATTTACTTTTTTGAATATACCTTAAAAAGCTCCAAAATCGATTTTAAGAGGTTTTAGACTTTTGATGTAGAATTTTACATTAGGTATATTAAAATTAAAAATAAGGGCAATTAAATTGATTTTAGAGGTATATATGAATTGATTTACTATAAAATATTTTCAGAAAAATAAAAATACTCATAAAATCGTTTAAAATCAATTTTAAGACGTTTTAATTTTTTATCAATGAATTTATCAACTTAATTATTAAAAGCTCTCAAAATTGATTGTGAGCGTTTTTAACGCTATTTATGAGTTGATATTACAAAAATATTTTTCTGTGTTATAACAAGAATTAAAAATGAAATAAATAATATCTTTATAGATTTAAAAAATCGTGGCTGTTATATTGCAAAGGGAAAAATGTAGTATTATTAGAATAAGAATTATTAGAAAAGTTTTTATATGTGGGATTTATAAAAATCTTTTTAAAAAATAATGTAACAAAGAATAAGTTATAAAAAAGATTTAAAATAATAGGATAAATAATTCTTAATACTGAATATTAAAAATTAAATATTAAGATTAAATATTGAAAAATCTTATTCTTTATAGAATGAATGGAAAATATCAAATTAAAAATATAAAATTATAAAAATCTCTTTTTAAAGAATTACTCTTACTCTTTAATATTGTTAAAATGAATTTTCTTAAAATGTGATGATTATATATTTTTTAAGAATAAGAAAACAAATAACAGGAATAATGAAAACATTTCTTTTTAAAAAATTGAATTACAAAAGTTAAGAAAAGTTATAAAAGGATTTTATTTTACTTTTTAATTGCTTATATAAAAATAATCCTCTACTAAAAATATTATTAAAATAAGATTTACTTAAAAGATTTTTCTTACAAGAATAATAAAACCTTGTTTTATACAAAAAACTATTTTATGTAAAAGGTTATTTTAAAGTTCTTTTACTTAACAAAAATTTATATTATCCTTTTTTATTGTTTAATTCTTTTCTAACTTATAAAAGCAACTTATATATTAAAATAATCATTCTTAACAAAAATTCTTTTTATAATATTTTGTTCTCCATTAAATTTTTAAACATTCAATAATCCATTTATAAAATTATTTCTTTATAACTTTGTTTTAAAAACTCTTTTTAATAATCATTCAATTCCTTAGATAGGAATTTTAAAAAACCATCTTTAAAAAACATTCTTTAATAATCAATTAAAAATTTTCCTTTAATTATAAAAATACAATTTTACATTTTAATAACCAAGTTTATAATATTACAACCACTTTTAAAATCCTGTTCTTAAAAGAGAAAAAATATAATCATTTTTATTCATTGTTATTTCGAGTGCGAAAGCACTCTGGGTGATGTGCGTTAGCACTCACCCAAGCTCTTTTTTCTTTTTATTCTATAAAACTTATTTATTTTATTTCTTATTATTCCATTCTTAAAAAATTCATTCTTAAAAACAAATTTCTTATTTTTAATTCTACATATTATTTCAAATTTTGTATTTAAAAATATTTTCACGTATCTTATTAAATAATTTAATATTTTAATTATTAATAATTCTTTATTAATAGTAATCTTTAATAATTAATTATTAATAGTATTAAGAATTATTTAGTTGATAAGTAATTTATTACTTATCTATTTAGTGTCCAAATAAAACGTCAACTATGTCCAAATAAAAATATTTTTTTTACTTTAATTCATCAAACTATTTTTTTGTTAATGCCTTATTTTTATAGCATTTTAGCAAGTCGATTTTATGTAAAAATGAAAATATTTAGGGTACATTTATGTAAAATAAACGGTAAAAACGTCATTTTTGAAAACTAAAACCCTTACCCTGTATGGAGAATTCGCAAATTACATTCGTATTTTTTATTGAGCATTAGACGTATTTTTGTGAAAAATAAAAAATCCCAAAAACCCTTAAATAAAGGCTTTTGAGATTGGTATGGTTATTTTCTAATGTCTAGCTAAAAATATTTTTTAATGTATATTTAAAAATAAAAAATTTTCATTTAGACAAAAGATGGGTTCGCAGAAGGTTTTTTTAAACAAATAACATACGCAAGTCATATTATTTGCGTTTTTTAAAAAAAATTAAAAATTTACAAAAAGTTTACAATTGCAAATATCTATAACAATCAAGCATTTTACCATAAGCAGCGTATAATTGATAAAAAGTGGTATATTCGAATAAATATTTTTAAATGAATTATTTGTTGATTTTTTTAGTATGAACTGCAATAACGGGTGTATATAATCAAAAAATTTATAAATGAGAAACTTCTAATGCTCAAATAAAAATATTTTATATTATACATTAAAAAACAGCAAAATTAGTATCTGAGTTACTAAAAAAAATTAACCTAATTTTCATCAAACATCGACAAATAAGTGTTTTCGATTTTTTAAAAAGCAATTTACTGTCGTTAAAATAAACATAATTATAAATAAACTATAGAAGATATTTTTAGAAAGACGTTTTTAGAAAAAATAATTTTTAATCATACATTGTAAAATATTATATCGTTTAAAAACTTTACAATTAATTCTAAGAGCTGTTTTTGTTTTTATTTAATATTTATCCATTAAAATATAAAAGGCTTGTATAATTGAAAATAAGCAATTAAAAAGGGAGAATTTCTTCTCCCCTTCTATACTTTTTTAATTTTCTTAATATTCTTCTTCATAGAAACCACATTCAATCTGTTTATAATCCTTTGGTGGTTCAGTTTCAATTGAGATTATATCCCAAGCCCAAGTACCTACATAATCTGCACATACCTCTGAAAAATAATCTCCACCACCCTTACCATTACCAACACAAGTTAATAGCGGCAGTGGGGTGAGTATGCCATCCATTGTCATCTTCTGACCTCTCATAATAGTCATTGCAATTAATATACAACTTTTTAGAATGATTGCAAAGGTACAAATTGAACAATTCAGTTTCTTTGTCTACACAATCAGACAATTTCATTTCTTCTACATTATCCTGTGCAATAATTTCATTGTAATGTGGATTATCTTTTTCGTCTGCATAGTCACCTAACCAAGCAACTCTATACTGTGTTTTATATAAGAGAGTGTCAATAGCATTACAAAAGCTATTCTCCCACCAACTGTGTTCTGTTAATTTTAAATTAACATTGTCACCGTCAATATACTTCATATTCACCATATACTTCTTGTTTGTTTTCACTTCTTTAATTACTGGCATATAATATTGTTCCATTGTTATTCCTCCTTATTTTTTATAAATAATAATATGTGTGATTGATTGAGTTCTTAACTCTTATCTTGTTTATATTATACTATACTTTTTATGATTTGTCAAGTATTTTTTTAATTTTTTAAAAAATATTTTATAATATTAATTCTTAATAAAGTTTCCGCTAGAGGTTTTTAAATATTTATTATTAATTTTTATTATTCGGGGTTTAATATAGTTTCTAGTAACATTATTTTTAATTATAGCAGCTTTAAATGTTTTTATCAATAAATCTATCTAATAGATAACAGAAACAATTGTAGTAATAAATATAAGCGTAAATAATGAAATCTATAACAGGATGATAATCAAACAATATTATAAATATTTTTAGCAAGTATTTTCTTAACAAACAAAGGGTATTAAAAAAAGGTAGGATATTTTACCTACCTTTTATTTTTTTAATAAGCATATAATGGCTGTGTAGCTGTGGGATAATCATTGAAATAATTATCCAATACATTATGCAATTCTTTCTTTATTTTGTCACTATTCTTTATGCGGCTATCAACATAACAGATTGTAAAATCCTCTGTGTTAGCACCTTCAATATATGAACATTCAAGTAGACTACCGCTTAATCTATATTTACCAAAAATGTTTTTTATCTTTTCAACATATTCATTCTTTTTCATTATATTCACTCCTTTACGATATATACTTAATAAATTGACTATAAAATGTTTTTTACTTGACAATTAAATCATAATATGCTATTATAATATTGTAAAGATAACAAGCACCCTTATTTTTAGAATATTCTAAAAATAAGTTTCTGGTGACTTCGGGTGATTTGCCATCCGAAAGGTGAGGGTAGCTCATATCACATACAGTTCAATACTGCCGTAGAGTTTTAAGGTTACACCGAATTGATGTAGTAATCCACCACTCACCAAAATTAGTATATAATATAAACATTCTTTATTGACGATTTACTTATATTTTTGTGAGAATAAAGTAAATATTTTTAATTCAATATCGAATAAATGTTCGTATTTAATATATTAAAAAGCAAAATCGTGTGAATAAAGTGGGTTCTTTCTTAACTTATTTTCAATTGCCTTTGTTATCAAATTCATATTAGCATCTCCTTTTAAATGCGTGTTATTTTTTATACTTATATTATACCACAATTTTTATATTTTGTCAAGCGTTTTTTGAAAAATTATAAATAAAAGAATTTTATTCTTTATTCATAATCACTGTATTGATTATTCAAATATTCTGAATTAAGATAATCAGCCATTACCTCAATGTTGTCAAGTTCTGAACAACATTCTTTTAAGTTTTGTATTCTTTCAAGCTCTGCTGCCAACTGTTCGCTTGTTAATGTATTAAATCTTTCTCTTACTGTCATATTAAAAACCTCCTTCAAAAAGTGTTGTGTTAGATAACCATTTCTTATCTTGTTTATATTATACTACACATTTTATAATTTGTCAAGAACTTTTTTTGAAAATATTTTATATAAAAAGGCAAGTATATTTATATATACTCGCCTTATAAATTCTTACTTCTTAAACTCTTTTAATCCCATACATTCATCTACAAGAAATTCAAAACGCTTATGATAATTCAAATTTTTGAACTTTGTGTAATCTTCCGCATTTAACTTATATTTAACAGGAATATATTTGTACATTTCAAAACAATTGTAATCGGGAATATCTTTAATTTCCAATTTCTTATTAAAAACATTCTTATCTGTTTTAAGTTTCTGTAAACAAGCTTCAAGATTATAATGGGTATCATTTAATTTACTATTGATATAATCAACAGAAATAATTTGTGGTAATAAATTAAACTGTGAATCATACAATTTATCATCGCTAAGATTGATTAAAATAATTGTATTAAGTGTATCATTATAATTATCTTCATTTGGATTTAATAATACATTATAACTTAAATTACTTAATCTACCTGTCAAATATTTATCTAAATTCTCTTTGCTTATTAAAAAAGGCATTAAGGTAATATTATTGTATACAATATTCTTCTTAATACTTTCAATAGTGCCGCTTACTTCTTCAATTTTATCCTTAGTATTAAAACCAGTAATTTTTTTTAATATTTGGTCATTATTATATAAAGTATCAACATAGAAAAACAAATTACTATTTTCAATTGGATAAGTATCAATCTGTCTTGTTATGTTGATGTTAAATTTTGTTGTATTCATAATTTTTATCTCCTTTCGAAAAAGCTTTTATAAAAAGTTCTTATAACGGTTTATTCTCCAAAGTCATATTCTAAAACAGATAATAAAGATTTTACAATATTAGTTATTTTTTCTTTATCACCTACTGCAAGAATACATTGATAAGTATTATATTTTAATTGTTCTGCGTTTGCAAGTAATAATTTACCATCATTATATTTTAATAACCCTTTTAATTCTTTCTTTACAGATAAAGAATTATAATCATTTATTAGTTCTTGTAACATTAGAAATATCTCCTTTATAAAAAGAATTAAAACAATCTCGCTTTAAGTATTCAAGCTGATTGTAATTTAATTCTTGTATTATCATTTTAAAATTCCTTTAAAAGTGTTGTATTATTTTTTAAGCATATTATTAAGAATTTCATTATTAACAGGAATTTCCAAAATTTTTATTTCTGTATAAGTTCCATCATTGCAAAATATATCAATCATTTCTTTTGAAAATTTTTTTACATATGGTTCAGTTTTATTTGCATTTTCTTCATTTAGTATTTGCTCTACAATATCTTTCATTGCTGTTATTGCTTCTTCTTTCGTTGTAAATGTTTTTACATCATAGCCTATTAGTTCAAGACTATATGTAATATATATAACATAAAGTTTTTTCATAATTAAGAACCTCCTTATATAATTTTTTATTACTATTCATCTTGTTTATATTATACTACTTTTTTTATGTTTTGTCAAGAGTTTTTGTTTAATATAAAATATTTATTTATAATAAAAAAGGTGAATTTTTACTCCACTTTTTTATCTTGCATTGCTATTATTCTTTCTTTTTTAAAAGCCAAGCATTTATATTTTATATCACTTTTTGAAAATTTCTTTATATCCGACCATCTTTTTTTACCACCGAACAAAACAGTATCTTCAAGAGTATTATTCATAAACTTATCAATGAGATTGTGAATACCAGTTTCAGACGTATCAAGATTAAAGTCAAAAAATATATATTTTTTATTATTTTTGTCTATGCCGATAAATTCTTTCGTTTTCATAGAATTCCAAGTAGCAAGAATAATATGAGTAATCATTTCTACATTCTTCTTATTATCAGTTTTGAAAAAATCTTCCTCAATAGGAATTTCTAAAACTTCAAATTTCATATACCCTTCATAGTCATAATATACCTTTACTACATCTGCGTAATCTTGTTGTATCTTTGGGGGAATTTGATTTTGCTCTTCTTTCCTTTTTTCAATTTTCTCTATTTCTTCTTGCATTTTTTCTTTTGCTTTTTCTTCGGTCTTAAATGTTTCTATAGCATATTGTGAATCATTTAAACTATCCGTAATATATAAAGCGTAAATTTTATTCATAGTATCCTCCTTGTTTTTTAAAAGTTTTTTCAAGCTGCATAATTTTTACCATATTATCCATAATCAATATTTCTTTTCTAAAAAATGTTTTTATATATTATACTATTAATTTTATAATTTGTCAAGGTTTAATGCAATAAAAAAGTGGGTGTTATTACACCCACAAACTATTATCATCAGTTTCAATATTTATTATTCCACCATATTTATAATTTCTATTTCTTAATAATTCCGCTTCTTTAATTATACCTTCAACATCTTTTATGTATTTCTTTGTACCTTTCATTACTTTATCTGCAAAAGTGTTTTCTATTGTAATTGTAATGCAGCTCTTTCCTTTTTCACCTTTTGCGTTAAAAGTAGTAAATGTGATTGTTAAATCTTTCATTTTTAATATCCTCCTTATAATTGTTTTTTATAAAATGAACGATGAAATATAAAATCCTATAAGAAGTCTTTTTTCATTACAATATCTATTATATCATATCTTTTATTATTTGTCAATATAAAAAAGGATAAATACAAAAAATATATTTATCCTTTAATGGTTCATTTTTAAACAGTTATTTTTAATAATTTCTTTTCTAATAATTTTTAATAATTAAATTACTGTAATAATTTTCCCTTTATTATATTCAACATTAGTAGTTTTATCTTCTTCATCAATTAGTATTTCAACAACTAGCCAATTTTTTATATTTTCCATTGTTTTTAAATCTTTTGCTTTTCCTCGCCAAAGAACTTTATTTTTTTTAGTATGAGCTTTTACTGTAATTTGGCGAGTTTCACTTGCTGTACCGTTTATACATATAATTTTGGCTAAGTCTAACAAATACATATATCTACCTTCTTTCTAAATACTTCTATTATTTGTTTAACGCTTATTGTATCATATTTCTTAATCATTTGTCAATAAGCATTTGATATTTTTATTAAAAGAATTTATCAAAAAATCTTTCAATAACTAAATCATTCATATATTTACAATTAAAATCATTATTAACTACACTTGTTTTATCTTTGTCGAGAAATAAATAAGTATATTCTTCTTTAACTGCATTATACTCAACAAACATAATTGCTTTTGTATTATAAATCTTTTTTATTTCACTGGGTAGATTTAAGTATGCACAAAAAATACCTTTTTTTAAATCTGCCGTATCATAGTAAAAATCTTTTTTATTTATCTTCTTTAGTAACTCTAAACTTAGCATAAAAATTCTCCTTTTAATGAAAAGCAATCCACACAGACGGATAGTCATAATCGCTATCCATATGAAAACTTTCTACATTGATTTCAAAGTATTCAGATAAAATTCTTGTTATTTTAGAATTTAACATAGATTCACCGTTTTCATAATAAACATATAATCCATCTTCTTCAATTGTTACTTTAATATTTTCACCATTATAGATTTCTTCCATAATGTTTTTAAATGTATTAAAATCAATAGTAATACATTTTTTTAGCATATATTCTTTTACATTTTTCAATATTAAATATCTCCTTTCTATAAAAAATCTTTTTTATAAATACCATTTTTAAAAAATTGTTAAAAAAGGGATTGTTGGAAATAATGTTTATTTAACAATCCCCTTATAAGCAATTATTCTTTTACTTCAATCCAAAATTCCTTATAATCAAATCCTCCATCCTCTTCGTGTTCAATGTGCAACCTAACAATTTCTTCATTAAGGAATTTTGACAATTCTCTAACAATATATGAATATGATATTTCTTCGTTGTTTTCATTATAAAAACATACATCTCCGTTTTCTTTTTCTTTTATTTCAATATCTTCATAATCAAAAATCCTAGATAGTATATCTTCAAACCACAGCAACGGACTTATAATTGTTGGTTCTGTTGCATAACGATGTCTTAAAAAATAACTATCACAATCCTTTAATGTCATACAATTTTTAATTTTATAACCATCATTTTTAAGGGTTTCGATAGATACTTCTTCATTTATGAGTTCAAAATCATCATTTTTACAATAAGAACAACAGCACGTACAAGTTTCGTCATCTTCTTCGGTAAAATCCCATATATCAGTATTAATAAGCAACATTAAACTGCCGCATTTTTTACATTTGTAAAGCTTACCTGTCATAGTTTCATCATCACGATTATAATTACAATATACATTTACTATATCTTTTTTCATCATAAATTATTTTCCACCCTTCAAATTTTCAAGTTACGGGATTGCCAATAATTAATAATTCTTACAATATTAACAATCCCTACAAAATATTTAATTACTGAATTTCAATTATATAACCTTCGTTTTCAAGTTCTTCAAGTGTTGCTTCCTGTCTATCGTCTGCCCATTCGAGATTTTCACTTTCACAATCTCCGCAAGCTGTACCACCCAACTGCATAAGCATAAGACAACCGCAATCATTACATCTTACAAAATCGCCTAAATGATTTTTATTCAATTCATCAATATAAACCTTTACTACTTCTTTAATCATAATTAAATCCTCCTTTAAAAATCCTTTTTATTGTGTGTGATTGACTTGAATTGTTCTCAACTCTTATCTTGTTATTATTATACTACATTTTTTATAATTTGTCAAGTGTTTTTTTGAAAAATATAATTTTTTAAATGAGAGGATTATTAAATATTTTATGTTTTATACCTGTTCTAAACTGCATTAAATATTTAATAAAGAATTATATAACAAAACAGGTAATCCGTCTTAAAATGCAAAATAAGTATATATAACGCTATATATAAATTATTAAAACAAGCAAAAAGTATTATTTAGAATAAATAAAAAAGGGTGAATAAATCACCCTTTAATTTTAAATTTCTACCAAACCAAATCTTGTATTTGCATCAAGCCTAGTTTCTAATATTCTTATATCTATATAATCCATTCCATACTCAACATCTTCCACAGGCATATAGAACAATTTCTTATGTTTTTTGTTTATTTCTTGAACATATGGTGTATATCCGCTTTCTTTCTGTTGCTGCTGTACTATATTATCAATCATTTCATTCATAGATTGAATTGCTTCTTCTTTTGTTAAAAAGCCTATTGTTTTATAATCTTCATCAAAAGTATGAGTAATTGTAAGTAAATATAAAATTTTCATAAATAAATCCTCCTTTAATTTCCTACTTTATTATGTGTATTTTAAACTCGAATTATATTTAGCTCTTAACTTGTTTATATTATACCATATATTTTATTGTTTGTCAAGTTGTTTTTGAAAATTGGATTATAAATATTTTACAAATAAATTATCTAAGAATTTATTAAACAATTTATTATAAGGAATAATATTTAATTGTCCGTATAAGTATTTATAAAAAGTTACATTATTAAATAATAAAATAAGAATATTTTAGAAAATGAAAAAGGGTAGATTTTTTCTACCCTTTATAAATTAACTTAATTATCTTTTTCTATCATCTCTCTTCGTATTTTTCTCATTTTATTAGCACTAAATTCAAATTTAGCATACCTTGATATATCTAAAGAATTTTTCATTCCCAATCTTATTTGTTTCATTTGTCTGCAATCAAAATTAGGGTTAGCGTACTTTGATATATCAATTTTTTCCTCCATTCCTAATCTTATTTGGTTCATTTGTTTCCAATCAAAATTAGAATTTGCATATTTTGATACGTCTAACTTTTTTTCTGCTCCTAATCTTATTTCAAGCAATTGGTCATAATTAAAATTATTATTTGCATAAATAGAGCTATCTACTCCATTTTCGAGACCTAGTGATATCTCTCTCATTTGATTATAGTCATATTTAGTATCAGCATATACAGATATGTCTAACTTTCTTTTAAGTCCTATTACTATCTGAAACAGTTGTTTCCCGTCAAACTTATCCACATAATTAGATAAATTGAAACCTTCTTTAAGTCCTTCTCTTATTTGTTGCATTTTAAATGAATCAATGTTAGGGTTCGCATAACTTGACACATCCACACCGTCTTTAAAACCATATGCTATCTCTCTCATTTGGTAAGAATCGAAAATCGGATTAGCAAGAAATTCTATGTGAGACAAACTTAAATGAGCATTGAAACTGTATATTATTGATTGTATTTGCATATCATTAAAATTACCACTTTTTTTAAGTTCGTTTAATACTTCACTTCTTAATAAAGGTACTTGATTTGCTCTTTCAAATATTTCTTTTATTTCTTTCATAATAAAAACCTCCTTATAAATGTGTGTGATTGTTAAGAATTTATTTCTTTCCCTTAACTTGTTTATATTATATCATACATTTTATCATTTGTCAAGCGTTTTTTAAAATATTTTTTAAATAAAAAAGGAGCATAATAGCTCCTTTAATTTTAAATACATTTATATTCTTTTACCCAATCTTTAATTCTAATAAAAAAGGAATATTGTGTATATGCTTTTCTATGCTTTACCAGTTACATAAAGAAATAGTAAATCTTTTTGCATTAGGATTATTCTTATTTATTTTTACAGTAGCTTTGAGTTTTTATCAAAATAGTTAAAAGCCATATATTTTTAATTAAAATTCCTCTGTATCTTTAGCATAGTATTTCTTTTTCAATTCTTCTACCAGTTTTTCTTGTGTTTTACTAGGCAATGATATTTGTTTAAAAATTTCCGACTTTTCTTCTAAAAATCTTTTTTGTCTTATTATAGTTTCTTCATAATCTTTTTTAAACTTATTAATATTTTGTTTAGTTGCATAATAATCACAAAAAGGAATTATCACTAAATTTTTATCTTTAGTTATTTTTTCTTTTATTTCATTCAACTTATCAATTTTATTACAATCTCTTAACAACTTTAAAACACTTAACCCAAAAGCTTCACATTCAAAATTAAATGGTGGTACATATCGAATATAACCCGTACAACCATTAAGAACTTCAAAATCTTTTGTCAATGAGGTCAGCCACAAATCTTCGATATCATCAACAAATTGAAACTTTGTACCTGTTGGCACTAAATCAAAAAAAATTTTTTTAACTATTTCAAGACCTTTTTTGTCAATTATCCCAATACCAAAATCAGACATAAGACTATATTTTTTTATAATATTTTCTTTTTGTTCTTTTGTAAAAAAATTGCTTAAATTGTAATAATCCAAATAATTAAATTTTTCATATTTCATTTTTATTATTCCTCCTCATTGTTTGTATGATATTTAATTTTAATTTTACTTAATAATTTTTTTATCAGTGAGAAACTTTTCCATATTACCACGCTACAAAATAAAAATCCAAATATTTCATATATAATCTTTTTTATAATTCAAGTATATTATATCACATATTTTATGATTTGTCAATTTTTCTTTTGGAAAATATAAACTTTTACTATACGCAGCAATTAAATATTACGATTAAATATTATAATAGATTTTTTTCTTAATAAAAAAAGAAGATAATTGTTCTTATCTTCTTTTTTTAAATTAATAATTGTTTTTTCTATTTGTTTTAATTTTTTGTATCGGGATTTTTAAAATCAATTGTTATAGTATGATTATATGCAAGATTATCGTGTATAACACAAAAACCGCCAGTTGTTTTAATTTTTAATTCATTAAATCTTTTATTAATAATACTCCTATTCTTTTTAAACTTCTTAACCATTTTTTTATAATTATTATTTTTAGTATCAATATAAATCACTTCATTAGCCTTACCACAAAATTCATAAAAAACTTCATCATATTTTAAATCAATATCTTTTTTAATAAATGTAATAAATAAAATACTTATTGAATTTTTCTTATAATCATAAAAAGTTAGATTGTCACAATAATTATCAATTTTGTTTTGATATCTAATAAACATATCTTTAATTTTTGCTTTAAAACAATCTTCCCCAATAGAAATATTGATTTCTTTTTTCATTAAAAACAAATCCTTTCTAAAATATTTTTAGGTTTATATAAAAGCGTTTATTTGCCGTTTTAAGAGGTTTTATCTTTTAGTCTATAAATTCTTCAATAAAATAATTATTGTTTAAAATACAGCCGTCTGCAAGCAAAATATTGTATAATTAAAATCTTTTAACAATACAAAACTTCTTATAATATAAATTTCTTAATAATACAAACACTTTTAGTAACATAAATTCATTTGTAATCATATAAAATATTTTTATTAAGAATTTAACATATATGCTATTAAAATAACTCACAATCCAATTTTAAGCGGTCTTTATCATTTAATAGATAATTGCTTAACAAAAATAAAACAACGCTGTATGATTGAATATAAAGCAAATAAATATATAAAAGGTGAGATTTTACTCTCACCTTTGTTTTATCACTCCTTTTTTAATAATATCTTCCGAATAATGCTTTTTTAATAACTTACTGTATTGTATGTCATTCTGCTTGTTACTCTATCATAATTACATTTGTAATAGCCATACACTATAAAATTCTTTTCACGCTGCGTATCATATCCATAAGATTGAATAAATAAATTTTTCATTGGAATACCTGTCAGCTTTTTTACTACCCTTTTTAATTCTTTATCTTCATTCGTATTAACTCGTGCATATCCAGTGTTTATAAACATATTAAAAACAATCTCCTTTCATATCATTTAATTTCAAATAACAGTGCGTGAATTTTATCATATTTACGGCTTGATGGGTTTTTAAATTTACTATTGATTTTCACCATACCTTTCAATTCACAATTGTTTTGAACAAACACCCAAGCAAGTTCGATAGCACTTGACCAAGTAGAAGAAAATGTAAAATGAGTAAATCCAAACTTTCTAAATAAGTTTATATATTCAATTGCACTTTCATTCCTGTGGCAATCAATATCAACATAATCATTGTTCCTGTCTTTCATACTTTCGTAAAGGTCAAATGCTGCTTCGTATTCCTCTCCTTTTTCTCGGATTTTAGCTCTAAAAGCATCATATTTTTCGAGAATTTCTTTTCTAACATCTCCGTCTTTTTCATTACAAAGACTTGTTGCTATTTCTCTTATTTTTGAATATTCATTCTCAAAGTTATTAGAAATAACTTCTTCATTATTCTTTTTTTCAAGATATTCCTTTTCTCTTTTTATCCTATCTTCAACTGTTTCAAAAATGTTTGTCGGTACTGTAAAATCCTCTTTCATTCTTATTGTCATAATTAAATCCTCCTTTAGAAATTCATTTTATTGTGTGTGTGATTAACTAAGGTTTTGTTGTTCTCTCTTAACTTAATTATATTATACCACGCATTTTACGATTTGTCAAGAACTTTTTTAATTTTCTTGTATAATATAATCAATTACTTTTTTTGCACTATCAGCCATTTCAGTGGATAAATTAGAAAAGTCAATATCCTTATCAACAATTATTGTTGTAATTTCTTTATCTACACTATTATCATTTTCATTCTTTACTAGGTAACAAGTAAAACAATCAGAAATTTCATCTTCGTCCTCATCTTCCAGTATTTCTATTGGTGTGGCTGTGGCAATAAGGTGTTCTACCATAACTGTTATATCTTCTACTGTCACCCATACTCTTGCACCTACCTCAAAATCCACACAATCATTGTTACTATGATAATTGTGGATTTCATTTCTCATTTTATTATAAGCAGCTGCCGTTGTACAATTACATTCAAACTTCATAAATCAAAACCTCCTTAAAAATAATGAAAAATAATGTGTTTTTAAATTTCTTATCTTGTTTATATTATACTATATATTTTATGTTTTGTCAAGAACTTTTTTTGATAAATTATAAAAATTTTAAAATAAAAAAGGGTGAAATTAATCACCCTCTTACTTCTCATAGATAACGTGTTTATTATATTCCATTTTTATTATGTTTTTAAGTGTTAAAACATTTTCATTATCTGAATAATGAGAAAAACTTTTTGCCCCTAACTTTTTAAGAACTCTTTTATCTACTATATTATAAGTCCATCCATCTTCTTCCTTGTTTACAATATAATGTTTTATATTATAATTAATATCTTTAATTGTTGTCTTTGTAATATTATTATTAAATTCAAAGGTAACAATTACTTTATTTTTTGCTAATTTTAAACTATTGAACATATCAGCTTCCCATTGTTCAATAAAAACTCCTTTTTTAATACATTCTTCCGTTTGTTTTGCCTTTTTTCTGAAAAACTTAATTATATCTTTTTCATTTTCAATAACATTTTTTATAATGTCATTTATTCTGCTTTTAATTGGGTAATATCCGCAAATATCAGATAAAATATCTGTTTTAGATAATTTTCCCTTGTTATATATTTTTTCTATACAAAGTTTAAAATAATACCCAAAAACGTCTGCATCTTCCAATACCAATTTTCTTACAAGATATTCACTTACAGTACCAATATCATCAGAATTATCTTTTGAAATTTTTACATTCTTATAGTGCTGCATAAATTCATTATAAAATAAATCATTATATTGGTTTGTTATTTCAGATATTAAAGATACATCACTGGGAAAACCTGTATTTGCCAAATCGTCCAAACCAAAAAATTTATTATCTACAATATAAAAGTCTGTTGCAAAAATACTATCTTCTCTTGCAATTGCCACAAGATTAAGTCCTTTATGACAATCACCAATCAAATCCAAAACAACACTGTGTACTCCATCTTCCTTATACTCTGCACAATATATATATTTTGCTTGACATACTTCATTAACAACAAAGCTATAAAGCGTATCTTTTATCTTAAAATCAAAAGTAGTTCTGTTTTCTTCAATAGCCTGTTTGATTTTTTCAAATAAAGTCCTATTCATAATAAAATCCTCCTTAATTATATAAAGTATTATATTTATATTTAGAAAAGAAAAGTTAAAACAATACCTATAGCTTTAAAAATATTACCAAGATATGCTATTCCTGTTGCTATTGTTATGGTAAACAGTTTATATAAGATTAACGGAATTAATATAAATACTCCTATAACAAAAACCTCCTTTCGAAAAATTCTTTAAAATTGTCTTTTAAAAAACATCTTTTAAAAATTCTTTTTATATTGCAAATGCACTTACTATTGTAACAAATAGATAAGTAGCCATTAAATTTCCCAAAAAATCAAATACTGCATTTCCAGTAATTAATGTAATCAAATGTAAAAAAGCACATACTGATATCATTATAGTAAAGCTCCTTTCTTATAAATTAAGCAACTTTAATAAAATTATTGCTCCCCAAAATTTAATCCAAGTAAAAATGTGACTTACATTATTAAGTACTGTATCATTTGTAGCTATTGCATATAAATAGTATACCGCTAACATTATCATAGTAAAAACTCCTTTTTATAATTTATTCTTCGTGTTTGTTGCTTTTTAAAAAAATACCTTAAAAACAGCACCTATAAGAGCCATAATTCTACATACAATATCAAATACCGTAAAATTAGTATAGACTCCATATATAACAAGTATTTCAAATAAACCCATATTAAAGAACTCCTTTCAAATGCTTTTTAAACATAATTTAAAATTCAAGATTATAAAGTTCTCTTGCTTCTTTTTCAGATTTTATAATATAATATACTCTAACTGTTTTTTGTGTTCCATCGGGAGAAATACTTGCTATTTCTACTGGAATATTGCCAGCAAAAGTATAATCAATAGATACTTCTTCTCTGCCACCCAAGTTTTCAAAAAATGGAATAGCATCAATACTATTACGGTAGATATCATACGTTATCTTTTTTGTATTTTCCTTATTTGACTTTCTTTTCCACATTCCTGTATTATCTTTTACATATTCTGTTTTCTTTAAAACAATACAAGCCTTTTTTAAATGTGGGTTATTCTCAATCATTTCTAAATATTTGTTCTTCATAGTTAAAACCTCCTTAAAAATTTTCAATGTGTATGAATTAAAATGTTTTTGTTACTTCTTAATTTATTTATATTATACCACACTTTTTATGTTTTGTCAAATATTTTTTTGAAAATTTTATAAATAGATTTTTTATGAAATATAAAGTTTTTTATTATATTACAAGGATAAATGTATTATACGCTGCCAGTATTAGAAAATCAGTATTTATAAAAAATAAAAGGTGGAAAAATCCACCTTTAAAAAATATCTTTTAACTATACTCTCCTTTCACCTCTTAAATAAAACCATACTTTCATAAGTAACTTTTGAAATATCATTTGTACTTATCTTATCTTCACTTTTTAAATTCAACTTCTTAAAAATTTTTTCACCTTCCTCAAAACTACAAAAATTATATTTTATAACTGTTGACCTTCTGTCGATATAGTAGAGTAACGCATCTGTGTTAATCTTTCCCTTAGCAGTAATACCATTTATTGTAAATGATACGGCTACTGTTTTTATAATATCCTTAACGGCATTTAAAGCCTTTGTAATATCTCTTTCCCACTGTTCTGTGAGTGTGTTATTACTCATCAGCCTTTCAATATAGAGCATACGTATCTTTAATGCTTTGACGTTATCCTTAATAAAAGATACAGTGCTGTTGATTGTATCTTCTTTTGATGTATAACCGCAAATATCACTCAAAACCTGTTCTTTGCAATTTATATTAACAATTTCCTTTATTTCTTCTTCAATTACGTCTGCAATATTTGTATCATACAACTGATAGCTTCTTGCTTTAACTTTAAGATTAAGAATTTCCTTTTCAATCTTTTCTTCGTCAAAATTCTTCTTAATTCTACTATAAATTCCTTTTAATGCTGCCTTGCAAAGTTCAGCACATTCAGTTTCAGACTTGTTAAAAAACTCATCACCTGCTTCAATATCATTATAAAGTTTTTCAGCTGTATTCAAATAAAATTCTGAATATTCATTTACAACGTCTGATAAAAGTTTTATATTATTATTTTTTACATTATCATTTATTGCTTCATTGTTAGGCACGGATGAAATAAGTACGTCTTTATTTACGATATAAAAAGTATTATTTTTTTTCAATCATAGCAAGAGTCATATCTACATCCTCATAAGCACCAATAAGCACCTTAAATGCAATATCCTTTGTAACACGTCTGTCAAGATAGATATATCTTGCATTATATACCTTCCTAACCATAACTGCACAATATCCATGATTTGATTGTGCTATAAAGTCCTTATCTCTTTCCTTGATACCGTTTACAATATTGTTGAACAATTCAGTGTCCCACTTGCATTCTTTAATTCTTTCATTAGCCATATTAAAAATCCTCCTTGTATTTATTTCGTATTATTAAGTCTTGTCATTCCTTATCTTGTTTATGTTATACTGCACTTTTTATGTTTTGTCAAATATTTTTTGAAAAAATATATTTCTTTATTTGCATTTGAAATAAAACTAGATTTTATATAACAATTAAAAAATTGTAAAAGACTAAGTAAAAAATTATAAAAAAGCTCTGTATAATATTCAAAGATTTATTATCTGATTTTATATTATAATGAATTATTTATATAGTTGGTTTTAATCATTTTTAAAAGTCTACTTAAATAATAGATATTTTATATTTATGGGTATAACAATATATTATAAATAAAATAATTTCTGCTCGAGCGGAATAATAATTTAGTAATCAGAAATTAGAATTATAATAAAAAAGATATAATTGTTAAAAAGATTGTTAAAAAATAACAATTTTTTAACTAATAATATTTCCATAAAAAAATAGGTGGGATTTACTCCCACCTTATTTTTAAACTTCTACTGTAGCAATTTTATCATTTATAACAAGTGAACCATCTTCAAAGTCAGCAAAATACTTTGCATTAGACTTCTTTATTGTATTTTCAAAGAGTGTTCCTGTCAAAAGTGCGATATTCTTATCTACAATAAACCTACGCTTTAATACTTCAATCTTATGCTTAAGTTGATTTGTTCGTCCTTCAAGATAAGTCTTTTTTTCTTCATTATCCATACTTGCAATAATGTTTTCTTGCTTATTGAGTTCTTCTTGTAAAATCAAATGATACGCATTTAATTTACCACCACTTTTAACTTGTTCTTGCATTTTTTTTACTGATAGTATTGTACCCAATTGGTCGATTGCAAGAACAATTGTTCTACACATTCTTGCACCTTTCGCTTCTTTTTTATTTCCAACACCACCATATTCCCCTGTTGGTCTTATCCCGTGGTCAAAAAGCACATTTTTCTGTTCTTCCGTATAAGTTTCTGAATAAGTTTTAAAATCTTCATAGAGATAGTCCGCAACTTTTTTCTTTAACTTCAAAACATTTAATTCTTTTAACATTTCATACAAAGATTTGTTTGTAACAGCCTTTGTAGTATCAAAGGTAGGTCTTCCTACAAGTGAAATGTTAGCTCTTACTTCATTTTCGGAATATTCTTGTACGTTTTCCAAAAAATCCATATTGCCAACAAATTTCTTAGGAATAACAACATCCATAGTAGGAATGTTTATTTTATTATCGCAAACATAAGTTTGTGTATGATATCTAAAAGACCGAATTGTATCTTCTAATCCTACTCTTTTAGCAGTATTAGGATTAAGCGTTACAACACCATTTATAACATTTTTCAAAGAGATATTGGCTTCCTTCTCGTTCAAAATAGCCTTAACTGGTGTTAAAGTCAACTCACTGTCTGCCTTAAATACTCCAAAAGTTTCTGTTACCTTTGGTGTAATCCTATTGTAGTTGTTGACATAAACAACTCTTGCATTGTTCTTCTCCAATTCATCAAAGACTTCCATTACTGATTTTTGCATTTCTGTTTTCCTCCTTAATAGTAAATTATTGTTAATTTTGTTTAACTCTTAACTTGATTATATTGTACCACATTTTTAACAAAATGTCAAGTATTTTTTTATAATTTTATAAAAAAGAGGATGATTTTTTTCATCCTCTTAATTTTTTATCTTTCAAAAAGAACCTTTTTTCCATAAGTGATTTTTGTTATATGCTTTGTCTGCAAATATTCTTTATTAACTGTATCACGATTGCTACATTTTGCACCTAATGTTTTAAGTACCTTTTTGCCATCTATTTCATTACAGAATTTATAACTTAAAATTTCATTTCTACTATTAATAACTGCGAATAATGCTATCGGTGAAATTTTGCCTGTTGCTGATTTATCGTTCATTTTAAAAGTTACATTTAATGCTTTTTCTTTACCACTTAAAGAATTTAAAACTTTTATAATGTATGATTCCCATTGTTCCGCAACATCACCATTCTTGATTAAATTTTCAATGTATGCCAATTCTGATTTAAAATCTATGATAGTATTTTTATTCTTATCTAAAATTTCATTCATAGTATCTTCTTTTGATTTATAACTACAAATATCAGCTAAAACATCAGCTGTTGTAATGCTGTGATTAAACATATTATTGTAATAAGTTTTCAAAAGATAATCAGTGGCATTTAACTGGTGTATTTTTAACAATCTTGCTGCGTTATTTAATAATTCAATTCTTTCCTTATTAGTAATTTTTATAGGATTAACAGAATTACAATAATCAAGCATTTTTGTTTTAAGTAACTCATTATATTCTTTTTTTACATCAGATAACAAGAATACATTATCGGGCATTTTTTCTTTAGGATTGTATTTGAAAAAAGATTCTCCGTAATCTTCATCTGTAATGTAAAATTTATTATTTTTTTCAATCATTAAAAACTTCATAAGTGATATTGATTTTCCTGTCAATAAGTTATCCATAAATACATTATTCTTTTCATACACATAATCACCGAATATGTATCTTGCTTCATAAACATTAGTAACAATAAAATTATAATACTTGTTATATAATTTTAAGTCAAAAGATGTTTTACCGTCTGTAACTGCCTGTTTAATTTTTTCAATTAAATTATTGTTCATAATAAATCCTCCTTAAATATATAAGTGCTGCGTGTGATTTTTTATCTTGTTTATATTATACTACATTCTTTATAATTTGTCAAGTATTTTTTAAGAAATATATTTTTAAAAATTATACTTAGAAGAATTATATTTAGAAGAATTATATTTAGAAGAATTATATTTAGAATGTTAAATATATAATTTTTATAGTATTGCTATTTTAATAAGCGTATTTTATTTAAAAGAGTTTATCAATAATTATATTACTAATTTTTAAACAAGAGTATAAAAAAAGATGGGATTTCTCCCACCTTTATTTTTCTTTTGCTGTTATCCATAACATATCTCCGTGCTGCAATATGTTTATATCAACATTAGTATCAACGGAACAAAGGATTTCAAATTCTAATCCATTTTTAAAGTAATCAGTTAAAGGAATTTCTTTTCCTAATATTCTTGTATATTCTTCACTCGGTATTACATTATATGTAATTGCAACAGCTCCTTTAATTTCAGTTTTTAATGCACATAAATCTAACTTAAATAAATTTATATGCAATCCTTTCATATAATTATACACTGCATTTTTAATTTGACATTCTAAACTACTATATTCTTCAAGCGGTTTAAATGTAATGTTTGTTGTACTTATTGATGGTTCAATGATTTCTCCATTTGTAATGATATATTCATTAAATAACTTATTACCATTTGTATTCATTTTAATAATTTCAATGTTTTCTTCAATATCAGTATAAAGAAATTTGTACCCATATCCATTATTTAAGTATTTAAAACTATCTAAAACATCTGTAATTTTATCAATAGCCTTTTCATTACTCCACTGGAATTTATTAAATTTTACAATATAATAATTGTTTATCTTTTCAATACTTGATGGAATAAAACAATATTTCTGTAATATTCGACTAATTACATCATACGCTTTATTCTCCATAACTATCTCAATTTTTTGCACCATTCCCATTCTGTTATCCTCCTTTTGTTTTTAATACTATTATGTGTGTTTAAATTATACCTTTGATTTGTTTGTATTATATCGCATTTTTATAATTTGTCAAGATTTTTAAGTAATAATATGATTTATATTTTTTTATAAAAAAGGTGGAATTTCTTCCACCTTAATTTTTTTAAATTTTATCACTTCTTCAATATTGATGCGTTATTACTTAAACGAACAACTTTTACACATCAATCAGCTTCATATACAATTCTATACGGCACAGGACAATCTCCAAAAGCTATAGAAGATGTGATATTGTTAAATTCTTCTTCATCATCTAAAAACTCTCTAAACTCATCTTCATTCATCAATTCTCTTGTTCTAAAATCACCTTCTTCCGTATAGAGCCAGTTTTCAGCTTCATCCCTGTTATCAAAATAGTAAACATCGTAATACCATCTGCCAAAACTATACTTATAAGATATACCATAAATAATTTCTGTTGTGTTCATAATTAAATCCTCCTTGTGTTATGTATTGTTTTGTATTGTTTTGTAAAAATAAATGTGTGTGTGTTTTGTTTTTATTTATTATCATTATACCACATTTTTTACGATTTGTCAAGAACTTTTTTATTTATATAATTATATTGTATGCTGCTTGATTATTAAATTTTATACTCATAATTAAATATTTAATACATTTTTATCTATCCTTTGTTTTTTTGTAGTGTTGATATTATCAATTACTATATAATAACAAAAAATTCTTTTTCCACAATAAAAAACTTTAATAAATATGTATGTATAATTTTTATCTATATCATTTAGTTTTATAAAACATCAGATAGCTTTATTATTTTTCTATTTATATAGAAGAAATTTTTTTAATCAACATACAATAATCATAAAAAATAAATTTAATTTTTCAAAAAAACCACTTGACAAAATATAAAAAATGTAGTATAATATAAACAAGCTAAGAAGTAAGAACTTTTTAGAATACACATATACTATTTCAGATATTTGAAGGGAGATTGAGAAATATGGGACAAAGAAGTCAAATATATGTAAAGATAACAGAGGAAAACGAGGTAATATTACTTGCCAATTATTACCAATATAATTATGGCGAATCAATGATTAGTAGGGCGAAAAGTGGTATAGAACATATCAAGTATTATTTGGATACTTATGCTCATAATATTATTTGTTACAATAAGTCAACAAAAGAAAAATTAAGAAGATACTTTGACGTTGATTTTGATAAAAAAGATACAACAACTTCTATTGATATTATAAAAGATTATGAGGATTGCAAAGAAAAATATAATCTCGGTGAATTTAATAGTTATGTATTTTCTGAACAAGATAATAATGATGGCAAATTATTCATTGATGTTGATTACAATACAAAAACAATTAAGTATTGTTTTACAAATAGAACAATGACTAGAATTATGAGGGCAAGAGAATACTTTAATTGGGATATGAAAGATAACTGCTTGAAAAATTATGAAATAGAAGAAGTAACAGAAAACAATATAAAATTCTTAAATAAAAATACAAAGCTTATGACAAAAGAAGAATTACAAAATTTTATAACTACTGATTACGGGTATAATAAAGAAGAAGTACCACTGTTTTAAAAATAAAGGGTGAGGATAAAAACCTCACCTTTTTTATTATAAAAATATTTATTTAAGAATAACTTTTTAAGAATGGATTTTAAATAAGTACTTATAAATTATCTTTTATTGAGCCGTTAAACGGCTGTATTTTAATTATAAATGTTTTATCTAATAAAAATACTACATTAAATATATAATCCCTCTTAAAACTCAAAATAAAGCAAATTTATATAAAAACCAGTATATAATTATTTATTGTTATTTTTTTAAAGAATATTTTAAAAAGCACTTGACAAATTATAAATTATGCAGTATAATATAAACAAGTTAAGAGATATAAATACTTAGTAATCACACACAACTAATTATTAAAAAACACTTTTAACAATTATCTTAAAGGAGGATTTCAATATGAAAAAGGAATACAGTGATGAATTTTTAAGTAGGTTTACAAAAGTTTTTAGAGATTTTTACAAGGTTTTGTATAATAATGACGGTAATGATATAAGCTATGACGCAGTACTTGAAAAAGGCGATGAATACTTGAATGATGAAAATAATAAAGACTTCTTTGTTGCTTTTGCAAAATATAGAGGGGATTTTATTAGTAGTGATAGAGAAATTGCAGCACTGGTTTATACAATGGATTTATTTAACAGATACTTTTAAAAACTAAGGGGGAATGAAAAATTCCCCTTTTTATAAAAAATATTTTTAATATATACGGAGGATTTTTACTATGTTAGAAAATGACTTAAAAGAATTAAAAGAAGCAATTAATGCAAAATTTGAAAAAATTGATAATTTAACAAATAGAGGTCTTATTTCAGATACTGAAAACAGAAAAATAAAACTTAATATAATAGAAGATGTTATAGAAAATTTAGAAAAGGCATTGAAAATATTAAACACAATGAAAAAAGATATGGAAATTGATATGCTTATAGATAAAATAAGAAATGAAAACAAATATCTTATCGAATCACTAATAGAACAAAATATAAAAAATAATGAGTACAAGGGTGAATAAAAATCACCCTTTTTTATTTTTAAAAGATAATATTATATTTCAAAAAGATTACAACTATATTACATTATGATTACAAGATAATTTATAAATAAAAAGAATTACCAGTACAACTTTTATTAAAAACAATATTCTTATACTTATATAAGCTCATAGATGGCTCATATACAATCATTAGTATAATTCTTTATAAATTATCTACTAAACATTTTAAAACTTAATACACAGCAATATAAACTGTTGTAATTGATAATTGCTTTATTAAAAATACCTTTTTTAAAAACCGATATTTTTTAAAAAAGTACTTGACAAAATTTAAAATACGTAGTATAATATAAATAAGTTAAGAGATGCGAGAATTTAGTAGTCACATATACATATTTTAAAGGAGAAAATTTTTACTATGAAGAATATTGATACTATTAAGGATTTAAACACATTACTTGAAAACAAAAACTCTATTGAGGTAGGCATTTCAGAAGAAGTGGCAAAAGTCATTGCTTTGGATAGTGAAATAAACGATATATATAATCTGATGATAGATAAGATAAAAAAAGATTTGGAGGATTTACAAGATAAGTATTATTCTCTGAAAATATCAAAAACATACTTTGCTACATCTGTTAAACTTGATGCTGAAGTGGATATATCTAATCCAAAAGTTTGTATAAGATTTGATTCTTATACAAGAGGAGCATATATTGGATGTGATTCAGAAAACGCAACAATATCTTTATATAATACTATTTCAAATTGGTTCTCTAATGAATCATTAGTTAGTGTTTATAAACAGTGGAATAAAGTTAAAGCTGAAATTGAAGAAGGAATTGCAAAAGAGTATATTAAAGAAAAAAGTATAAAGCTTGAAAAAATACAAAATGAATATTTGGAAAAACAAAGTTATCTTAAAGAATTGAAAAGTCTTATTTGCTAATCTTTAAAAGAGGGGATAAAATCTCCCCCTCTTTTTTATTGTTTATAATTTTATGTATTGTATTAATAGATATCTTTATATTATTCTTATTAAAAAACTTTATAATATCTTTTTTATAAATGTAGCAATTATTATACAAACCAATTTTAAATATTTTTCATAATTACTTTTTTATAAGAGTTTCTTTATAAAAATCATTAGAAATTTTACCCACCCTTATAAAAAGGGAATATTCTTTTTAAATATTTTATAACACAAAAAGAATTAAGTATAATCGCAGCTTATATAATAAAAGTTTAAACTGTAAAATTATTCTATAAAAACATTTTATATTATCCTTTAATAAAAATTCTTATAAGTCAAAATATTTTATATATCAAAAAATTCTTATATAGAAAAAATAAAACAAGTAATACGGCAGATAAACATTTCTTAATATACAATTTTTACTTATAATAAATTCTACTGGTGAATGTTTTTTAATAAATATATATAATAAAAATAATCCTTATGATAGAAATTAAAAAAGATTTTTATTTTTGCTTTTTATAAAAATTACATTCTTAATAATTTAAAATATGCCTTAAAAATATTGTCTAAGAATATTATTAAAACTTTTTTATTATAAAAAGATTAAATATAAGGTTCTTTATAAAAAGGCTTTTTAAAATAAATCTTATTATATATGATTTTGTAAAGTATACTTTCATTATATGGCAAAAAATAATTCAAGTATATTTTATAAACACTTTATAATCAATTTAATAAGCCTTTAAATCTTATATAAGAATTTATAATTATACAAAAAAGAACAGGTTGTTATACCTGTCTTTTTTTACCTCGCTAGGGTAGTTCTATAAATTATTTCTTATTTGATAGAAAATAAAAGAAATACTAATGCTAATCAAAGAACAACAATACGCAGCGAATAAAAAACAAATAATCGCATTTATAATAAAACATATCATACAGGTATTTGTAATTGTTAGTATTTTACTTTTCATAAAAAACTCACCTACTTTTTTTCGTTTTACTAATATAAAAATATTTAATAATTTTATATTAAAGTTGCAATGGGGGAATAACCCTTTTTCAGAAGGGAGTTCACTTATTTAGCATAAATCAAATTTTTTCTTTTTTTTTGAGTAGCTGTTTTTAATTTTTATTGAAGGCAACTATTTTTTATTACATATATTTTCTAATAAATCTTTCACTAAGTCATTAGTAGCTAAGTAATAATCGTTGTTTATTTCTACATTCTCATATTCTTTTAAATCCAGTACATTATTTAATGTATCTTTATTTAAAATTTTTAAAACACAATTATTCTTATTTTTACCATTTGTTATCTTCCTTATAAGATTATTTTTCTTTTTATTATCAATGATTCTATCGTATGAATAATTTAATAAGTAATCATCATAGAAATGTAAAAGATTCATTACAATTAATTCAGCTCCGTATTGTTTTAAAAATTTAAAATCTTCCAACACGATATATTCATCATTCAAAGATTTTACATATTTAATATTATTATCATTTAAAAAATTTTCGAACTTTTCATCCCTATAAAAAGAAATACTAAATGTTGAATATACACAATCTATTTTTTTTACTTTCATACATAGTCATCTCCTTTTATTATAATAACATATTTTTTCTTAAAAGTCAAAAAATAATATTAGAAAAATTAAAAACCTTTGTTTGTATAGGTTTTGTTCGTATCGTTTTTTCTATTTACGTCCATTACTCGATATTTTTTGGACTTATTGTAAAACATTATAATAGCAATTTATATATAAAAATATTTCCAAAAAACCACTTGACAAAATATAAAAAATATAGTATAATATAAACAAGATAAAAAACAATATAAAACTATTACACACATTATAAAAGGAGGTTTTTAATTATGAGATTAAATATTTTTGAAACTAAAGTAGAACAGGTAAAAAATTATATAAATGAAGTGAATAAAGCAATTAAGCCGCTAGGTATGAATATTGCTTGTAAAGTACTAAATAAAACAAAAGTAGTAGTTGTAAAAGATAATAATGAAGATATAACAATTAATTGTGTATCTTTGAGTATTACAACATCTTCTTTGAAGAGTGAAGATTGGAAACTTATAGGAACAATACAACATACTGATAATGGTAATATTGTAACTTGTTTTCAAAAGAATCCATTATCAGAAATTTATAATGTAGCACCTTACATTTGTGATTTCTGTGACGATATTTCTAATAGAAATGTATCTTTCATTATTAAGAATGTTAAGAATGACAAAGAAGAAAAACAGGTATGCTATGATTGTTTAAAAAATTATGCTAAAATAAATAATAAAAAAGCTTTTATAATAATGCAAATATTCAATAAATTGCTAAAATTTGAACATTTCAACAAAGAAGAAATTATCAAAAATCTTAATTATATTGATGTTAAATTAATGCTTAAAATTGTCAACTTTGTGACCAATAAATATGGTTTTGTTAAAGCTAAAGAAAAAAATCCTACAAAAGATATTGTTTTTAATTTTTATAAGCAGATAATAAATAATAATGATTATAAAAAAGATATTGTTACAATAAAGAATAATAATGAAGATATAGTGATAAATCTTAAAGAACAAGAAGAAGCAGTAAATGAAGTTGTTGCTTTTGCAAAAAATAGAGGTAGAATGAATTATCCGATAATGGATAATGATAAAAGTTATTTTTCTAAGCTTACAAGTGTTTGCAGAACTGATATTACTAATGCTGAAAATGTAAAAATCCTTGCATCAACATTTTCTTTCTACAATAAACTTAAAAATCTTAATCCATCGAGTGTCAATAGAGCTTCTACGTATGTAGGAACAATTGGAGATAGGATTGTTGTTGGATTAGTTAAATGTATAATTCTAGCAACTTGGAGAGATATAGGCAATGAAACCATTTATCTATACAAATTTGAGGATAGAGATGGTAATATATATGTTTGGAAAACTTATAAAGTGCTAGACACAAGTAAAGAAATGGTTCTTAAATGCACTGTTAAAGCTCACAATCTATACAAAAAGCAAGAAAAGCAAACAGAAATTACACGTTGTAAACTTATTGCATAACTATCAAAAGTATATTGAAGAATATATTAAAAAATATTTTATATAAAAAAACTTATAATAAATATTTTTACAATAAGCTTTCTAACTAAACTCCTTTATAAATTTCTAGGGGGATGATTTTAAACAATTATCTCCCTAGATTTTCTAATACTATAAAATAATTATATATTATATAATAAAAATATTATATGTTGACTTCTAAGACTTATCAACATTATCAATATAGTTATTAACATTGTATGTTAATATGTGTTAATAACTCTAGTTTTATTCACATAACAATTAGTTTGAAAAATAAAACTATGTGAATTAATGTTGATAATGTTAATAACTAACACACTTATCAACACGTTATTAACATACTTATTCAGCGACATAGTACTGTTTTTAGTCACTTATCAACATTTTTCGACTTCCCCTACTACTATATATTAATTAATAAAAGAATATATATACATGAATTCATGCATGATTAATTCTTCTTTTATTATTAATATTTCTTTTATTATATTTATAATTAATAATATTCTTAGTGAAGTTAGATTAGTATATCTATATAACCTATATATTATATCATATAACTTTAAATTAATCAATAGGGATTTTACTTATGTTGTAATATTAAATATATCCAACTACATAAATCAATCATTACCCATACTTAAAATCAATTATATTACCCTTGTTTACCGTTTTAGTATAACTTTAGATAAATTTTCTATGTTATTATAAATAAATCAATTATAAGCCTAATACAAGCCATTATTCAAGTATAAGAAAAATATTATATAACCATCTGCGATAACAATAACCAAATACAACCTGTATAATATAAATCCTATAATTCTTTTAATTTTATAAAAAATTCTTCGGGTATATAAAATTAAACAATACAGTTGGTGTTACATTATATAAAAATACCTATCGTATAATAAATCGTATTTGCGTTTATTTGCCGTTGAATGATATTTAGATAGACAACTCTACCATATTTCCTTAAAATTGATTCTAAGGGCAATTAAATCGATTTTAAGGCATATCATAAAAACATTAAAGTACAGATAAACAATTATTTAAGACTTTAACCACTTAAAAATAAAAAATTAAAAAAATGATAAAAAAGTACTTGACAAGTGAAATAATATGATGTATAATTATCTTGTTTTTAAGTAAACATTTCAATAAGATTTCTGAAAAATATATTTTTTTGGAGTTTACTTTCTCTTTTCTAAAAGGGCATTATATAAAAACATTTTTAGTGATGCCCTTTATTAAAGATTAAAATACAGCTGTAAAAAGATATATGGTAAAACATTTAAAGATTTTTTAAAGATTAATAAAATTAAAGAGACATATATATAAAAACATATTTGTAACATTAAAATTCATTTTATTGAAAATTGTTTTACTTGAAAATAATAAAAATACTAATAAAAAACTGGAGCGGAATAACTTATAAAATAATTTAATGATTATTATACAGAATGTTTTATGATTATTCGAAACATTTCATAAGTGTTATGTAAAATAATTATAAATTATTTGTGGAGAGTAGTTTTTGATGAAAATATTAGGGTTCTTAAAGATACTTTTTGTGAGAAGGTATTTTGAATAAAAGTTTCATTAAAAAAACGTATTTTAAAAAACACATTTTTACAAATCGTATACAGATAATATTTGTATATACTAAGACTTTTTAAAAATGCAGCTCCGATATTTTTTGGATAAATTCTTTTGGATGATTATATATTGTGTGTATACCTCTATATTGAAAAACATTCAAAAAAGATATTTAAAAAATTATTAGTATTAAAAGGAATTTTGCAATAAGAAAAGAACAGGGAATTTATTCTCTGTTCTTTTTTGTTAGTAAAAAATATAAATTATTTATAATATAAAATCTGATTTAATGGTTTCAATCTTAAAAGAAAAGAACTAGCATTATTATCTTTTTCAAAATAAATACAACTATCAATCCCCAATTCTTTAAGGATATTAATAGTAGTTTGTTTATTTACAATTAAATTACCTAACAAATCAGAAAATTCATCATTAGATAAATGTGTATGCCCTAATTCTTTATTAAAACTTACACCATACAATCTTAAAACAAATCTTATATTATCTAAATTAAAAGTTTGTGAATAAAATTTTATTTCTCCACCATACATACTTATATATAACAATAAATAATCTTCCGTACTACCTATTTTTAACAAACTATTATGAGTTACTATTTTCTGTAAATCAGAAAAACTAATAATAGTATTATCTTCTTTGTTTATTAAAACCATTTATAATCATCTCGCTTTTATATAATTATAGCTCACACAACTTTTATCCCTTGTATCATCATACTGTGACAAATCTTTTAATAGATTATTGATTTTTAATAAATCTCCCTTACAAAGATAAGAGATTACTTTAAAAGTTTCATTAGGAAAATAACAATCCCAGTTCCAATTGGAATAAATAAAATTTTCCAATTTTTCTTTTAACAATCTTTCAGTAGTAGGTAATTCAATAAAACTTGTATAACCATTGTTCAAATTTGTCAATTCAATATTATAACTTAAATTCATAACGTATTTTATTCTCCTTTTACTTTTGTAGAAATATCTTTTTAGAAAATTCTTTTTTAAATTATCTTTTTAAAAAATTTTTTAATACACTTTCCATACACCGTCTGGTCTCATTTTTGCAATAGTTAATAACTGATTTAATGCTCTTTTAGCATTACCTTCGGTAGGTTTCCAATAATCATTATCTGTATTATCAGATAAGTTACTTATAGCCCTATTTAACAAAGGAATGGTTTCTAATGCAGTTTTACCATCAAAGATTTCAGCGTAACTTTTTTCTTGCGGATTATCAAACATAGCAGGATTAATAACCTTTGAATAATTATAAGTTACGTTTAAATGCAATTGATTAGTACCATCGGGGCAATAAGTACCACCAAACATAAAATGCGGCGTATCAATTGTTAATACTTCTTCCGACACTGAATCACATAAATAAAAATCCCAACTCATAACAAAAATCCTCCTTTAATAAAACCATATTTATAGTGTAATTTTATCTGTTGTTTATTAATACAATTTTTCCTACACTTTCCCTGTTGAAAAATATAGGTGTGTTATCAGATTTAGAGTGTACCCTAACAAATGAACTTCCTGTTTTCTTAACAACAGAAGAACATAATGATTCCCTTTCAGCATTTAATTTTTCCTCTGTATTATGAAATGTAACAGTGTTTTCAATCATAAAAATACCTCCATTACTATAATTGGCTCATATAAATTTTATATTAATTTCATTTTAGCATTAGCAAAATACTTTGTCAAGCACTAATATTATTTTAACCATATAATATTGAAAATAATGAAATTATTCTTACTATTAATATTATACTACAAAATTTATTTATTGTCAACAATGTTAGTTATTATTTCATTAGAATAAAAAGGTAATATAAAGAAATTTTTCATAAAGAAGTTTTTTCTATATTACCTTTTTTATATTTTTAAAAATTATTCAACTTTTGTTTTAGTCTTTTTAGACTTCTTTTTTGTTGACTTTTCTTTGACAACCTTTTCACCATTTGCATATACAATATTAGTTGATAATGCAATATTCCTCGCTGCGTTTAAATCAGCATTTATTTTAGTACCACAAGCCTTACATTCAAAATTTTTACCATTTCTTTGACCTTCTTCCCAGTGTCCGCAAGAAGAACAAATCTGTGAGGTATGATATGGATTTACTTTTCTTAATTCAATACCATATTTAGCTGCCTTATATTCAATCTGCGTTTGCAATTGATAATAAGACCAATTTCTTAAAACAAAATCATTAGTATTATAACCTTCCAAATTTTCAACATTGATATATTTAGCTTTATTTCTTAAAGCAAAATCAACAACTCGTTTACTTATCATATGATTATAAGTGTTTACATAATTTCTTTCTTTTTTGTTAAAAACTTCCAATGCTTTAAGTTTTTTATTTCTTCCGTGACCTCCTTTAGAGTTTTTCAAATTTCTTTGAAAACGTCTTTTTTGTTTTTGCAGTTGTGTTCTAACCTTTAAAAAATCCTCTTTATCTCCTAAAGGCTTGTTTGCAACGGTATTATTTGTTGCACAATAAGCAGGTATATTAATTCCCAAATCAACACCTACAACTGTATTCTCATCAAGTTCCACAAATGATTTAGGTATTTCCAAAGATAGATTAAGAATAATTTTATTACCATCTATTCCAATACTACTGCCTTTTATTTGATATATTTTATCAATCATAACCTTTTGCAGAATACTTCTTAATTCAAATGACTTCTTAAAATTCTTTCCGTTGTCTAAAATAACCTTAAATTTAATTTTATGAACCCATTCCATTCTAAGAGATAAATCTTTCTTATACAAATGATTTAAAAATTCTTCATCGTTTTCATAATCGTGTTTGAATTTAATATCCCTTCCCCTTGTTAAAAGTGGAACATCTGATTTGTAATTATTTATACTTCTTTCACCATATCTCAATCCATTATTTAATGCAGTTTTAAAATCTTGCTGAACTTTTTTATGCAATTGTGATTGAGAATCTACACCTGTTGCAAATGTAATATCTGCCGATGTATATAAAGAGTCATAATAAGATTTTTGAAAAAGTTCCTTTTTCTCTTTTTTATAATCAGCATTATTCTCATTACAATTATATTTATAATATAAAGTCATAAGTTGGCTCATCATAAGATTTAAAGCATTATTTTGGGCTTTTTGACCATCTCTTATAAATTTATATGCTTTATTAACTTCTTCTTCGTCACCAATAGGATAAAGTGCAATCTTCCTACAAATAATCATAGTTTTACTTATATTTTTTTCTTCTTTATTGTTTTCCATTATAAATCCTCCATATATTCTTTAGGTATTTTTTAATAAAAATCTTTTAATAACATCTTTTTGTAACAATATTTCTTTTTTTTAACATTGTATTTTTATTCGGCTTTTATCCAATAATTACCTATTTTACCTTTTGAACAATCCCAAGTATCATATACCTTATTGTCCTTAATACAAGTTATGTGATGAGTACCAATTTTTGCAATACAAATTCCTTTAAATTGCTTGCAAAATTCTTCACCAGTATATTTTGTATTATCATATTTCTTCGGCTGCTTCATTTTAACCCAACCTATTTTTTCCATATATTTCTCAATGCCTTTTTTATCATTTAAACAATAACCAGTTTCAAGCATTGTTTGTACCATTTCCATTACAACATCATTATAATTTTTCCCAGTTGCTAATGAAATAGCTCTAAAAACACAATCGCCAGTTATTCTATTTTTAGGGTTAGCATTGTAATAAGTAAATGTATCTGTATCATTAACTATTCTTTTCATTATTCATTCCACCTTTCATTATTGAAAAAATTTTTTCTTTGAATATTCACAATGAGTGCAATCGTCACTCAAACAATAATTACAAGGTGTATCTTGTTTACTTGTTATTTCATCAATCTTCTTGTTATAATTAAAGAAGTTATCTTCATAATAACTGTTTGAATAATCCTTTTCATAATAACCTTCTTCGTAATAATCTTCCATTTCATTATCAGTGTAAATATTGTACATATAAATACCTCCTTTAGTATTGTGTGTTTTAATTTAATTATATTATACTACACTTTTTATGATTTGTCAAGCGTTTTTCGAAAAAATATTGTCTTATTTAGAACTTATAATTTTATAGTTTATACATTATTATTCATCAATATTCATTATTTTATTCATTTTATCCCGTATATAAAAAGTTTTTTATACATTTTTCTTATAATTTATTCATTTATAAAAATGAATTATACAGAATTATTTTTGAATATTAAGTATAAAATATTAAAGATAATTATTGTTAATAAGACGTTGTATTCTTATAAAAATATTTAAGGATAAATAATTAAAAGTATTTTGCTAAAGAAGTATTAAAAATTTATAAATGAATAATGAATATGAATAATTAAAAAATATACATAATATTATACATTTTGAAAAAATGAATTAAAGAAATAACATTAATTGCAATGTTTTTAAAATTTTGATAAAAAGACCATTGACAAATAATATATAATATGTTATTATAATGTTGTAAAGTTTTTTAGATAACAACCTATATGTTTTTTACTACAAAAACAGGGTTAAAAGATTTATTATTTTTAGTGAGGGTATAAACTCATTTCATATATTGTTGCAAATATACAATAAAACTTCAAGACTTACGCTATAAATAATAATCTTTTTTGTAGTATGCAAAAATTATATTATAAAAAGAATAATACTATCTAATACGTTATAATAATATGTTGAATAATAACGGCATTTACAACTATAATACCTTTATATGAAATGTTACTTTTGTTAATACACCAACAATGATATACTTACATATCACAAACAACACCAATACAATTATTCTTTTTATAAAGGATTATCAATTAAAAACTTTATAATAAAAAAAGAAGTAGGCATATTAACTGCCTACTCTTTTTTTTTGAACCTACATATTTGAACCTACATTTTAAAAAACCTACCTGTTAAAATCTACTTATTATCTTTTCAATTTCTTTTATTGTGGCTTCATTTCTTTCCTTGAAATCGATTCTTATACAATGTGAATATACAAGAGTTTCATTATTATCATTAACTTCAACCTCAATCCTACCCTCTGTTGTAATTTCTCCATTCTTCAATTTTTTATTGATATTAGCTCTCTGATTAAAGTATTCAGCAACCAGTGAATTATATTGTTCATCTTCTTTAACGAACAATTCACCGTCATAACTTCCAAACTCTCTATACAAAAAGCTATACTTGTTTTCATCCGTTTTTCTTTCAATATATGTGATAAAATAAACATTGATACAATTGTTTTCCCAGTTACTTACGTGAATGTATTCACAGGAATTATCAATCTTATTCTTATACTTATTGAATAGTACTTCTATTCGTTTGTTAAATTCCTTTCTACTTATGCTGCCACTAATAGTTGCAATCTTTTCGCTTTGCTTTTCAATTCTTGAATTAGCACGGTTTAATTTCTTTTGTAATTCTGTTATTTCTTTTTCCAATTTATACTTAATTTGATACTCTGATTTAATTTTTTCAAATTGTTCTCTTATCTTTGGTTCAAGTCTTACAGTAGTGGCGGTATATTCATTTGAATAAATCTTGTGAATATCACCATCAATACCAATAAATTTCATTGTATTAATATCTTCTACGTTTATAAGCATACCAATAAAATTCTTATCGTTTTTTGTTACACGTCTTATATCATAAAGTTTTACATTTTCCATAATTATTTATCCTCCTTATATTTATGCAATACATTCAACATTGATGGGTAGGCTTTAAACGATTTATATTAAGAAGTTTTTTGTCATTGAACCATATTGTTCCCTTAATATCTTCGTCCACAAGAAGATTATTATAGAACCATTTGCAATATGTTGGAATATCATATTTAAGCGTGGTACGGGTTATATAAATCATTTTTTTACTTGTCACATTTCTACCAAAAAGATAATAGTTGTCTTTATTCTGTATAAGGTATAAATAATCAATTTTGTCTGCATTTTTTCATAGTTAGCATCTCCTTTTAAAATATTATTTTTTATGTGTATGTGTGTTAGTCAAGCTCTACTTCTTAACTTACTTGTATTATACCATACTTTTTATTGTTTGTCAATACTTTTTTAAAAATTGTAAAAATTTTAAAAATAAAAAAGGGCGAATTTAATCACCCTTAATTTTAATGTTTAGGACAGTACCTACTAATCACCATATCTACTACATCGTGTTGAATACTTCTTACAATAATTCTTGAAATTTCTTTTTCTGTCAAAGTTTCCAAATTTTCTTTGTTGCTATCTATAAGGTCTTCTATTGCCTTATTTAACTCATAAAATTCTCTCATAAAATAACAATTCTTACAATGACTACAAGTAGATTCATCTCTTGTAATATCATCCGTCAGATTATAAAAATATGTTGCATAATCTGTTGTTATCAAATCCAACAGTATTTTTGTGACGATAGAGTATACTTCAATATCATCTTTAGAGGGGAGACACTTAAAAAACTTTTCAGCTAAAAAGCACTTTTCATCAGATATAAATATATACTTCAATTCCCAGAAAAATTTTTCAAATATCCTTTTCAAGGAATGCTCAAATGAAATAGAAATACACCATTCTTTTCTTGAATCATATTCATTATAATTCCTTATGCTTTCAGATAAACTATTTTTCATAATAAAATCCTCCTTTAAAATAATTATTAGAAATATTTTTTAATAATAGTTATGTGTGAAATTGGTTAGGTTTTGTTTCCTCTTAACTTACTTGTATTATACCATACTTTTTATTGTTTGTCAATACTTTTTTAAAAATTTTTTTATAAATAATTTCCGCTTATACAAAAACTGGAGCGGATTGTTAAAAAAATAACAATTAAATATTTGTCTAATAAAAAAAGGAATAGTAAAAACTATCCCTTAAAACATTATTAAAATTATTATCTTTTAATTTAACATACCTTTTAATTCATTAACAGTAATTGACTTTAATTCATATTCTTTTCTTAATTCTTCTAGTTCCTTACTTTTTTCTTCTTTATATTGTATTATCATTTGTTGTTTTATTGTTTTCATTATATTATCCCAGTTTTTATAAATTTCCATAATATTTTTTTCACTATTCCAATGGTTTATATCCGCACCATCATAAATTGGTAGTCTAACGTCACTATAACTATTCTTTTGTATTCCTTGTATTTCTGCCGTATTAAAATTTTTTCTTAAACATATTCCTATTTTTATTGCACCGTCAATTACAGTATATTTAAAATCAGTATCAAAAACATTTTTATTGAGTTTTAATTCTTTATATATATCATTTAAGTCTATCAAACCATTCTTTATTTCTTTAAGCATAGTAGTATAATAATTTTCTTCTTCATATTTTAACGCAGCAATATTTGATTTTTCTTCTTCTATCTGTTTTTCAAAGTTTTCTTTTATTTTTACTATATCAGCAATAGTAATATTTTCAAAACTTTCCATAATAAATCCTCCTTTAAGTATTTTTATTATTATATTATAAATTTTATCATTTTGCAATACTTTTATAAGAAAAAAGGATAGCCAGTTGACTATCCTTTCACTTTGTCATTCACATATCATTTTTTTCAACTCTTCAAGAGTTGCCTTTCCGCTTTCATACTGTCTTTGTATTTTTTCAAGCTTTTCATTTTGCATTCTTATATACTCATCTGCAAACATTTGTTTAATAGTTGGCACTACTTCATTCCATACTCCATAAACTTTAGAGATATTGCTTTTTCTGCTAAAACCTTCAACATCAAAGCTACTATAAATAGAAGTTCTGTTACCCTTATCTACATTTATTCCACCGAGTATAGCTGCTTTTTTATCAGCATCACAAGCAATTTCAACTTTAATAGCAGACGTTTGGTCTACTGGACTTGTATAGTCAAATGAAATTCCACTATCATACATACGCTTTTCAAGTTTAAGCGTTTTGTATATATCATTAAGTTCGACTAAATCCTTCTTAATCTTTTCAAGCATAATATTGTAAATATTATCTCTTTCAGTTTTAATAGCAACAACCTTTGCTTGTTCTTCCATAACAGATACCTCAATTTCATTTCTTCTTTCTAATACTTCCTCAATAGTTATTTTGTTAAATTTCTTCATAATAAAAATCTCCCTTCAAAATTAAAAATATTTTATTTGTTATTGTTAAGTGTGTGTATCTCTTAACTTATTTATATTATACTACACTTTTTGTTATTTGTCAAGTGCTTTTTTAAAAATTTTTTTAAATTATTTTTTAATTATTGGTAATAAAAAAGGGATAGCATTTACTATCCCTTCTTTGAATTTTTAACATATTAACACTCAAAAAGTAATCTTTAAAAATCAATCTTCTAAAAATCAATCTTCTAAGTTATATTCTTGCTTTTGAATTTTCAACTTCCACTGCTAGTTCAACAGGTTTTATTTTAATTTATTTATAATACTTTATTTTTTGGAAAACATTCTATTTTCCAGTATTTTCATTATTCCTACGCTTTTTATTCTTTGTCAATTATTAAAGTAGACTTTATAAAAAAGAATAAACAACTTTTAATTGTCATTCAATATCTTTTTTATTGTTTTTAAATATTTCTTTTTATCTTTATATTCTTTTTGTCGCAGATAATATTCATTTTTAATTTTATTCAAATTACTTCTTTTATATTTAATATAATCTTTTGTAATTTGTCTAGTTACATTCTTTAATATATCATCCAATATTTTATAAATACTATTAATATCAACTTCATTATCCCATAAATTAAAAATACCATATAATTTATCGTATAAAGTAATTTTCTCTTTATGCCCATCGTCAATTACAAAAAATAATCCAATATCTGCATATTCTTTTTTAGCATCACAATGTATTACAAGTTTTCTATAATTACTATAAAGATATTTGGTAGGATATTTTATTTTTAAATTAGTTATATAAATGTTGTCAGCATTAAAAAATCTTTTATATATATCATTGATTTCAATTAAAACTTTTCTTATTCTTTCACGTTTAATAAGGATAATATCCGTATTTAATTTAACCGTATTTATTTCTTTATCAATTCTACTTATTTTATCTATTTCATTATTAATTTGATTTTTAATATTTTTTTCTGTCTTATTGATTTTTTAATTATATTCCTTATACTTTTCATAAAAATCCTCCTTTGTTTTTTATTATACTACATTTAAAATTAAACTTAAATAGAGATTTGATTGTTTTTTGCTATTGTTTATATTATTAAAAGATAATTACAAGTTCTCAATCATAAACAACACTTAATTTAAATAAAAACACCCGTATGATTGTTTATTTTACATTCTAAGACGTTGTTTTATATTTTATATATAATTCTGCCGTAACAAATTAAACTGTAAAAATAAGCAATATAACGCTTTATATAATGAAAAGCTTAATCAGATTATTAAACATTTAAGAGTTCTTTTTTAGATGTTGTTTTTTAAATATTGGTTTTAATAATCATAGAATAATCAATCTGTTAAGTTTTTTAACAACAAAAGGGTAGAAAAATCTACCCTTATAAATAATCACCTTTTTAAACCCACTTTTTAAAATCACCTTTCAAATATAATATTTTTTCTATATGTGATTTCTACAATATCTTTTGATGTTAAAGGTTTTTTATCTGAATGGGTTGGACGTTTTGCATCAAGCTTTTCTAACATTCTTGCACCGTCCGCAGAATTGCAAAACTCATAATCAGAAAAATAATAATTATTATTACAACCTTCTATAGCATACAATAAATTATTAGGTGTAATCTTTATAGTTTGTTTTACTCCATTCAATTCAAATGTAACATTGAGAGTTTTTGCCGTATCTTTTATTTCAGCTATTGCATTAGTCATTTCAAGTTCCCATTGTTCTGCTGCCGTACCATTATTGATTTCTTCTTCAATAAAAACATTCATAGCTTTAAAAGCACTTATATTATTTTCATTTCTTTTTAAAATTTCATTAAATACCTTTTCAATACTTCTATAACTGCAAATATCAGCAAAAATATCAAAGTCCGTAATTATAAAAAGATTATCTGCATACTCTTTGATTTTATCTTCAATAGATATATTATTTATTAAATATCTTCTTGCTGAATATTTATATTGTTTTATTTTGTTTTCATCAGTAATTGTTACCGCAGTTGTTTTTTTATAAATATTATTAAAAGCTTTTCTAAATAAATCTTTTTTCATTTCATATACAGTTTCTTTTTCAATTACATTCTGTGGTAATTCTTCATTATTCCCGATTTTAAAGAAGTAACTGTTTACAATATAAAACATTTCATTGGCATATACTGCAATAAGATTTGATTCATCAATAGTAAGATGTGAACCGCCGATAACTCCTTGTATTGCCTGTTTTTCAGAATAATAATATTTTGCATAAATATATATGGCATTGTAAACTTTATCAGTAGTAATATGATAGAAACCGTCTTTATAAGTAAAATCAAAACTTGTATTACCATCTGTAATATTCTTTTTAATAATTTCAAATAATTCAGTTTTCATAAATAAATCCTCCTTAAAGATAATTAGTAAAAATTTGTGTGTATTAGATTTAAAAACTATTATTTTTTATCTTGTTTATATTATACTATACTTTTTATCTTTTGTCAAGTATTTTTTGAAATTTTTATTATTTTATAAAACTTTATAAAAAGCGTTTAAATGGCTCATATTTAGTCTTTAACATTTTAATGAATTTTTCTTCTACTTCATTGTTAAAACTCAAATAACGGCAAATAGAATAGAAATAATCATTGTAATAATCGCAATGTTGATTTTATCTAATATTTTATTAAAAAAGGGTGGAAAAATCCACCCATATTTTTAATAGTATAATTTAACGGCACAAATCATAAAGCATTTCTTCATTAAGTTCTACGTCTATAACATAAACTGTTGAATAATCTTCATAAAAATCTTCATTTGCATTATTGTAATGTATTGTTTTTTCAGTTTCATCAACTTCTACAATTTGTGGTGTATAGTTGCCTATTTCCTGTTCCTGTTCTACAGTATCTTCAATCCATTTGTTCATTGCCTTAATAGCCTCTTCCTCCGTTAAAAATGCCTTTGTAAGTTTATCTGCATCAAAACTGTGAATAACTGTCATAATATAAATTCTTTTCATAATAAAATCCTCCTTAAAAATAATCATTTAAAATAACTGTGTGTGATTGTTAAGTTTGTTTTTCTTAACTTATTTATATTATATCACATTTTTTACTATTTGTCAAGTGTTTTTTTAAAAAAAGTAAAAATCTTTTTTATAAATTACTAATTATCTTTTCAATCTGTTTAAGTATCTTTATATTACATTCTTTATAATCAATCGTTATAAGATGAGTATATGTTAAATCATAATACAGAAAACTAAGAAAACCAGTAGTTTCTATTTTAATGTTTTTTAAATTCTTATTAAGATTTGTTCTTTCATTTTTTAATTTCTTAACCATTGATATATAATCTTTATGCTGCGTGTCTATATATGCCCTTGACAATTTGTTATATTTAAAAAAACTATAATTTCTTTCATCAAAATTCTTTTCAATATATGTATTAAATGACATACTTATTGAATTTTCTTTACGATAGTCTATCATCAAAACATAGTCACAATCTTTATCAATTTTATCTTTATATTCACGAAAAATACGATTTATTTCACTTTCAAATTTTTCTTTACTTATTGTATCTATTTTATTTGTCATAATAAAACTCTCCTTTCAATTTTTTAAAATTAGTGTTGTGTGTGAATTAAATATTTATTTCCTTTAACTTATTTATATTATACTACATATTTTGTGATTTGTCAATAGTTTTTTAATATTTTTAATAATTACTTATATCTTTGTATCCGATTGTATTTTCCATTATATTAAGTCTTTTATAAACAACAAAGAAATATTCAGTAAAATAAATTAAAGCGTTATACGAGCTTATTAACGTGCTTATATTAAGAATTAAATATATGTTGATATATAGAAAAAACCAATACATACAAAAATAAAACATATAGAAATGAAATACATAGAAAAGAAATATATAAAAAGGTATTATATAAAAAATAATTGCATAACAAGTATATTTTGTTATCCGACTTAAAAATTATTGTTAAAAAAATCAGCTGCATAAAAACATCCATATAGGAAAAATTTATAATATATAAAAATAAAATAGTTTCCGCTCGAGCGAAATAATAAAAAACTGGAGCGATTGTTAATTTTTTAACAAACAATATTTAACTATTTTGGAATCAAAATTATATAAATAAAAACATAAGTCCTTTATTTTAAAGGGTTTTTAAGAAGTTTTATTTGTTATTTATTTAACAATAATATAGTAATCAGAAATTAAACTCATAATAAAAAGAATAATATTGTTAATAAAATAACAAGTAAATAGAAAAATAAAAAGGACGGTTATTTTTAACCGTCCTTTTGTTTATCAAATTGCTACATCTGTATATTTATCGTTGATTACAAGTGTATTTCCATCACAATCAACCTCATAGGTTATTGTGTTATCCTTTGACTTCTTTTCAACCGCATTGTTAAACAATGTGTTGTTGAGGATTGCCATTGCTTTACTTGTGTTGAGGTTTACTCTTGCATTGGCTACCTTTACACCTGTTCTTTTCACAAGGTTTTTGAGGTACTCCCTCTTTTCGTTTATATCCATATTTGCAAGGATATCATTCTGTTTGTCAAGTTCATTATTAATAGCTGTATCAAAAGCATTCAACTTTTTGCCACTCTCAATTTTTTTAAGTGTTGCATTGATTGAAGGTACTGTTTTAAGACCTTTGATATAGACTTCAATTTCTCTTGTCTGTCTTGCACCATTGATTTCCTTTTCGTTGTCGATACCCTCATACACGTTATCTGAAGTAACACCATACTGTTTAAGTACCTCAATTTGCTCTTCGGTATACTTGTTTGCATACGGGTTAGGAAAATAAGTGTTATTAAGATACTTTGCGACTTTATTCTTAATACTTGCGTTATTAAGAACTTCAAGCATATCAACAAACTTTTTGTTATCAACAGCCGTATCGTCCGTAATAGGTCTGTTCAACAAATTGACAGTTGCTCTAACCTCATTTTCAGAATACTTTTTGATGTTTTCTAAGAAGTCCATATTATCAACAAATTTCTTAGGTACGATAACTTCCATAGTAGGAATGTTTACTGTGCCATTTACCACATAGGACTGATTTCTGTAAATGTGGCATCTGATTGTTTTATCCAAACCAACAGCTTTTGCTGTTTTTGGGTTCAACTGAACCTCTCCATAGATTTTATTTCTTATTGAAAAATTCAATTCCATACCGCTAGTAACGATATTGTTGGCAAGTGATGTAATAATAGTTTCTTTATCTGCCTTAAACATATTAAAATTGTCATTAACCTTAGCTGTGATACGCTTGTAGTCATTTGCGTAAACTACCTTTGCATTATTACTTGCAAGTGTGTTTATTACTGTAACGATTGATTTTGTCATATTGATTTCCTCCTTAATAGTGAATAATTATTTGTGTGTTTGTTAAGTATTCATTTCTCTTAACTTGTTATTATTATACTACATTTTTTATAATTTGTCAAGTGTTTTTTTGAATTTTTTTAAAAAATTTTATTTATATTTTTAATATGAAAAATTGATTATATACTTGTAAAATTGATTACGCAGCATTTCAATAAATCATTCGATAAATAACACTTCGATAAATAACACATTAAATAATTAAAAAAAGGCATATAAGGGTATTTAACAGCTTTATGACGTGTGGTACAATTGTGGTACGATTGTGGAATAATTATGGTACGGTTATTTTTAATAAATAGTTTTTTCAATAATAAAAAAAGGGTGATTTATTCACCCTTTAATTTTTATCTTTCAAACAAAACTTTTTTGCCATAAGTAATTTTTATAATGTTTTCTACTGTCAATGGAATCTTCTCATATTTATTAGTGTCTGTGTTATATCTACCGCCAGCATTTAATTTGTGGAGAAGTTCTTTTCCTTTAGCACCATTGCAAAAACTATAATCACTAAATGTAGACTTATAAAAGATATAATCAATTAATCTTGTTATTTCTACTTTTTCTGTTCCTGTTATTTCATTTAATTCAAACGTAACATTTACAGTTTTTGCTATATCTTTAATTTCATTTAAAGGTTTTACAATATCTAACTCCCACGGTTTAACAACTTCATTGTTTACAATTAAATTTTCAACATATGCTACTTTAGATTTTAACAATGCAAGCTTTTCTCTATTTGAATTTACAATATTTTTAATTGTATCTTCCTTAGATGTATAACCAATTACGCATTTTTTAATATCATTATATTCGATTTCATTCATTGTTACATATTCTTTAAGACTATCAAAAACATTAAGATTATAAATTTGATATTTCCTTGCTTTTTCTTTCAAGTTTATTATTTCTTCGGAAAAGTTATTAGTAACTGTGATACTATCATAAAGCTTTTTCATTTCTGTATCATAAATGTTTTTATACTCTTTTATAATTTCTTCCCAAGTTTTTACATTACTAGGTAATGATTCACCATTATCGGGACGAGTTGAAAATACCCATTTACTAACAATAAAATTATTATCCTTTACTAACATAGCAAATTGCATTTTGTCAATTTTCCCTTCAATAAGCATATTGATTGCATCGTCTTTGTCATAACTATAATCGTAATATACATACTTTGCACCATATACTTCTGTTGTGATAACAATATATATCTTTGGTTTTATATATCCATCTTCTTTGATTTCAAATATAAAATTACCTTTATTTTCTTTAATGCCCTGTGCAAACTTTTCAAATAATTCTTTGTTCATATTAAAATCCTCCTTATATATGTGTGATTGAGTATTTGTTTTTCTTAACTTGCTTATATTGTATCACATATTTTACAATTTGTCAAGTATCTTTTTTGAAAAATATAATGTTGTTTAAATACTTATATTTTCAAATATAAGACGTTTTATAAAATAGATAGAGAATTATATGATAAAATTAAAAACGGCTCTATATGAGTCATAAACGCAGCGTTATTAGGTTTTTATAAATAATTTACTGTATTATTCTTAATCAAATATTTTTAAACATAATTATTCACCCGTAATAAAATAATTCATTAAAAAAAGGTAGGATATTTCACCTACCTTTTATTTTTTATGCTTTATGATTTGCTACCTTGTATAATCTTTGGTATGTTAAATATAATGCCTTTACATTTTTAACCCATACTGGCAATATTATATTTTTAGTAATATTATTTGCACTGTAACGAATGCCATCCATAACAATCTTTGAAATTTCTCTATCTGTCAAATTACTGAAAATCTCCTTATTACTATCTATAAGATTTTCAATGTTTTCATTCAACTTACGATATTTATTCATAAAACGACAATTTTCACATTTACTGCAAGTAGATTTATCTCTTGTAGTATCATCAGTTAAATTATAAAAATATGTTGAGTAATCATTTGTTATCAACTCTACCATTTCATTTATTACCGCAGCTAAAAAATTTTCTTCAACAGATTTAATGTTTAAATTTTCAAAAGAAGATTTCTTAGTAATTGCATTGTTTGGATTTGTAAAACAATCTGTCGCACTATAAATGCGATTAAACATTTTGACACTTAAAAAGCAATTATCATTTATAAATGACTTGAAAAAATCTTCAAATATCCCTTCCAATTCAATGTTGAATACAGTTAAATCAACATTATTCTTTTTTTCATACTCATAAACCTTCTTAACATTTTCAAATAAATTAGTTTTCATAATAAAATCCTCCTTATATATGTGTGTAATTAAGTATTTGTTTTTCTTAACTTGGTTATATTATACCATATATTTTATTATTTGTCAAGTATTTTTTTAAAAAAATATTTATTATTCGGATGAGTTTATATCTAATGTTAAATAACACTTAAATCGTTTATATCGACTGTATTTGCCATTTAAATATTAGATTAAATGTTTTCCGCACTTTTTATTAAACGTTTAAATAAAGGCAAATGAATGAATTTTACAATATATTTAAACAACATAAAACACTGAATACTTAAAGTTTATTATAATAAAAAAGAGGTAGTATCTACTACCTCTTAATAATTATTATCTACTCTTATAAAGACCAGACATAGACTTATAAAATTTATCTGATATAATCGGTAATCTTGCATCTCTTACAATTTCTGTTGTATTATCCATATAAAAAATTTTACCTACTTTGTTACCATTAATATCCATAGCTGCGTACCATTTTTTTACTTGTTTTCCATTCCATTCTGTCATATCAATAACCTCCTTGAAATAATTATCCTCTTATATTTTTTTTAGTGAGAAAAATCATCCTCTACAAAATCAATTCCGTCATAGTTTTCGTAAATAACTTCGTTAGGAATATCTAACGCACATTCATACTCATTGTCTTGTGAGTAAAAATAACTCCATTTTAAAGTTTCAAGTTGATTGTTGTTTAATTCTCGTACTGACATTTTAAAAACCTCCTTAAAAATAATTGTTAAAAATGTTGTTTAGAAATAGTTGTGTGTGTTTACTAAGATTATGTATTTCTTAGCTTGTTATTATTATACTACACTTTTTATGTTTTGTCAAGTGTTTTTTTGAAAAAATATTGTACTGCGACAAAAAATATTATTCTTTATATATAAAAAATAAAGGGTGGAAATTCCACCCTCTTTAACATCACCTACCTAACTTTATATTTAAAAAGTATAATCAATCGAAAAGTGCATATATCCTTTTAATATCTTCACTGGGAATTGGTCTATATAACCAACCTGTGCCATATTTATAAGGCTTTCCTTCGTATTCAACCTCATAAAGATTTATAGACTTTAAATATTCAACGACCTTAGTATAATCATAATCTTTCAATACACCAGTATCAATAGCATTATGTATTGCTTCTTCCTGTTCGATTGTGCCTGCGTGCATATCGTTTAAGTGATATTTTCTCCACAAGTTAATTATTTCAACTAACTTTTCATTTTCCAATAAATATGGATAATCTTCTGTTACCGTATCAAATGCCTGTCCAGCTATAAACATATCTGTTTTAATATGATTGTATACACCAATAGAAGCTGCAAATACAATACCTTTGTTTTGATTTCTGATTTCTACGTCTGCATAAACAGGGCAATTCTTTACACCAATATTATATCCATCTACCTTGCCTACAAGTATCTTTTTTTCCTTTAATGTTTTCATAATAAAATCCTCCTTAAGAATAATTGTTAAAAATATTTTTTAGAAATATTTTTTAATAATAAGTTGTGTGTGTTTTGTTAATCTTTACTATCTCTTAACTTGTTTATATTATACTACATAATTTTCATTTTGTCAAGAGATTTTTTTTAAATTTTTTTATTTATATTTTTAATACATAAAATTGATTATATTTCACTGTATGTAATATTTTAATAAACCATTCGATAAACACTATATTTAATAATTAAAAAGAAATATAAAGTATTTAACGGTTTTATGTGGGATAATTATTGCACAATTATGTTTCATTTAATAATTTTTCAATAATAAAGAAGGGTGAATAAATCACCCTTTAATTTTTTACTTTTCAAATAATACGTTTTTACCATAAGTAATTTTTACAATGTTTTTAGCTGCCAATCTATAACTTGCATTTAATTTATTCAGCAATTCTCTCCCTTTTGTGAAATTATTAAATTCATAACAAGAAATTTGCTTTTTGTCAACAATACAATCAATAAGGTTATTAATATTTATTTTTTCTGTACCTGTTATCCCATTTAATTCAAATGTAACATTTACTGTCTTTGCAATATCTTTAATTGCAATTAAAGGTCTTACAATATCTAATTCCCATTGCTCAACAACTTCGTTATTGGCAATTAAGTTTTCAATATATGTTGCCTTTGATTTTAACCATACAAGTTCTTTTTCATTTGATTTTACAATATTCTTAATTACTTCTTCTTTTTGTATATAACCAATTTCAGATTTCAATATATCTGTATATGGTAATTTTTTTTCTGTTGTATTGCGTTTCAAAGCATCGAACACATTTAAGTTATAAAATTGAAAATACCTTGCATCGTATTTCATATCTGAAATATTCTCTTCTGAAAAATTAGTATCAACCTCAACAATATCATTATAAAACTTTTTCATTTCCGTTTCATAAAGTGCATCATATTCCTGTCTAACACTTATAAATGTTTTTATGTTATCGGGTAATGCTGTTCTATCTGTAACTTTAAAAATATGTTCATCTATAATGTAATTATCATCTTTTACTAACATTGAAAAATCTCTATTATTAAGATTTCCTTTTACTAATTTTTCAATTAAATATTCTTTGTCATATTCATACTCAGAATAAACATATTTAGCACCTAAGACATTATCCACTATTATAGAATATATTCGTGGGTTGTTTTCCTTTTCTATTTGGATTTCAAACATAAAGTGATTTTTGTTTTCCTTTATTCCTTGTGCAAATTTTTCAAACAATTCGGCATTCCAACCGTATTTTATCATATTACCCATAGATAAATCCTCCTTAAAGATAATTAGTAGTAATTGTGTGTTATTAACAGCATTCATATCTCTTAATTTGTTATCATTATACTATATGTTTTATGTTTTGTCAAGTATTTTTTGAAAAAATAAAAGATATTTTTGGTATTAAAAAGATTGATTTATAAATTATTTGAGAATCATTCAATAATATTCTTTTAAATATGAGCTTTGTAAAAGATTTTAAAAAGTATAATATTAAAAAAAAGATATTGAAAAATATACATTGGAAAAATATTTGTTTTTTCTATATAAAGGATTTTTTATTTCTAGTAATATTAAAAACAATAATATTGTTACGGATGATAAACTATAAAAAATGATATACGATATAATTTATTGATTAAGATATAAAATAATTCTTAGATAATTTGTTGATGTTGATAAATTGTTTTTATATAAAGAACTGCAATGTCTATTTTTATGATTTAATATTTATATATATCTAAAAACTTTATTACCGCATTATATATAAAACATTATGTATCGGATGATTATATTATTAAAAACACTCCTGTATAGGAAAAAATTATGATATATTGAAAATATATAATTTCCGCTCGAGCGGAATAATAAAAACTGGAGCGGTCGTTAATTTTTTAACAAACAATGTTTAACTATTTTGGAATAAAATATATATAAATAAAAATATAAACCTTTATTTTAAAGGGTTTTGAGAGTTTTATATTGTTAAAATAATAACAAACTCTTACTACCTAGATATAATAATATGAATTATACAGATAATATTGTTAAAAAATAAACAAATGATATATATTACAATGTTTATATATTACAACATTTTCTGAAATAAATTTATATACATTATACTACAAACAAAATAGTCTGTCAATAGTCTTTAAATAGCTTTATTTTGGCTTTAAAGACGTTTACATATAAATGGTTAGTATTTCACTGGTAAAATAATTACACGCTTAAATACAGCGAATAAACGCATATACATCGTATATGTTTTAAGTATATGTTTAGAATACTATAAATATATTTTTACACAATAAAAAAGGGTGATTACTCACCCTTATATTTTTTATTCGGCTATCAATTCATAACTATCAATATATGACTTTGGTAAATAAGAATTAGTACCTTCCACGTTCCACCAATATTGCTTAAATTGGCGATTAGGCTGCATCTTGATAACCGTGTATTCATTACCGTTTTTAGTAGTAACTTTAACTTTACCACCAAAGTCAATTTTTTTCAACTCACTTGATTTTGTTGTCTTGCTATTTGCTTTTTCAATACATTTATTTCTCCAATTTAAAGCATATTCATTATCAGTTGGTGATAACAGTTTAAGTATTGACTTTGGGCAATCATACGCATATGGACCTTCAGATTCACCCATTTCCTTATAAGAGAAATTGTAATAGTCATTATTATCAACAGATGTTAAACAAACAACTGCAAATATTTCTTTTTCATTTTCCTTATTGTTAGTACGCTCAACGGCTGCATAATATACACTGCCTATAACACTTGACTTTAATACTTTAAAACTAGGTGAATAACCACCATTATCCCAATAATGCTCATCCTGTGTAAAAAGCTTATCGCATTCAGCTTTTTTATCTACCTTACCATTTTTATAACTTGTTGCGTGTGTTGATGTCCATCCCATAATCTTAATCTCCTTTCAGATTGTTAAAATAATATATTGTGTGTGAGTGTTAAGTATTTCTCTCTTAACTTGTTTATATTATATCATATTTTTTATCGTTTGTCAACTACTTTTTTTAAAATTTTTTAAAAATTTTCTTTTGTTGATACAAAATTATATTTACCGTCATATTGATAAATACTACTAATTCTTCCGTAAAAATTGTATTATTTATTAAAAACATATTATTCATAATCACTATATTCATTATTCTTGTATTCAGAATTGAGGTAATCAACCATATTGGCAATGTTGTCAAGTTCTGAATGACAATCTTTTAAATTCTCAATCCTTTCAATTTCTTTAGCTAACTGTTCTACCGTTAAAGTAACTAATCTTTCCTTTACTGTCATTTTAAAAAAACTCCTTTAAAAATTACTGTATTAGATATATTGTTTTTTATCTTGTTTATATTATATCAAACATTTTATAATTTGTTAAGTATTTTTTTAAAAAAAATCACATAAATATATTTTTTTAAAACACGTCTGCAATGCCCATATTTTGAGTTTTAAGAGTGTTTTATATTTTATAATAGTATTTTGTGTTAAATTATTTATATCGTCTTATACGGGCAATTATAGCCGTTACATTTTAATATATTCTTATTTTAATATTCATTCGCATAGTAAATTGAATAATATTGTATTTTTCTTGTTATGCTGCAAAAAACATCAATTACAGATATTTTTTTACAATAAAAAAGAGTGGTATTAAAACCACCCTTTTTAAAATTATTATCTTTCGAATATAACTTTTTTACCATAAGTAATTTTTATTATATGCTCTGTTGTTAAAATTACATTATCCTTATTGTAATAATATCCTACACCTAATTCATTAAGTGTCTTTTTTGCACTAGCACCATTATAAAAGCAATAAGCATCAAGCTCGGTTCTGTTATTAAGGCAATTAAGTAATCTTGGTATTTCCATCTTTTCTGTCGCAGTAGTGTTGTTTATCTTAAAAGTAACATTTACTGTTTTTGCTGTATCTTTTATTGATGATAAACCGTCTGCAATATCTTTTTCCCAATTTTCAATATTTTCATTATTAGCAATTAAGTTTTCAATATATACAGTTTTAGATTTAATACCTAAAAGCCTTTTTTCATTTTTAGCTATAAGATTTTTAATTGAATTTTCTATCGGGTTATAACCGCAGATATCACTCAAAATATTGTTTTTGGATAATTCAATTTTTTTCTCATAACTCATAATATTATCTAATGGTTTTTTACCATAAATCTGACAGTACCTTGCTTCATTCTTCAATCTTTCGATTGTGGTTTCAGTAAAATCAGATACAGGATTGATATTATCATAGTATTCTTTTACTGCATCATTTAACTGTTCATTGTATTCTGCAATAATATCAGACAACATCTTCACATTGCTAGGCAACTGTTCTCCATTATCGGGATGAGTTGAAAACATATATTCATCAACAATATAGTAATTATCATCCTTTACAATCATTGTAAAGTTATAACTATATGTTTTTCTAAGTCCATTGATAAAGCTTTCAATTGCTTCATCATTAGAATAGAAATATTCAGAATATACATACTTTGCTTTAAAAACTTCCGTAACAGTAACAATATATGTTCGATTTTTAATAAAGAAAATAAAACTATTCTTGTTTTCCTTAATTCCCTGTTCAAATTTCTCAAATAATTCTTTATTCATAATAAAATCCTCCTTAAAGATATTTAATAATTGTGTGTGATTGTTAAGTGTTTATCTCTTAACTTGTTATTATTATACTATACTTTTTTATATTTTGTCAAGTACTTTTTTTGAAAAAATATAACTATTTTTTAAATAGTAATCAACTATATTTTATTTGTATTTTTTATTATATACCCTATTAAAAGACCGAAGGGAATATATAAATATCTTATTTATAGTGTTTATATTGAGCCTGTGGCAGCGTTTAAACATTAAGAAAAAGAATTGTGAATAAAATTTACATTTAAGTTTTATATATATTGTTTTTATACATATTATTTTTTATATATTATCTTAGATGTTTTTACTCATAAGCTCATCTACTGTTACAAAAATGCCTTTTTCCCATCTTACATCTTCGATGAGATTTTCAAGAGTTTTTTCAGATATTGCATCTCCAATTTTAGCACCACTCCTACTAAAACATTGGTAATACTTTTCACCACCTAAATATCCAATAAATCTATACTCATCCATATTATTTTGTTTTAATATCTTGTTACCTTTCATTAAATCAAACATAATTAAATCCTCCTTGTTTTTTTAATATATATCAAGCAATTACCCATCCTATACCGTCAACTTTAGTTTCAATTTTACATTTGTCAAGTACGTTTTTAACATTACTACTAATAGTAGTAGGCTTTTCTTTTTTTACCATTCTGTTATAAATATCTATAAGTTCATAAACATCATTTAATGTTACAAAAACACCTTTTACTTTTTCTCCGTTTATCCAATTTTCAATGTATTTCCTTAATTGTGCCATACTAAAATCCTCCTTATATTGTTTAATAAAGTATGTATATCACTAAGTATCTCTTAGCTTGTTTATATTATACTACATTTTTTACAATTTGTCAAGCACTTTTTTTGAAAATTTTAAAATTATTTGTATTGCTGCGTCATAAAGTATAAAACGCTTTATTTTGCGTTATATAGACGTTTATATTTAGGTAATATATTTTATCAAGCTAATATAAACAAACCTCATACAACGCAAAATACAAGGGATATAACGGCATTTATTCTGTAATAAAAAGCGGACTTATTAAAGTCCGCTTAATTCATTAAAAATTGCTTTTGAATCTGTTTAATCCATTAGTAACAACATTGTTAGTGCCTACTGGCAATATAGGCAATACAAGGAAATTATAATCACCGTCACCAGTAAAATATGTGATTGCCTTTTCATTATTAAAGCTGTATTCAACTTTATTTGTATCAATGTTTGAAATGATATCATACAAGTATGAAGGATTATAGCAAACATAAAACTCACTGTTTATATTTACACTATCCGTTGTTATTTCATCCATACTATCGATTTTACCATTAGTAACAAAAGAATACAATTTGTTATTATCTGCGTGCATAAAAATCGGGTTATCCTTTGGACTTGTAATAATATCACAATCGTATTTAAGTACATTCAAAAAGTCACTTGTATCTATAATTGCTTTTTGTGTGGTGCTTGATATGCCATCAAATAATTTTTTAACATTAAGAAATTCAAGATTGAGTTTACGCTGCGTATATCTAAAACCATTACCACTAACAACAACGCATTTATTACCTTGTGATACTACTACTGTACTTGTATCTTTTTTATCAATGAGTTTTTTAAACATTGCCATATTGTTACTGTTTATAAGTACGTTTGTTTTATTTTCAATTGTAGTGTTATTCATTGTACGGGTTACAGCTTTATAGCCATCGCACGCTTCAACTTGATTTTCTAAGGTATTGAAATTGACACATTCAAGTGCTTTTCGCACACTGTTTTTGTCGGTGAAATTTACAAGTCTTGCCATTGTATCAATGAACCAGTCTGCGGTAGTGGTGAAAATTGTATTCTCATTTTTATCATTTACAAGATGTGAAAAATCAGTAGGTTCATATCCCATAAGAGTTATTTTCTTTTTGCCACAAGTGATATTTACATTTTTATTATCTGTATCATATGCAAAGTAAACATCGCCACTCAATTTTGTGATTGCCTTTATATCCTCATAATCAATTGCAAAACTATCTATATCATAATCATATTTTGCATTAAGATATATTTCAAGCATTTGGTCTGAATGCCCTGTAATCAACTTTAAACCATTGATATCATTTACAAAATTGATATGCTTGTAGTTTTCAAAACCACTCTTTTTATCAATGGCAGTAACAACCTTTTCCATAGCCTTTTTTATTTCCTTTGATGCAACCATAATATTTTTCATAATAAAAATCCTCCTTGTGTTATATATTGTTTTGTTTTGTAAAAATAAATGTGTGTGTGTTTTGTTTTTTATTTATTATCATTATACCACGTTTTTTATAATTTGTCAACTACTTTTTTTATTTTTTTGAGTGTAGGATAGGCTTTTTACAGCTTATCCTTTTTTATTACTCTTTAATGTTATTTATCATTCTAGTTATTGATATTTCCGCTTTACTCTTTAAATAAAGAAAACTTAATTGACTTGTGTATTCTGCCTTTAACTGTTCAATAGTTGAAATTTTCTTTTCCAACATTTCATATTCACACATTAAACCTCTATCATAAAGAGTATCAATCTTTTCCATCATATTTACAAACTTTTCAACACTATATTCCATATTAAAATCCTCCTTTAAAATTGTATGTATATGTGTTTGCTATCTCTTAGCTTGCTTATATTATACTACACTTTTTATAATTTGTCAAGAACTTTTTTGAAAAAATTAAAAATTTTTTATTATTTTAAAATAAAATCCGCTCGAGCGGAAAAACTCGAGCGGTCGTTAATTTTTTAATAAACAATGTTTAACTATTTTAAAATTAAAATTATATGTATAAAAATACAAATCCTTATTTTAAAGGGTTTCAAGATTTTTTAATTGTTATTTGTTTAACAATATTACATAATGTGGATATAAAATATATTACAATACACATAACTATGTTAAAAATTTAACAATATTGTTT